TGCATTTTTAAAAACGACATAGATTTTTCTTGTTTTTAAAAATGATCTTCAAATTTTCCACATTTTCAAAAATACCATTTTCCCATTCCAAATTTTTAAAAACGTTTTCAAATTTTCCACGTTTTTAAAAACGCCTGCAATTTTTCCGTATTTTTAAAAACGGTTTCAAATTTTCCACGTTTTCGAAAACAATCATAAATTTTCCTCATTTTTAAAAATATCCATAAATTTTCCATTCATTATGTTTTTGAAAACGAATGATATTTCTTTTGTGTTTTTAAAAATCATTTTTTAATCTTGCCAACATTCCAGGCAGCACAATTTCCGCGATTTTCCATTATAAGCGAATTGTTTTTAAAAATAACTCGATTTTGATTTTAAATCTTAGATCATTTTTCCAGCAATCAAAAAAACAATGTTTTTAAAAATCTATAAAAATTTCCATACGTTTTTAAAAATCATTTTCTTGGCTGTAAATAATTAACGTTTTTAAAAACCACACAATGAATAATCTTGTTTTTAAAAATGAAAATTATTTGAGTTTTCCGCCCTGGTCGATCTGCACAAAAAAAAGAAGCGGGAATTTTCCCGCTCCAATTTTTTTGATTTTTTCCATTGTTTATTTTTCCGTGTCTACAATATAATCAAAGCGTTCGATTATATCATCTTCTGCATTATTTTCCGGATTATAAATAAAGTATGTAATGATTGTATCACCAGATTTTACACCATCGACACATTTATAACTTATATAATCATAATCCTTGTCTCTGCAATTAATGATTTTTCCGTTGCCCTTCTCGTCAACACATTTTCCGATACATTTTTCTATAATAATATTTCCGTCTCTGTTGTAAAGAATATCTGCACTTAAATCTTCCGAATCAATGACCTGCACCTTGTTGAAATCTTCCAATGTGGTTTTTTCCGTTTTTCCACCGATTAAGGATACCGCAAGAAAAGCAGCTACTATTAATTTTTTCATGATTAAATCCTCCGTAATTGGTAAGTGGTTTTTTTTGATGATTTAACAATACTACTATTTTAAACATTTGTCAATTCTTTTCTGTATTATTTTTTGATTTTTTCGATTTGCCAAATTTTCCCGCTCTTCGATCTTTCCGGCGATCCTGGCCGTTATCAGCAAAATTTCCACATTTTCAAAAACGAATGTAGGAAATTACTGTTTTTAAAAAACCAACGCAAAAACAGATTATTTTTAAAAATTAGTCTGCTGATTTTCAAAAACGGCGTTTTCCCGCTGGATATTTTTAAAAATCATTTTTGCAATTATACGGCATTTTTAAAAATAACTTTTCGATCTTTGACTTTTGCCGTTTTTAAAAACATGCTGGTATTATTTCGCCGTTTTCAAAAACATAAAACCACATGGAAATTTTCAATGTTTTCAAAAACGAACTGCAAAAATTCATTGTTTTTAAAAACATCGCTATTCCATTATCACGTTTTTAAAAATGTGATTTTTTTGTATTCCGTTTTTAAAAACAGAATTTTTTAGCGGGCTGCCTGGACGATCTCAAACAAAAAAAAGATAGGCGAAAAGCCTATCTTTTTCGATTCTTTTCTGTTTTAGTTTTCGATTCCTGCATATTTCTTATAGATTCTAACTAACTTTGTCGCCGTGACTTCCGCTTTGTGTTTTCTATATGCTTTTGCGCTTGTATAACGATTTGTATCATAATCACTGTCATTAAAGTGTTTCACAAAATTTTCGATTATTGCGTTTGTCATGTCTTTACAGCAACGAATTGCATTTGACATCTGCTTTGCATTTTTGAATTTGCAAATCCGCCATTCGATTGTATAATCGTGCTGCAAATTGGCAAAGTTTGTATGATTTTCTGCATCTGTATTTTCATCGATTGGAGTTGCCCAGTAAGCGAACGGTCTACCGAACAGGCGTTCTGTTTCGGCTGGATGTGCTTTCATTTCATTGCTTAATGGAATGAATATGCTATGCACGAAACGTCTAATATAATTGATTGTTTCGCCGTTTATGTATTCCCTATGACCTACATGAAAATGTGTACCACAATTTTCATCTATGGAAATATCGCCGGAATTCATAAGCGCCTCAATCGACGGCATAAATTTGATTGGTGCATTCAGTCCTTCCCAGATCGGGGACTTGAATTCAATGTCAACCGTACTATCGGAAGTAGGAACGAAACCTTTTTCAGCAAGTTCCATGCGCCCTTTAAGGCTTGCGCCCTTTGTATTATTGTTAGTTTCGCCGCAGGTCTCAAGTTCCATTGAATATGTAAAGCCGTTGACCTTCTCTGTTCCCTTCCTAGTGGAATTTTCAGCAAAATAGGAAAGCATACGGTCTGCGCATTCCTGGCAGAAACAAGCGTTTCGCCCGCCCCTATTTTTAAGAGATACAATGACAGTTCCCACATTATTGCACTTTGTGCCGTTTGCATAAGTGAAATTGCATTTGCCGTACTTCATTTTTTTGCCCTCCGTTTTTTGTGGTGTTTTGTTTGGTGTGACTTTACAATAGCACACGTTGTAACGTATGTCAACAACTTTTTGCAATTTTTAAAAACAATTTTTTTTCGCTGCCTTCACTGATCAGAAAATGCATTTTTAAAAACACTATTTTGTTTTTGTAGGTTTTTGAAAACAAGAATTGAATATATTATGTTTTTGAAAACAGTATTATATTGATATATAGTATAATATAAGACCAGGACAGGCAGCCATGTCATATCGATACTGCGTTATCGATAATACTATATCGTTATTTGTTATCGATAATTGGATATCGATATAATGATATTGACTTTTTGCAGAGTACGATTTTTCGGTAGTACGATATCGATATTATGGTATCGATAAGTGGATATCGGTATTTGAGTATCAGATCATGAAACTGGTATATCGGTATTGAGATATCGATAATAGGATATCGATATTATAGTATCAATAAATCGGGAAAAATTAAATCGATATTGCGATATCGATATATCACTGTATTGGCTCGAATTGTTTTCAAAAATAATACGTTTTTAAAAACGTACTTTTATAGTGGCCACTAACAAAAAATTGATGTTTTTGAAAACGTAAAAAGTCAATTTTTAAAAATATTGAAAGTCCGAAAAAAAGACAATTACGGACTTCACCGCATACCGGCTGCCAGATCATGCCAAATCTAGGGAGTTAATACCGACTAACCCAGGCGGGATAGGTTTACGTTTCAGATCGGAAGTTAGTGCCGACTAACTCCAACCCGTGATGATTTTCACTCTCCCAGATTTTAAACCCTTTTAAACCCTTTTCCTTTTCCCACATCCATAAAAAATCAGACTCGCATTGCTCCACAACATATAACCGCCAAAACAAGGGAATTACCGAACGCCAAATTTTCAAATAGCATAACCGCCAAAAATAGCGGGAAAAGGTGCGCAAAAACCGAAGTGGCAGAAAACGGCGAAAAGCGCCAAAATTGCGGTTTCGGTAAAACCACCAAGCGAAGAAACTTAACTAGCGAAAAATGCCTTCGGTAGCCGAAGGTCTAAATCCCGAAAGTTTCACCCTAAATCCGGAAAAATCAAAATTGCCGGAATAACGCCAAAAACGATTAACCGCAAAAAGAGGGAATTTTGCATGACACTAAAAACCAACGGCGGAATCAATACACAAAAGCTGCAAGGTGAATATACCCCTTTATATATTGGCGTACAGCCATTTAGCGCTAAAAAGATTTATGATCGTACTGCCCGAAAATGGCTGTTACGCCAACGAAAACCAACACACGGCGCAAACGGCAGAAAGAAGAATACTTCCTTATGTTGGTTTTCGATGTAGATATAAGAAACATACTTTAAGTATTTTTGTAGTACACAGAATATTATTAGTATTATTGTAATACATAGAATATTATAAGTATTATTGTAATACACTACTTACTTTCAGTAATATTGTAATACGCAGAATATTATAAGTATTATTGTAATAAGATACATACTGAAAGTAATATTGTAATACAAAGAATATTATTAGTATTATTGTAATACACAGAATATTATTATAATAAATATATACAATAATATTGTATATGCTATTAACCAATAATATAGTAGTTACACTACTATATTATTGGCACATAGTTATTCTTTATAGTAATACTATATTATTGTATATATAAGAATAACTATGTGACAATATATATATATTATATTATATATATATTATAATTATGGTGTGCAATCTTTCCACACTTTTCATCCGATTAAATACCAAGAACAGAGAATAACGGCAAAAATTTGTCTGCATCCCTTTTCTCCCTGTGGTTTCCTATCTGCCTGGACACATCCATCATCAATTTAAAACCGCCAAATCCGGTAATAAATTACAGCTTAATCTTTAAACCAATATCGTAAAGAATTGACAAATTTGTTAAAATATGGTATAATACACATGAAGTATTGATAGGTGCAAGGAGTGATCCGATGGATTTTGTCAGAGTGCCAGCCAGCCTAATACACGCTAAACGGTTGAATGAAAAGCGAATACTGATCTACTGCTCTTTGCTATTGACTACTTACGGCGAAAAGGTATGCAGCGTCCGTGAACTTACTTCATCGTGTGGTTTCTCTTTAGACCGGCACGAATGCGGAGCAATGCGCCAGGTTATACAAATCATCAGCGATCTTTCAGACGAATGGATCACAACAGAATGGACAGACCGCCAAATATTCAGTTATCGAATAAAGCCGTTCCGCTACTACGGCATCATTCACCGCACTGAATACGAAGCGATACTTGACCGTCAAAGAAATCTTAAACACGCACGCAGACGGTTAAACCACTCTTCTATCCTGTTGGTTCTTTCTTACATTAGGTCGCACATGGACAGCCGAACGGAACAACCACATACATATTACGCAGCGCTGAAAACTATTTCAGCGGAAACCGGATTATCCGTTCGTTGTGTATCGAGCGCAATTACCGAACTTGAAAATATGAAGATTTTGCGTGTTGAAGAGTTACCGCACTTCAAAGACGAAAACAATCAGTGGCATACCGCCGTAAGGATTTTCGCAAACTATTATACTTTTAGTCATGGCTTTAAACGGCCAAACAAATGGAAACTTGAAATTGAACGAACGATTAACAATATAAAGTCTACAGCCAATAAATCGACAGGAGGATAGCATAATTGCTTAATGTTAAGACTTGAAGACTTATTTGTGCTAAAGACAGGTCAGCCAAAGCAGATGGATGATTGCCAGTGGCAAATCTGTTTTCGCACAATGAAACAATTTAATTACAAAACGCCATTGCAGAAATATATGCCACGCTATCTTCCCGATGTTGGTTCAGATGGCTATGCGGAATTTCTAAACAGCGTTTTGTTTAATCTTAGAGAAGGAGAGATTGACTACTGTACAAAACTTTACCACATAACGGATTTACTTAAACTTGAAGGAAACGATCTTCAATCAGAATATCTACCAGAAGAGAAGTGCTTTAAAGTATGGTTGGAGGTTAGTTAATGCAGCAAAAAAGCAGTTTAAAGATGATCTTCAAAATCCATAGTAAGGATTTGCGAAAAGCGAATTGGAATTTCAATCGTTCGCTGGAAGACGCTTTAAAGGATTATCCGGAGTCAATCGTTTCTATTGGTGACAGCCAGATACTGCGATTCATAGATGAACTTAACGGCATAGTGGGCGCAGATGAAAAGATCAATCAGATTAAGCGCAAGATTAAAATTCAGAAGACTAAGCCGAAGACCCGCCAGACAAAAGAATTAATTAGCCAGCTATACAGAGAATTATATGCACTCCAATTTAAAGAAGATTATCTCTGCGTGGTTATGGATCGAAATTCTGACTATGACAGACTGAACAAGGGATTCACATTTAATGGAATTTCTTTTCGGCGTTTCTTAGGTACGAACGGCGGTATTAAGAATTCTACAATCGTATATGTCAATGAGAAACTATATCCGGAATTGAAACGCAGACTTGATAATGGGCGTAACATGGAGCGAGAACTTGTACCCGCCAAACTAGAAGCGTATCAAGCATTGATTTGTAGTGGTTCAACTCCAATCCCGCAGCCAGACGGAATCATTGTTGTGGATGATTGCATAACGCATTTCAAAGATGAAATCATTATGATAAACGATGAAGCCGAAGGCGAACCAGTAATGACCAAAATCAAGGATTACGAAGTTGAACATAATGATTCGGATGGTTATGGTTTAATGCTGCCGGAATATTCACGGCTGGTAAACCGATACCTAACCGGTGACGGAGAGCATACAATCGCTGGAATGAATACACGCTATGCATGGACTAAGGGCATGGTTTATACGTTCGACTTTGTAGAGTTTGGGCGCAAGGTCGCAAAGACGTATGAGATTGTCGATGCGTGGGGAATGAAGCGGGATGTTCGAAAAGCGCAAGTGATCCTAACAGTTTCCATGTTGAAGTTGTGGGACAGCTACAAATCGTGGGAAGACTATTATCAGAACTGCATTGAAAATCATTACGAATTCAGCACGACAAAAACAACGCCAGATAAACTGGAAAATATTCGCAATACCAACTATCAATTTTTGCAAAGCTATGATTTTTCTAACGAAGAACTAAATCAACTTTGCCAGCCGACAATAGACGAAATCAACGGAGTGTTAGGAAACGACTATAGAAAAAGCCTTGTCTTCCTCGGTGGTTTCGGTTTGAACGATCGCACAATTGCCAATCTTGAAAACGATTATGTCAAAGCGCTGATGATTGATAAACGGCTGATTGATGATCCGTTTGTCCGACACAATATTCATTCGATGATTAAGAAGCGGATTGAACTTGCGAAAAAGGGATCAATAAAGGTCGATGCGAATTACTGTATGATTAGCGGTGATCCATATGCACTTGCAGAATCTATGTTTGGTTTAGAAATTACCGGCATACTAAAAGCCGGAGAAGTATATCATAAGTATTGGATTGACAAAGGCGCTAGTGAGATAGCTTGCTTTAGAGCGCCTATGACTTAATGACAGGTCACTTATGCAGTAATGTATAAGTTAAACTCATTGAATTGCTGGAAAGTCCTAAAACTTATTGAACTACAGTGGAAGAATGAAACAAGTCTAAATGCGAATGTTTGAAAATCAATAAGATACATGGATAATCAGCAGCGAAGTTTCGAATAGAAAAACGTTCAACGACTAAGTGCTTGCAAGCGCAAGACAGCGGTGAGCATCCTGCTAAGGATGAAGATATAGTCTAAAGGCATGTGAAAGCATGTCAAGGATTTCCCTTGATGGTTTCTAGCGAAAACCATTCTTATAAGTGTCATAACAATATACGTAAACTTAAACTAAACAAAAGTGGAGAAGCTGCGCATTGGTATCAATACATGGATACCGTTGAAATATTAAATGCATGGGATACTTCATGTGATGCGATGAACGGAGCGGATAAGGATAAATCATTGTCCTTGTAAAACTTGGTGAACTTGTAAATACAAGGTGTGCGCAAATGCGTGCTAACAGAGAAAAGCGTATGGCCAACTCTGTGCTAAAACTTTTTAGTGAAGTGCAAAGACTATCGAAAGCATAGCATAAGAGAAATACTTATGTGAGTAAGCGAGTAGAGTACGGCAACGGTGAAACTCCGTACCGGAAGTGCCAAGTCATTATAGTTTGGTAACAGAACTATAGTGAATGATATAGTCTAATCCCCTAATAAATATCGGGAAACCGAGGGTAGCAAATGGGTGACACAAATATGTGTACCGACAATCCGATCATCGTAAATAATACGCTGAATTCAAAAACAATTATTTGTGTTCAGCGCAAAGCAGAAAAGAAAGTACCCACAGAAGCAGATATTATCAAGTCAAACAAGTTAGCTTTTAATGATGATATCGGCATTGTTACGAACCACGTAACATCAATGTTTGAAGTTCAAGCCGGACTTGATAAAGATTCGCCGGAATACAAAACATTGTCTTACCGTATAATGTGCGGTCAGTTATACCAGCAGAATACTATAGATTAATTTAGTCTCTTTACACAGCAATGTGTAATTGAAAACAAGGTGAACTTGTAAATACAAGGTGTCAACCAAACGAATAGGAATCACAGGAAATGGTGATTAGTTGGTTGGCTAACTGGAAAAGTCTAAGTGCAATGCATATGATAATCCAGTGCCAAACCGCAGTAGCGATACGGCGGAAGGTCAAACGACTAAGACATACGTTCTCACTGAGAATATGAAGTCTGTACTGTAACGGCGCAACTCCGTTATGGGAAGTGCCTTGCATCTTGAAAATACAAGATGATGATATAGTCTATTCCCCTATTGGTTAAATATCGGGAAACCGAGGGTAACAAAAGAGAGCCAAAGGCATCATAGCAAAACCAATGCCTAACTACTGGTATGACAATCCACGATTCATTATGTCGGGTGAAGACGATGGAGAAGCGGAAATGGAACGTGCTGCATTTAACGCCAGGATTTCTGCTTACCGAAAACCATACTTCATGATTTATGTATATCCAAAACTCAAAAAAGATTATCTTGATTATGTTGGCAAGTCTGAAAGCAAATCAGAAATCCTTTTTGGTTTAACGATGGATGAACTGCAAGAAAGCGAAGATGAAGACGCTACTGCTTTTCTTAATTCATATTTCACATATTTGCCGGTTGGCAAAAACAAATGTGTCGTAAATCGGATTTGTGAAATTTTTGAAAACGAGTTTGATTCATGGAGTGCGAAACGTCCGGATGGTTCAGCGTTTGATTATTCAATCTTAAAAAGCGGTGTTGAGTATTCTCACAAAGATTATGTCTCGATCAGCGAAATATATAACGACTATTTGATACAGATAAACAATTTCCATAATCGCACACGGACAGAGCGAATGGATAAGTTCGAAGCGTTCATAGAGAAGCAAACTTTTGTCGATACGTTTAAATATCGCTGCTCTCTTGTCTGCCCTAACAGATATGAACTGTGCGATATTATGTTGGATATTTGTTACGACAGAGAAAACGGAAAGCGTTTTGTATGGGATGTTTGCGGAGATGTAATTATTGATAATCTGTTAGCCAAAAACAATCATGAGATTCACTTTCCTGTTGTGGTTGATGAAGATGGTGATTTTGAATATGGCGGTCAGAATTTTGAAATGCATTCAATGATACTATGTGAGGATACGGAAGATGAATAAGATTGTGCTGAATGAAAAGAGTTTTGCAGAAGAATGTCTGCAAAACGGAACGACAAATATTGACACGTATTCCACATTGGTAATTTTGGGTAAGTATTATTGTCATTGTTGCGGATACGTTAAGAATGATATCTATACTCTGTTAATTAAATTCTTGATTGATTCAAATTCGCTGGATTACGCAAGGAGTAAACAGTATTGGGAAGATACTTGTGAGCGGATTGCAAACAAGTGTGACAAATACCCGCTGTATGAAGTTGACGGAGTATGGATAACCACAAAAGAATTTAAAGCAATTAAGAAACTTGAAAACAAAGTGCTTGAACGTCTAGCGTTTACTCTTCTGTGTTTGGCTAAGTACAATGCGACAAGACACGCAGGATCATATTGGGTAAACCTGGACTTCAAAGATATTTTCTCTTTGGCAAGAGTTACTTGCAAGAAAGACGAACGAGCAAAGAAGATCAGAGAACTTTTGACGTTGGGTTATATCGGTATGGCAAAACAAGTTGACAATCTCAGCATAAATGTTTTGTTTGTCGATACAAAGACAACGGATTATTCAGAAGATCAAGGTGATTTATTTGTTTTTGATTTTAGAGAACTTGGTTATGAGTATCGTAAGTATAGCGGAGAAAACTTTATACGCTGTGCGGAGTGCGGTATCTTAACCAGAAGTGGTGAACGTGGTACACGAAGGTATTGTAAGAACTGCGTGAATACTACTAAGCCGGAAAGCAAAAAGATTATTTGTAAGGATTGCGGGAAAATCGTAATCGTTAGCAAGTATAACACAAAGACTTGCCGTTGTATTTCGTGTCAAGAAACGGCAGATAAAGAGTCTAAAAAGATGTGGAAAAGACAGAATGTGTGAGTTGGTAGAACCAGCCTTAAAATTAGAGGTAAAAATCATGGAAAAATCACGTTTCCAAAAACCACCAATAATAGGGTGTTAAATGACCAAAATTTTAAGACCAAAACAGAAAAGAAATAATTTCTTGTTTTTTATATATGGTAGAAAAAGAATAGCATCCTAGTGAGGATACTAATTACTAAATACCTTCTCTCACCTTCTATCTTTCTTTCTCTTCTTGCGAAGCGCATTCATTTTAGATTTCGCTCTAAAGTGGGTGCGCTGTTTTAATGCGAGAAAGAAGTTCGATTTACTATTTGTCTGCTATGCGGATTTTTATAAATGCTGAATGGCCTATTAGTATAAAGGCTAGTACGCCAGACTGTCTATCTGGAAGTTAGGGTTCGATTCCCTAATAGGTCGTAATAGAGTTTGAGACTCTATGGAATACGACTCAGAAAGGTTGTCTGTAATGGCAAGGAAAAAATTTAAGACGGATGGAATTTATTTCACAGGTCAATCATCGAATGATGTTACAGGTTCACAGTATCTAGTTAAGTTTGGTGATAAGCAGTGTTTACTTGAATGTGGTTTGTATCAATCAAGCAAGAACGATTATTTAGATTCATACAAAGTAAATTCTGCAAAGTTCGATTTTAAACCATCAGAGATTGATTATCTGTTTGTAAATCATCCACATGTGGATCATTGCGGTTTAGTTCCTCGATTGGTTAAAGAGGGTTTTAATGGAAAGATTATTGCGACAAGTGAAACCGCAGCGATTATGAATCCCCTATTATACAACTCATGTTTCATTCTTGAAGATGAAGCAAGAGTTTTGTCGAAGAGATACAAAAGGAATTATGAACCAATATACGAAAAGGACGATGTTGAAAAGGCATTGTCACTGATTAAAGTCTATAACGAATACAATGCAATTTTTCAGCTTGACGATGTTGTAAGTTTTCAATGGTTCAATAATTCGCATTGTCTTGGTGCTGCGCAATTACAGCTAATTCTTTCTGACGAAAGAAAAACAAGACGGATATTATATACTTCCGATTTGGGAGCATTGCACACGAAGAATCATTATCTTGTTAATACCGAGATACCCGCAGTATTTAACGATGTGTCGATTATGGAATCCACATACGGAAATTCAAAACGGACAAGTCATAAGACAAGGGCATTTGACATTGACCATCTGCGAACTGCGATTGATACGGTTATGGAACGAAACGGAACTGTCATATTCCCATGTTTCAGCTTTAGCCGTACACAGGAGATTCTTACTACTCTTTATGAGTTGTATGGCAATGAACCAAATTTTAATATACCTATCTTTGTTGATTCAAAATTGAGTTGCGACATAAGCGATCTGTACTGTGATCTGCTTCACGGTGAAAATGCTGAACTTTGGGACAAGGTTTATAACTGGAACAGAGTGCGATTTATTGTGTCGAAACCCGATTCAAGAAACTGCGTTGCAGATTCAAAAAGGAAAATTGTTATTTCATCTTCTGGTTTTTGTACAAACGGCAGAGTAATTAGTTATTTGCAGAAGTACATTGAAGATGAAAACAGTATGGTGATTTTCTCTGGTTACACCGGTGATAATCCATCGTACTTGTCTTATAGGATTAAGAACTACAGAGACGATAGAACAATCAGCATTAACAAGAAGAGTGTAATGAATCGTGCTGATTGCATTACATTATCAACCTTTAGCAGCCATCCGGATCATAACGATTTAGTGACTTTCGGAAGTAGCCTTAATACTAACAGGTTGATATTGGTTCATGGTTCAGAAGAGAGTAAAGCATGTTTAAGAAGCGCTCTTGAAGATGCGATTTCTAAAAACAATAAGAGTTATAAAGTACAAGCAGCGACAAAAGATATGGTCGTTCGTTTGTAATTGGAGGTTAATTAGTTACATGAAGAAAGATGCTAAGAACGAAAGCAGCATGGATTTTGTATTAGAGTATCATAATAAGTTTGATTTGGAAGACCTCGATAATAGAAAATTGTATCTTGGTTCAGTTATTGACGGTAGTTCCATTGATTCAGTTGTATATCACATTCTACGATACAACAGATTAGACAAGGGAATACCGAAGGAAGAGCGCAAGCCTATTATCTTGTATATCAATTCACCTGGCGGAAATGTTTCAGATGGCTTTGGTGTTATTGACGCAATTCTCACAAGCGAGACACCAATCTATACAGTTAATCAAGCGTTGTGTGCTTCAATGGGATTTTTAATCTTCATTGCTGGTCATAAGCGGTACTCAATGCCACGTGCAGAATTTCTTCTTCATGATGGTTCAACATTCATTTTCGATTCATCCGGAAAGGCAAAAGACAGAATTGAATTCGAAAGTGTTCAGCTTGAAGGCATAACAAAATCTTTGGTTATCGAGCAGACGAAAATCGAAAGTGATTTGTATGATAACAAGCACAGAGCGGAATGGTGGATGTTGCCGAAAGAAGCAAAAGAGTTAGGCGTGACTGATTATATTGTTGGCGTTGACGTTTCAATCAACGAAATAGTTTAAACGAAAAGGAGAAAGATAAATGGCAAATTTTAAACATACGAGAGTTTTAATGGACAAGATCACAATCAAGGGTGAACTTTCGCAGGATGGGAAGTCTATTGTATACAACGACAAAGACGAAGGCGATGTAACAGTTGAAATTGCTAAGTGCCTTGCGCCGTTCGCTGGTGAAGAGATTTCATTTTCTATCTCAACGAAAGATGAAACCGATTTAGATGATTGATTGAGTGTTAATATAAATGATTTTAGTTAAGCAAGAAAATGAGAACGAAGAGCAATACTTGTGGCGGTTAGGAAACGCAAAAGACTCCGGACTAATTGATTTGTCGTGGGATAATATTGCAGACTTGATGAACAAGTATTGCCGTTCGGAAGAAGACGAATATAGAACTGCGTCTGCCTACAGAAAACCGTACCAGCAAGCGAAACGGTTTTTTGATTCTAAAGTATTTACGATTTCAGAAGATGAATACATTGTGCAGCTTACGAGCGCAAGACAGGAACTTGCAAAAGAGCGAGTAAAAATCAGAGACGAACGTACAGCGCTAAATCGTGAATTGCGAGAACAAGGCAGACGAGAATCCATGTATGAAGTTGTCAGAAATGCATTTGAGAACTACGAAGGAATAAAGTATGACTATGTTCCATCGGTGGTTTCTCACGGCGATTGCGATATCATAATTCACTTAACGGATATTCATTGCGGTATTGAGATTGATACAGCTTTTAATAAGTTCAATAGATCAATACTTGAAGAACGATTGGAAAAGTTCTTAGACGAGATATACGGAATTAAATCATTATACAAACCGGAAAATGCGTATTTGATTTTGGGCGGTGATTTCATACATGGAATTATACATACAAACTGCCGACTTGAATCCAAAGAAAACTTAGTAGAACAGATTATGCAATGTTCGGATATGGTTACACACTTTGTATACGAACTTAGCAAAATGTTTAACAAGGTTGAAGTACATACTGTTGTGGGAAACCATTCACGAAGTTTTCAGAATAAAGATGAAAGCGCACACGGAGAAAATTTTGATCTGCTTGTTCCCTTTGTTGGTAAGCGTGCGCTTAGTAATATTGAGAATGTCGAATTCAAAGATAATTACCTTGATTGTGGCATAGCTAATTTTGTTGTTCGTGGTCATTCTGTTTTTGCTGTACATGGTGATAAGGATACGGCGAAGACAGTTGTATACAATATGACCAAGATTGCGAGAAAAGCAAATGTCGCTCTTCCGGATATGTGCTATTTAGGACATAGGCATACAAACGGATTAACCACTGTTGACGGAGTAAAGGTTATCGAAAGTGGTTGTGTTGATGGTATGGACTCATATTGCATTGACGAAAGATTAACAGGCACAGCGGAACAGACTGTCACTGTTGTTACGGAAAGCAAAATGATTAAGGCGCTTTGCGACATTCAGATAGATTAAATATTTTTTGAGAAGAGAAGAAGAAATGAATAAATCTGGAATTGTTGATAAGGTACATGAACTTACAGGAATTAAAAAGGGCGAGTGCGAAACAGTTATTGATGCGTTCATCTTAGCGATTAAAGAAGCGCTTATTATGGGTGAACGAATTTCAATCAGAGATTTTCTTATTTTTGAGATCATTGACCGCAAGCCACAAAAGAGACGTAATCCGACTACAGGGGTTATTGAGTTGTACCCTCAAACTAAAGCATTGAAGTGCAGACTTTCAGAGGGATTAAAGAATTTAGTAAAAGAGTGAGAAGAGAAAAAATGGAAATAGTATTATTTGATAATTATGACGTATTTGCCGAAGCACTGATTAAACTTGCGAAGAACGCAGAACAGACCAGCGTTATTATCTGCAATTATAAAGATGCAGTTGGTATGATTCAAGCATTGATTGAGCAGCAAAAGCTGACGATTGAATCTGTTGATATAACCGATCCGGAAGTTAATGGTTACGACAAAGAGTATCATGTAGCCGTAACAAAGGATATGGAACTTTGGGTTGAACCGGCGTTCCGTGACGGACAGTATCTTAAATCGTCTGCCGACATTGTGTTTGTTACTGGTAATTCAAATTCAAAAGCCATTAAGGGTATTGATTCAGAATCATGTTATGAAACATACATCGGTGAATTGCCGGAAGAATTATTAGAAGAAGTAGAAGAAGAAAATACTGAAAAAGAAGATACTGAAAAAGACGAAACCACAAAGACGGAAAGAACAATAGATGATGTGATGAATGATCTGTCACTTATGGTTAAGTGTATAAAATTTCTTTTTGATTGACTTTAGTTTTAACTAGGAGGGTGCAATCGCACTCTCCTATCGGCTGATTATCTCAGTCATAATGTAAGGGTTACAACCACTTATACAGCCTATATATTATATCTGGTATTACGGAGAAATCTGTAACAATATTTTAAATACTGCGGGTTAGAGAAGTGGACTAACTCATTGGCCTCATAAGCCAAGATTCGTGGGTTCGAATCCCACACCCGCTATTATGGCAGGATGGCAGAGTTCGGCTTAATGCACCAGTCTTGAAAACTGGAAACCGTTTTGCGGTTCGGGGGTTCAAATCCCTCTCCTGTCGTTCAAAGCCTTAATACTTAGTTGATAATTAAAACATTAGTTGATATTAAAGGAGTATGCTTAATGGCAGATTATAATGATTTTGTAAAGACAAAATTTGTTTGCTCCTGTTGCAATGAGCCATTACCATTAAAAGAATTTTTTAAAGCTAATAGCAGATTCTATTCGAATACCGGACATTTTGGAACTTGTAAGAAATGTATGGCTGCTTTGTTCCAAGAGTACACGGTTGAGTACGGCAGTAGAATGAAAGCTATGCAGCGCTTGTGTATGGCTTTTGATATATATTATAATGCCGAATTATTTATGTCTTGCGATGATGGTACTCCAACCGTTTTGGGTAACTATATCAAAAAGATGAATTTGGTAAATTACAGAAATCGTACATTTGATACAACTTTAGAAGATGGTTTCTACTTCTCTATTAACGGCGAAGATGAAAAAGAAGAAGAAAAGGACAAGAAGGGAAAGTCACTTGTTCCGCCGGAAATAGTTAAGAAGTGGGGAAAGAATCTATCTATTGATGATTACGATGTTCTGGAAGATCATTATAAATTGCTGAAAGGCGCAAATCCAAATTTAAATGATAACCAAGAGATTTATATAAATGAATTGTGTTACACCAAAATGTTTCAGATGCGTGCATTGCGGAATGGTGACACAGATCAGTTTGGTAAAATGTCGGACAACTATAGAAAGACATTTACACAAGCTGGTTTAAAAGCTGTCAGAGAAATTGAAAGTGACAGTAACGATTGTTGGGGAGAATGGGTAAGACGAATAGAGGAATATACACCAGCGGAGTATTACAAAAACAAATCGCTATTTAACGATTTTGATAATGTTGGTGAATATTTTGAACGATTTGTATTACGTCCGTTACGAAATCTTATGCATGGTACAAGTGACCGAGATTATGAATTCAGTGTAGAAGATACCGAAGATGGTGACGAAGAATAAATATAAGAGCCGTAACGCTGACGAATACCAGAAGATTGTAAATGAGAAATTTCCCCAAACGCATTTTTTATATGACGAAACAAATTTAGACCACTTTATTTTGTGGAATACATTCTTTCGAAGAAATCTGCACCGTGTAGCGATTGACTATCTAGGTTTGAGTTTATACCCATACCAGATAGTCATTTTGTATTTAATGGGTATAAGCAGATTTGTTTGTATCATCGCAAGCCGAGCAGCAGCCAAGTCATTTATTATTGCTATATTTGCTTGCTGTAAATGCATTGTTTGTCCTGGTTCGAAGATCGTTCTTTGTTCCGCAACCAAAGGGCAAAGTAAACTTATCGTTTCCGAAAAGATTCAAAAGGAACTTATGAGCAAGTCAAAAATGCTTGCCAAAGAAATTGAGAAGATCAAGGATAATCAGAACGAAGTTGTTGTTTTCTTTAGAAATAGCAGCACAATAACCGTTGTTCCGGCAAGTGACAATGGGCGTGGTTATCGTTCGACATGCATTATCCGTGAAGAGTTTCGGCAGATTGATAAGAAAGTTGAAGACTCCGTTCTTGCTCCATTCCAAATCATACGAAGACCGCCGTATAAAATGAATCCGGCGTTCTATGAGAATATACCGGAGTTAGAGGAAGAAAGTGTTGACGTTTATATTTCTTCATCGTGGTTTGATGATGGACATTGGATGTGGACAATCGCAGACCAAGCGTATGACGGAATGATTAACAATGAAGCTATGTATTTGTTGGCTTTTGATGAAAGTATAACATTACGGCACAAAATTAAATCATTCACATATATGCGGAACGAGAAGAAGAAACAAGACCCGCTAACGTGGGCGATTGAATTCTTAAATGCGAGGGTAAAAGAAAACACAAGCGCATATTTCCCATATAGCTTATTGAGGAAAAATCAGAGATGCAAAAAGGCTTTTTACCCACGAAGAAATATAGAAGCAAGATTAAACAAGAAGAATCCGTATGCTATACAACGGCAACCAGGAGAGGTAAGGATCATAAGCTGCGATATGGCTTTTGTCGAAGATAAGAAAAACGACAATTCTATTTTCTCTTGTATGCGATTCTTGCCTGAGTATCAAACATACAATAGGCACAATGATGATACGATAAATGTTAATAGCGGTTATAGACGTATCGTTCCATACATGGAGGCCATTCAAGGTGGAGACACCGTAAAACAATCTATAAGAATCAGACAGCTTTACGAAGACTTTGACGCTGATTATATCGTACTTGACTTACGGAATGCCGGTAGAAATGCCGTTCTGAAATTGGAAACATTCAGAATTATGATTGAAGTAAAAAGCGGGGATGCTGAAATGCAAATCCGACAGGAAGGTTATTTTTAAAAGGATAACCACTGGCAACGCATAGATATTGAAACTGCAATGCAGAATATAATATATCCAAGAGACTTCAATGCCTAAAATTAATTTATTAATCATGGTAAAAAGATATGCTGAACTAATGGGAACAGTAACCATTAGAAGCGTGAGACAAAAAACTCATGCGATAACAATTTGATTTCTGTGTACGATAATTTAGCTAGGGTTATGTATGATGAAGAACGAGATTGCGAATACGCTCCATTGTCTTGTATGAATGATGAAAAGACCGCAAACCGTGTAAAAGCGGAAGGCGCTACGCCATGTATCTTTGCTGTAATTGCTACTCCGAAACTCAACAGTGAAATTGCACAAAACTTTAAACGTGTATTAGATGAAGAGAGGATAGATTTGCTAGTTGGTTTCGATGTTGCAAGCGAAGAGATACTTCCGAACAACAAAGAATATGTAGATGCACCAGACGCAGATACACAAATATTTTTTGAAAATCCGTTCTTACAAACACAAGCCTTGATTAGTGAAACCACAGGACTTGTTTATGAGAAGAACGTACAAACAGGTATAATTACAATTCACGAAAGAGGAAACAATCGAAAGGACAGATACACTTCTGTTTCTTATGGTTCTCTGTTTTGTGATTATCTTGAACAGGACTTACTTTCTAATGTTGAAGATTATGAATTTGAAGTCTTGATAAACTAAGGAGGATATATGGCTGAAAAAGATAACGTCTCGCCTGTTCCGAATAAGAGGGGGCGTCCTCCCAAAAAGAAAGCAAGTGAGACAAATACTGTTCAATCCAATAAAGGCAATACTGAATCCTATGAGTATGAGTCATATCATGGCAGAGTTGCGTTGTCTAATTATTATTTTGGACTAAACATCTTTGACTATTGTTCGCCGGAACAGTTGGCAGAGTTGGTGAAAGACCCAATGGCTAATAATGAATTTCTTAGGAAACTATCATTAGTTCTGTACGGCACAAATGGCTCTTTTAGTAATTCAGTTGATTATATGGTTGCGATGCCGACTCTTGATCGTGTGGTTGTTCCGTATGGACGCAGCGAAAAGAAGAAGAAAAAGAATCGTATGCTGATGGAATCCACACTTGAAACAATCAAAGACAAAGAGTTTGTAAGAGACGCTTTGTTTAGAATGATGGTTGAGGGAACGGCGTTCTATTATTTTGAGACTAACACCAGACCGCTTAACAATCAGAAATTCTTATCTGATTATGAAGTGGAAACAATTTATGAAATTAATGATTTAGGTATTAATGCAAGTGTTATTTCTCTTCCGGCAGATTACACAAAAATTGTAGGTAAGAAAAATTCAAATTATGTAATTGCATTTAACTTAGATTATTTCAATTTTGCTACTGGTGAATCAGTTGAAAATAAGTTGCGCAAATACCCGAAGGAAATTAGAGACGCTTATAATGCAAAGAGTAAAAACCCAAACAGAAAAGGTAATTGGGTGGTTCTTGATTCAAACAAAACGATTGTTTGTAAGATCAAGAGTAAACAAGATGAACCGTGGGGTAGACCGCTTGTAATAGCAGCTATCACCGACATTCTGTATGGCGATTATTTTACGCAGACAAAGCGTAATGTCTTAGATGAAATCAACAATCGTATTATATACCAGACATTTCCGGAGGGAAAAGATAAGGGTACTTCCGCTCTTACAAAAACACAGCAGCAAAGACAGCATGACGCTGTAAAGTCTGCCGTGTTGAACAAGAATAATTTAGGCGGTACTTCTTTCTTCTCTGTTGCAGCGGGTACAAAGATTGATGCTATCCAGGCTGCAAACACAGATATCTTTGACGATAAGTACGAATCAAATCTCAATGACAAGATTTCACTTGATATTGGTCTTGCTGGTGGATTGCTCAATGGCGTTGGTTCTGGTAGCTATTCTGCACAGCATGAAAACCTTGAACTTGTTTCTGCTCAGATTTTTCAGTATCTTGAATCAATCGAGTATGAATTAAACAAGGTTATCAATAAGAATATTGTTAAAGATAGTAGCAATAAGGTTAGTGTAAGTTATCTGCGAATTACTCATGTGAACAAAACAGATATGGTAGCTTACGCTAAAGAGTTGTATTTACAGGGCAAAGGTAGTCTTTCTCTTTGGGCTGCTGCTGTCGGAATTAAGCCGGATGTTTTCTTTGCGCTTCTGGATCAAGAACTTGAAGACGATATTGAAAACAAATATCCTGTTCATATGACTTCTTACACATACAATGGCAACAATGGCGATGATAAAGGCGGTAGACCTGTTGACAAAGATTCAACGGTTGAAACTACTATTGCCACAAGAGCCAATGGGAGTAATGATGCTCCTAAACCTAGCACAGACTAAATCGAATAAGATATAAGCAGAGGGCGGTTTTACACTGCTCTCTTTTTATATATAAACACGAAAGGATGGTGTAAACATTTGAAACGATTTGAACTTTCAGAAAAAGTTTCTTCGAATGGTCAAAGAAAATTCAAAGTAATTTTGCACGAAATTTATCCGGATTCGTGTGTCGATGCGGTCAATGAGGTTGGAACAATCTTTAATGCAAATGGTATCACATGGATTGAAGAATACTGCAAAAAAGCCGCTGACTCCATCGTAGGAAAAAGTATCAGATGTGAATTTATCAATGAGGATCGTACAGAAATTTTGGGACATGGTGCAACCGATATTATTGACGGTGTACCAATTTTCGAAAATGCAACTATGATCGGATTTTTTGATAAAGCATATGTTGAGGAAATCGAAACCACAGATGAATTTGGCGAAGTGGTCAAAAAGAAATTCATGGTTGGTGAAGGCGAAATTGACAGCCTTTGCTATCACAATTTCTGCGAACGTCTTGACCATGATTTGATGGAAGGCAATGCGCCGAAAGGCAGTGTTGAAATTCTGCGTACTACAGATAATGATGCAATCGTTTATAAGTACGGTTATAAAGATGAAGGCCGTATTCCGATGGTTTTTGATTACTCTGGATATGCATTGTTGGGAGTTCTCCCCGCTGACCAAACAGCAACTATATTAGAGTTGAACGAATCTCAAAATTTCAAGGAGGAAACGATAATGGACAAGGCTGAAATTAAGGCAATTGTCGAAGAGGTTACAGGCGTTAATGCTGAAATGAATGCTTATAAAGCTGAGTGTGACAGAGCAGTTGCAGAAGCTAATGAAGCAGTTACAGCTAAAGATGCTGAAATCTCTGAACTGAATAGTAAGGTAGATGCACTTACTTCTGAACTGGAAAGCGCTAAGACTGAAAACGCTGACCTTGCATCTAAGAACGAATCTCTTACATCAGAAGTTAATTCACTGAATGAAAAGATTTCTGCTATTGAGACAGCAAAGAAGGTTGAGGAACTTAATTCTGCAATCGCTTCTTTCACTGACGAGCAGAAGGCTTATGCACAGGCTGAGATTGATGCTTTCAAGGCTTCTCCGCTTACATCTGAAATTAACTCTGTTGTTAATAAGATTTATGAGGGAATTGGAATCAAATCTGTTGAAGAAGCTGCGAAGGTAGCTGCTGAACAGAATTCAAAGACTGATACTGTTGAGGATATCTTTGCAGCAGTTGAGACTGTGAAGAAGGAAGAAGAAGACAACAGTATTTTCTAAATTAAGGAGGAATTTAAAATGATTAGAAGCATAGCTATTCATTTAGCTATGTGATTAGTCCGTTATATTTCGAAAGAGTATAATGTATCCTTTTGAATTGCTGGAAAACCCTTAGAGCCATTTTTCCACAACGTAACAATGAAATAAATGTAAGCGTGATGGCTAAAAAGTAAATGGATTGGGCGATCAGCAGCCAAACCCCGAACAGGGGGAGGTTCAACGACTATCGGCTGAAATGCCGTTAGGATGCAAGCGCATCCGAAGTGGAAGGCATCTAAACCAGAAATGGCATGATGAATGATATAGTCTGGACTCATACGAAAGTATGAGAAGCATATTTGCTTATCCGGTTTAGCGAACCGTTTTGATAAACCCATCGTAAAGTTGAAAGTTTAGGGATGTACGATATTGCAAAGATCAATCCAATTCTTACATCTCAGAGTGATGTCAATAACTACAGCTTCATCACTGTTGATGGCATTCTGTATCTCGTAATGAATACAATTACAGGTGACAATTCTTATATTGATGATGCTGTTATTCCGGCTGGCGAATTCCTTAATGGATATCAGGTAGATGCATGGTTAGGTCAGAAACTTGTTGTTGATGAAAAACACATTTCTTATGGTACTGGTCAATCATTCGCTTCTATTACGGCTGGCACAACTCTGTTAAAGCCGAAGTCAGATGGCACTCTTGAAGTTGCTTCTACTGCTCCGCAATCTGGCATTTATTTCAAAGTAACAGATAAGGTTGTTTTGACTGAGGACGCTGTTAAGATGAAAGTCATGACGGCTTAATCTCTTTTACTTAGGAGGATTTAATAATGATTAATACAAGTTACGAACTTAATAACATTCAGAGAGATTCAGATTTCGCAATTAATCCGAAGCTGAACAAGAAATCTCCGGTTTCAGAAGTTTTCGCAGCAATGGTTAGCGGAAAGAATCTTGATTCTCTCGCACTGAATACAGAGAAGGTTAATGGCGCAGTTAAATACATCAAGGAACTTGGTGTTCGTGCTGGTAATGGCGATTACAATGCTGTCGCTGAACTTAATACGCTGAGACGTTGGACAATCGAATCTCCGATTATGCAGGAGATCAAATTGCTTGGTATTTTCGGTAACTATCAGGCACTTGGCTATGATGAAACAATCGAGCGTGAGATCACTGTTTATGCTGGCGAAAAGGCTAGAGAACAGGCTGCTGGCGGTGACGTTGTATTTCCGGCAATCGCACAGGAAAGATACACTGTTCCGACATTCACAATCTCCGGTGGTTACGCTGTGGATTACAGAAGGGTTGCTCTTGGCGATATGTCTAAGGAAAACGAAGGTATGGCACAGGTACAGACAACGATCAGAAACAAGGCTTTACTCGCTGTCGTAAATAAGGTTTACAATGCGATTAAGAATGCTACTGGCGTTAAGTACCAGTTTGAAGGCTCTGGCTTGACAAAGGCTGGTGTTGACAAGGTTTTGCAGAATGTAAGACGTAACGGCAAGCCGACTGTCATTGCTGACTATGCTCTTATTGCTCAGTTTACACCGTGGGCGGGTTATCATGGCACAGTGAACAACACAACGATCACGGGTCTCTCTGATGATCTGATTAATGAATTGGCTGCTAATGGCGCACTGGCTATGTACAACGGTGCAATCCTTTCCGAGATGCCGAATCCGTATGATCTGTACGCTCCGCTTGTAACGGATAGCGCTCAGGAAAAGAACTTCCAGACACTCCTTCCGGCTGGTCTTGGTTTCGTTATTCCGCAGGGCGTGAATTCTCCGATTGCTACATGGACACGTGGCGGTCTTACTTCCTTCACAGGTAACAACGTTAAGAACGGCAAGATTGAAACACGCTTCGATCTTGAAGTTGCTGTTGACGTTGCTAAGACACAGGAATGGAAGATTGGCACAATCTATGATAATACAATTGGCGGTCTGTCACAGTAATAGCTGATTAGTGTCACTAAACCATAGGTAACGAAAAAATTACCTATTGGGTAATTTAATAAGAACTTTGACAAGGAGGGTCGATTACGGCTCTCCTTGTTTTGGATTCAAAATGGAAAACAAGAATAATTTTTACTGCTACTCTATGCGCTTATATCATTTCCTTACGGCGTTTGGCGAAAAGTGCCACACATCAAAAGTGAATTCGAATAGCGGTCATAGATATTGGATTTTTAGTAAATCGGAAAGACTTGATAAACTGATTGCGGTTTATGGAGAAATGAAACACAAGTTTAGTTGATAGCGTATTTATGCTGGCTTTGTCGGCATTAGTTGAAATGAGGAATTATGGATAATAAAGAAGAACTGAAATTAGACCAGAAGGTTACTGTAAGAAGTATCGCTGGTTGGAATGTTGGATTTGCACGCATTGAAGGTTTTGGCGATTTGACAATTGCTCCGTTTGGAACAACACGTTTGTCAAGAAGTGAGATTATTGCGCAGGTTCAGAACGGCAATCGTCTGTTCACAGGCACAGATGGCTTTGGTTCACACCCGACTTTGATTATTGAAGACACGCCTACAAGGGTTGAGTTGGATTTTGAATCAGAAGACGGATCAAAGAAGCAGCTTGTATTCTCTGATGAAAAGATGAAGTCATTATTCGCCCTCAAAACGCTTAATGCTTTTAAGAAAAATTTTCAAGAAGCTATTTACACAAGAGCGGAAAAGTATGCAGCAATTACAGCAATTCAAAGATTAAAACTGAATGATTATGACAAAATTCGTTTTGTCGAAAATTATACTGGCTACAAACTTTCTTAACGATGAAAGGTGGTGTTAAGTATGGCTAATACCACAGCGCAAGATGTTTATGACAGTTTTGAATCATCGTTTAGGGATAAACAAGTCATATCAGATGATTTGGAATTTGTTTGGTTATTGAAAGCAATCGGCAGATATTCAGTGGAGTTGGACGAACTAACATTCGATGAAAACACATTGGAGTTTGACCGTAAATTAGATAGATATGCAATTGATACTTTGGGCGCATTTATGAAACAGTCATATCAAGAGCGAGAAGTATCAAGGGTAAATAAGCGTGTTTCAATCGTTGGTCGTGATCTTAGCATTGACGGTTCAAACGGTCAGAAGACAGCAGCACGAAGCGAACTTGATTACGATACATCAAAGTCAATCGAAATGATTAACAATGTTCTGCCGACAGCATACGTTTAAGGTGGTGGAATATGGCTAAAGAATGGTACTTATTCTCTCCCCCTCATTCATCTGTCAGCGGTTTTGAAGTGGAGGACTTTACTGAACCGTTTCTTGAAACACTTGAAGAAGCTGGAATTGATGTTGAGTTGTACAATTATGATTTATCAGAATGCACACAGTTAAAAGCCATTGTGCAGAATCGTGTACAAGATACTCAATTACAGTCTCTTAATCGTCAGTTTCTTGTTCCTGTTGGGACATGTAAACCAGGAATGTATTTCAAATATGAAAATCGTTATTGGATTATTGTTTCTAACGTTGATAACAATACGATATATGAGAAAGCCGTTGCGACTATCTGTAATTGGAAACTTGAATGGATAGATGAATACGGCGATCTTGTGGAACGATGGGCAGCCATTACATCTGCATCGCAGTACAACAATGGTGAAACAGGCATGAAGTTCTATTTTGTTAGAAGTGACCAGTTATACGTTACAATTCCGGACGATGATAAGTGTATCAATATTAAAGACAGAGAACGTTTTGTAATTGACAAAAGATGTAGATTGTATGAAAAATCGTTTGGTGATGATGTTAAAGTTGATACAAATCATTTGTTGTCAACGTATATGCTGACAAGAAGCGACACGATTCTATACGACTATCAAGGCGAAGGTGTTGTTTGCTTTATTGCCACACAGGATGAACAACATAAGAATGATGGTTTTTACCGTGTCAATGGCGTTGGTCATTGGCTATGTGACGTTCCGGAAGATAATGTTACACCGGAATTAGATGAATGCACAATCGAGTATGATTCAGATATTATCTACAATGGCATTGACGATGGAATATTTACAGCCAATTTTGGCGGTGAAAGTGTTACTGCTCATTGGACGATTGATTGTGATTTCTTAGAAGAACTTGAAACTTATGAAACTGATACATCAATTAGCATATCTGTTAATAATCCTAAACTTAACAACAAGTCTTTTGAATTGACTTTAACAGGCGATGGTTATAAACCGTCAACAATCACAGTTACAATACGGCCATTCATTTAATTTGGAGTAAAGCTATGTTGAATAAGAATATCAATGATCTTGGTTTATTCAAGGAAAAGATACACAAAGCGTTATTCCAAAATGACAATATTAAGAACTTAATTCTTGGTGATATGTCAGAAATGAATAGCGCACAATTAACAAAAAAATTTAACAAACACGTTAATTCACATTTATTTGTGGATGAAACGGTTATGGATACAGGAACTTATATTTACTATGATGTAACAATTCCAATCATTCATACGAACACGAAAGAATGCAAAGTAACGCTTTATGCCATTTGTCACAGAGATGTGGTCGATGGATGCTATGTCGATGGTTATCACGGCAACCGCACAGACATTCTTTCACGTATGATTGAGGAAACGTTGCTTGATCCGGAAGTTAGGAATAAGTTTGGCATTGGAGAAATGAATTTAGACAGCGTAATTATCTACAATGCTACAAGGTTTTACGGTCGCATATTGACGTTCAGTGTACCGAACTTTAGATGATTCTTAGCTATGGAACACTTCTCTCTCGCAAGCCGTTGTCGCTGTCAATCGGAAAAGTAAGGAAACCAACTATCTCAGATATTGAGGATGTTGGCTTTGAATCTTTTTACTTATATGAATCGTTTTTAAAAATGACACCAAACGACTTTTACACAGATTTAGATCAAGAAGGTGCAGAAGTCTTTTGGAATCATTTATCAGAAAAAGAAAAAGAAGAATGCACGATGTATGATGCAATTTGCAAAAATCCCAAATTGCAAGCAATCTATTGTGAACTATTTACATTTTTCTTTGAAGTAGAATGTGTGAAATTTGTTGACAATGTATTCTTCTTACTTAAAAAAGATATAGACCTTACGGACTCAGAGAATAAAGAAGTTGCTGAAAATATAAGTGGAATAATTTTTAAAGATACGTTTGATAGCGTCTTATTTATACTTCAACAGGTTTGCGCAATCAATGATGATATGGAAACTCCCATTGAAGAAATGAAGTTTAAAAATAAGATGGCTAAAGAAATGTATCTGAAAATGCGAGAAGCCGAACGGAAGAATAAGAAAAGCAAAGCTGCGAATCCAGATTTGCAGTTAGAGAATATTATTTCTGCCGTATCTAATCGGCATCCTTCAATAAATCCATTGAACGTACATGATTTGACAATATATCAACTGTTAGATTCATTTAACCGTTTAATGGCAAATGCAATATACGAAATAGATTCTACACGTGTATCTGTTTGGGGCGATGAAAAGAAAACTTTTAACGCTTCTCTTTGGTACAAGAATCATTTCAAATAAACAGATCGCTAAAAAGGCGGTCTATTTTTATGTCCAATTTTAAGGAGGAAAACTAAACATGAGTATTGGAAATAATTTTGCAAACAGACAGGTATGCGATGTTGATATTCGTGTGTTGAAGACAATGGCTCCGTTCTTGAAGTTTGATACAGCAAACACAACCGGCGTGTCCATTTCTTCTGATTCTGTTTATGCTATGGCAAAAGGTACAAGACGTATCGCTTTCCAGAATCCGCTTGAAGGCACAATGACAATTGAAGCACAGGTTTATCCGTTCAAGTTCTTCGCTATGCTTTCTGATGGCGTGATTGATGATGAAGCTATCTATGCTGACTCTCAGACGATTAAATGTGCAACTGCTGGCGAACTTTCTCTGACTGTTCCGACAAATGGAACTATCCAGGCAGGTACAGTATTCGCATATCCGGAAGGTGAGTTTGGCGATGAAGGTTCTGTTATCGCTGGTACATTTGCTTCTGGTAAGTTCACAGCTACAACTCCTGCTGATATCGCCGTTGGTGAAGATTATGTCGTTGGTTACGTTGTAAGCCGTACATCTACTGATGGTAATGCGGTTAAGTCTGTCACATTCAACAACAAGAGACTTCCGAAGGATTTCTATATCACAATGAAGACTCTTGACAAGGATGAAGATGGCGTTCTGACTCCGTTCCTTATCACTGTTTACAAAGCTACAATTCAGAGAAACTTTGAACTTTCATTCTCTTCTGAGGGTGATCCGGCTTCTGTTACTCTTACGTTCGACACTCTTGAGAACAAAGATGGCGATGTTATGTCTTTTGTCGAGTTGACAGGTGACGCAGAGTAATAAGTGTTGATTAGCGGAGTGGCAGCTTTTTTGCTGTCACTCTTTAAGAGGGAATACGTATGGTAAAAGAATGCAAAGTGATCCTAAACAATGACTGCGTTACAGTGGCCATTGTTGACGGAACGGAAGTACAATTTCCATCTATTCACCGTAAAGCAAATACAGTTTTTGTTAGAGTTGAAAACGATACTTATACTATCGTTGATGGAATCGACAATACAGCCGATGAAGAAAAAATCGAAGACGTTTCCAAGAAAAAGAAACGCACTAAGAAAACAACTGTTGAAGAAGTAACTATCAATGAAGATATGTAATGACTAAGGTTGTATTGTATTTTTAATTTAATAAATAATGAGGGGATAACTCATAAGCAAATACAGCTTTAGGAGTTATCCCCTTTCTTTTTTCGCAAAAGAGGGAAATATGGGAAAAGCGCAATTCTCTTCATTAAATGAAGTGTTTGAACATTATGGAAGGTCAAACCTAATCGCAATAGATAATCTCCGGCAGATCATTTTCTATACGGCAAACGGTTATCAGCCGGAGTATGTATGCGAGAACGGAGTAAAACCAAACAGAATTACATGTTGGTTCTTAAAAGAAAAGACAAAAGACATTTATAAGAAATGGCAGAACAATAAACCACAATGAATACAGGAAAAGTTTTTGAGAGTTGTATTCAGCGGTCAGCGCCGGACTATGTTTTAGTATACAGAATTCCGGATGCAGCGCAATCTTTCGGCGGTTCAAAGCTAACAAGGTTTAGCCGTAAGAATCCATTTGACTATATATTTTGGGACTCACGAAATCATTGGCTGTATGCGATTGAATTAAAAACAGTTTCCGGACATTCGATTTCATTTGAACGCAGCAAGGGTGAATCTGGAGAAATCCATTACCATCAAATCGAAGGACTTAGAAAATGGAGTGAATACGATGGGATTACCTCTGGCTTCATTATTGAGTTTCGTGATAAAGAACTAACGTTTTTTCTGGATATAGAATCTTTTGATAGTTTAATTAAGCAAATCGACAAAAAGAGTTTCAATTTAAGCGACTTAGAAAAAAGCGGTGTGTCATACACTGTCATACCACAAGAGAAACTAAGGACAAAGTATAAATACGATCTTGAAATTCTTTTTACGCTCGACAAATAAAACCGACTTTTTATACGCTTTGAGTGAGGAATAAAGATGGTACGTAAGAAAAGTAAATTTGTAATAGATACGAAATTAAATATTGCAGAGTATATCGTGACGGTTCGTGATATAGCGTCTGCTTATTTTGATGATAAATGTAACTTTCAGCCGTATATCGGTGATTTAAATGCAATGCGAATCTTCTATGCTGTTTGCGTGAAAGACAGTCCGTATGAGGGTACGTTACTCCATGAGGAAGATGATCTTTCAAAGTTTGAGGAACTTTTTGCAGACGAAGATTTTATTAATGCATACAATGACGCAATTTGTTTTGGCGCTGAGTGCATAATGCTGAATTTCGCAAATGCTTACAATAGCGCAAGAGAAATGATTGAAACAAAGAAAACGTCTGCTGACCGAATTATTAATTATCTTTCTTATGTGGTTGAGGATATTGTGAATCGCATTTCTCCGGTAATGAGTGAAGAGACTCTTAATAAGGTTATGCGGATTTCATCAGATATAAAGGAAGGGCGCATTTCGGCGCAAGCTGTAGCAGATGCATACAGCAATACAAAGCGGTTCGAAGATGTGATTGAGGGCAAAGCATAATGACAGCAACTAGCATGGCCGAACTAGAGCGTATGTTGCGTCAACACATGGAAAAAGCCATGCGAGTTGTAGACGCTAAAGTATTAGCGGATATGTTTGAAGAGACTGGCGCTTTCTATGGTGGTGGCACTCCTACGGTCTATCAGAGAACAGGAAATCTCGGCAGTTCTCCAAAGACAACAAATTTTTCATCTGGCGGTAAAACGGTAAGTTTCGATGCATACCTTGATATGTCTGTTGGGTATGCTGTCCCGAATCCGCTGTTCAGAGCAAGTCATTTCTCAACAGAGGAAGTATTTACGGCTGCCGAAGCTGGCGCTGCCGGAATCAAGGGTAGACCTGGATTTTGGGCGAGGTCTGAACAAAAGATGCAAAAGGAATTAGATTCAACAATGGGATCATTCTTTAGTTAAAAAGGAAGTGATAATTTGGAAAGAGGATGCAAAAAGAATGACGGACGAAGCACTGTCTATAACTATATTACATCAGAAGAAAAATTAGCACAGGTTAATCCGGAAAATCTTGAATTGCAAAAAGACTTTCTTGATTACCTAGTGTCTATTGATAGATCAAAGGGAACGATCTATCAGTACAATGCAAATCTGAATGTATTCTTCTGTTGGAATCTTGAATATAACAAAAATAAACCATTCCCGAAATTAACCAAAAGAGAAATTGCACGTTTTCAAACTCATGCAATGTCTGAATGGGGATGGTCTTCTAAACGATTAAGAACAGTTAAGGCAACGATCTCTTCTCTTTCGAACTTTATTGAGAACATTTTGGATGATGAATACGAGGGATATAAGCCAATCGTTAATAAGATTGAATCCCCTCCGGATGTTGCAGTAAGAAAGAAAACTGTATACAAAACCAGAGAATTACAAAAGATTCTTGATAAGTTGGTTGAGGATGGCGAGTACGAAAAGGCGTGTGCTTTATCGCTTGCCATGAATAGTGGTCGAAGAAAAGCTGAATTAGTCAGATATAAAGTTGACTATTTTAAACCGGAAAATCTAATTTGCGAAGGTGCGGTATATCGCACTCCGGAAGAAGTAACCACAAAGGGCAGAGGAAGTATGGGTAAATTGTTAGTGCTTTATACACTGGCAAAACCGTTTAATCCGTATTTGAATTTATGGCTGGAAGAACGTAAGAGACTTGGCATTCGTAGTCAGTGGTTATTCCCTAAATTTAAGAATGGCAAATATCTGAATGAACCAGCGCCGGTTTCTACTCTTGATTCTTGGGGCAAACTGTTTACCAAAATCAGCGGGAAGAAATTCTATTGGCACTCAATGAGACATTATATTACTACTACCCTACTTGAAAGCAATTTGCCGGAAAGTGTTGTGCAGCTATTCATCGGATGGGAAACATCAGACATGGTACACAATTATGATGATCGAGAGAAAGATGCACAGTTTGAAGAATGGTTTGGTTCTGACGGTATAAAGAGCAAACGAAAAACATCATTAAAAGAATTGTAATGATGATTAAGTTGGAGGGTAACAATGGCAGAATTTAGAGCCAAAATTATAGCTGAACTTGATACATCGAAAGTTCAGTCCTCTATAGATAAGATTGGCAAAAATCCCATTAAGCTAAGTAACGTCAAAATTGATAGCGTTACTGTCGATGCTTCTAAAATTGTTTCCCAAATTCAATCCGCACTTAGCAAAGTAAAGATCAACATTCCAATCAACGGCATTGGAAATGGTAATGGTTCTGGTGATGCTAAGAATAGTTTAACCAATAGAATAAATAATGAATTAGCAAACGGCAGTGTTGACGCTTCTGTTGAGAGACTTAATGCGCAGTTTCAAAAGACGTATGGTTTCTTAACAAAGATTGGTAGCGTTAATCTTAGCGGAACTAAACTAGAGCAGTTTGGTAATACTGGCGCAGAAGCGCTAAAACGATTAGAAACAGAATTTCAGCAGTTACAAGTATTAGAGAATAATCTTTCTACTGCTAAAACTCCGGAAGATCAGATTCAAGCGTATGAGCGATTCAGATTAGGTTTAACTGAATTCAGAAACGAACTTAATCTTGTTAATGCGGAGAGTAAAGTCATGGCTACATCGTTTGATGTATCTAAGATTGATAATGGCTTTTCTTCTTGGCTTGAAAAGAATTCAAAAGCTACCAGAGTTTTTGGTGATGATATTGACCTTATCAGAGGAAAGATAAATGAGTTTCAGTCAAGACTTGCGTCCGGTGATACGGTAACGCAAGGGGAATTGATGGGACTTACACAGCAGATTAACAATCTTAAAACGGCTGCTGAATCTGCTGGCGCAGTTGGTCAAACTTTTGGTGACAGATTAAAAGGATCATTTGATAAACTGTCACGTTATGTTTCGGCTGCGACTGTTATATATACAACTATTAGAGCGACAAAACAAATGGTTAATTCTGTCATAGAACTTGATGATGCTCTTGTCGATTTACAGAAAACTACAACGGCAAGTTCAAAGGAATTGAACAGTTTCTATTATCAAGCGAATGACATTGCAAAAGAGTATGGAACGACTACAAGGGAAGTTATTCAGTCAACCGCCGATTGGTCTCGGCTCGGATTCGAGAAAAGTCCCTTCGGAAGGCAACTTTCGAATGATAAGTCAGCTCAAATCGGTGAAAACCCAGGGATGGACAACACCGAGGGTAAGATTAAGTTATTACTTAAATCCCGTAACGATCACAGTTGCATGAGTAATCATGTGACATATGCTGACCAACTCACTGAGTTGATGGTATGATCTGCTCTGCAAATATAATCCAATTAAATAATGAAATTGCAGAGGTAGGCAGAAATGACCTACCCTTTTTGTTTGTAAAAACAAAAAAGTAACAATTAGGATAATCTGAATGACTCAAAAACTATGGCGCAAGTTTCATCTCTTTTTAAATCTATTTCTCCTGGCGCTACTATAGATGATGCAACAACAGGTCTGGTTTCAATAATGAAGGCAAACATAAATGCCTTGTTGTATAGCAATATGCAACTAGCACACATTTAATTGCAGGTAAAACGTAAAGCCTTGCACCACAATATAGGCGAAAGCACTATATGAAGGTATGAAAGTAGAAACAACGCAAGGATGGCATATGGCTAAAAACCTAAGTGCTTTAATAATCGTAGTTCATGCAGCCAAGTTCCCTAACGTATTCTGTTAAGCAAACAGTGTTAGCCGAGGGAAAAGGCTCAACGACTATCCCCATATAGGGTTGTGGATTTATGAATAAGGGTGGAAATCCCGAATAGCCACAACATTAGGAGTAGGGCGCAATCGCAAATGGCGTTGGTGAAAATCCATTAAATCGAAAAGGTGTGATCCTAAATATTAGGAATAAGAAATAGTCTAGCCTTATTCGAAAGAATAAGAAACATATAATATGTTTATTGTGATTTGCGGTCACAATTAATATAAATGATTTAATATTGAAGCGGGTGACGCTTTAGACGGAGTTGCATCAAAAATTAATATTGTCGGTAAAATATTGCCGAGATCATACAGTAATGCATGGTCAAGCAGATAACTATATCGGTTAAAGGATAGGAGTATTCAAGACCGAGGAAAGACTTTATATTTTTAAAAATATAATTTATCCCTAACGACTACAGGATGCGCATAGTAATATACGCATTGAAGTTATCCATCCTACTCTTTACAGAGGGATGTAATATATAGTCTGGACTCACGCTATAACTCATAGGCAATGAAACGTGAGAATAAGGATTAACGTCCTTATCGCCATAACTTTGTTATGGTCATAAAAGTAACAGAATGAATAATTTTGCCGTTAGTAACACAGACATTTTGGAAGGTCTTAAACGTTCATCGGCTGCTATGTCAGCGATGGGTCAAGACCTTGATTCTACTATCGCCCTTTTCACAGCAGCAGAAGAAGTTTTGCAAGACCCCGCAAGTACAGGTACAGCGCTTAGAAGCATGTCACTTCGTATGCGTGGTTTTGATGAAGAGACAGAAGAAGTCAGTGAAGACCTTGTAAACATCAATGGTGATATTATTGACTTGACGAAAACGGCTGAACATGCGCAAGGTGTATCTATCTTCACAGACGCTACACAAACTCAATATAAAGATTTCGTTGATTACTTCCGTGAACTTTCGGAAGTATGGGATGAAATGAGCGCTAAAAATCAGACAGCGCTTTTGAATAATTTGTTTGGTAAGCGTGGCGCACAGGCTGGTTCTGCTCTTATCAAAAACTTTGCCACTGTTGAAGCCGCATTAGAGAAGATGCAGAATTCGGCGGGTAATGCTGAAAAGGAAATGGGCGTTATCACTCAATCAATTTCATACAAACTTAATGCGCTGAAAGAAACCGGAACAGGTATCGCACAAAATCTTTTTGCAAGAAAAGATATTGGCATGGTTGTTGATGGACTTACAGCATTGCTTAGTGTAGTTGATGCATTGACAGACAAATTAGGTTTGTTTGGAACGTTAGGCGCTGCCGGTGGTATATTTGCGTTTATAAAGAATCTTAGCAGTTTACAAAACATGGGTAAAGTTGCTACTGCTTTTGCGCAATTATCTGGTAGTGCTACATCGTTAAATGCGGTCAAAGCTGCCCTTGCTGGAATGAGTGCTGAGACTATTGGCGCAACAACGGCAATGATTGGATATAGTGCAGCACAGACAGCACAGATCGCTATTGCAAATGGTCTTACTACAAGTGAAGCAGCTAAGATGATGGCAGTTGCCGGATTTACAGCAGCGCAAGCGGAAGAAGCTATGGTTAGTGCTGGCTACTCTGCACAAATGACAGCAGCAGTTGTAGCCAATACAGAATTTGCTGCGTCTGCTACTGGCGCAACAGGAGCAACACTTGGTTTAGCTGGCGCATTAAAACAAGCTGCATCCGGCATGATTGCATTCTTAACAACCAATCCGGTTGGTTGGGCGATGATGGTTGTTGCTGCTACTGGTATTGCTATAGCTGCTGTAGCAAATGCAACTAAAACATTTGATGATTTAAAAGAATCTGCTGATAATTCTTACAGTGAGTATCAAGCCACGCAAGGAGAACTTGATGGACTTAATGCAAAAATTAAAGAAAACCAAGCTACGATTGATGAATTAAGAGCAAAAGGTTCTCTTACTCTGGTCGAAGAATCACAGTTAAACATGCTTACTGCAACCAATGAACAACTTCAAAGACAAGCAGACTTAAAGCAAAAAGTAGCTAATTCACAGCAATCACAGGCTGCGTCTGATGCAAGTTTAGCGCTTAACGAAAGCACACGTATGGTTACGAATAATACAGGTACAAAAGAGAATCCTGTATATACAACTAAGAGTGTTGATATTATTGAGGAAACTCTTAATTTGCAAGATAAGATGATTGCAAAGCAAGAGAAGATAGCTGAACTTACGGAAGAACAAAGCGAGTATGATTATGGTACAAAAGAGTATGAGAAGATCGGCAAACAAATAGAACAAGCGAAGCGAGACGAAAACGATCTTAATAAACAGATTTCAAATAATTTATCAGATATCTATGATTTAAGAGAAGGTCTTGTAGATGCTTCTACTGGCGAAGCTATTGAAGGTTACGCTAAAGATGTAGAAAGAATTGATAAACTTACATATGACTTAATGACGGATTCAGAAAAGGCAGCTTACAAGCAATCAAAAATCAATAATCTTTTGTCGGATACCAACTACAAAAAGATGGCAGATGATATGGTTGAATTTGCGAAAGCGCAAGGCGAAGCTGGAATTACTGGAAAAGACATTAAAGAAAATTTTGCAGAAATGGCGCAAGCTGCGGAAGATGCCGGAATTGACATAAATGATCTTGCACAGACCATTAATGCCATGACAGGCAGTACCAATATGAAAGAGGTAACAAAGCAGTTAAACGAAATGAAGGATTCTGTAAAGAATAAAGAAGTTAAGAAATATCTCGATGATTTGTTTGCTACTGCAAGCGATGAAGAGTTAAAGATATATTACAGAATCATGAAAACGAATGATACTTCTGATTGGTCTATCGAAGATTGGCAAGGCGCAATCGAGGAATTACAAAGTCAGACAGTAGAGATCGAATTTGACATTGAAGGCGAAGCTGCGAAGATTGAAACATTTCGAAATGCGCTTTCTGAATCACGTGGGAACACTGGTGTTTCTAACGAGATGCTAACTAATATTCGTGAAACATTTGGAACTTTAGACGGATTCGATGAATCGAAGATTTTCTATAATACGGCAAACGGCGTTCGTGCAAATAGCGCAGCTTTAAAAGAATTACAGAAGCAATATGTAAATCTTAAAAAGGCAGATTTGAACAATCAGTTAAGAGAGCAAAGTGAGAATCTTGCGAAAGCCAATGCGGAACTTTCTAAGTTAAAAGAGACTGACGAGGGTTACGCAGAAGCGCAGGCAAAGGTTGATTTGTTCAGTGGTCAAATCGCACAGACAGAACAACTCATTTCTCAGTACAATGCTTTAACGTCTGCTTATAATGAGTGGGTTGCTGCTCAGTCTAGCGCTAACGAGCGTGACATGTATCAAAACGCTGGTAGCGGTTATGAAGCTACAGGCAGTTTAATTGAACAAGGCTGGATTAACGATGATTCAGTACAAGCCTACATTGACTTAATGACTTATGGAGAGCAAGCGTCATTCTCAGCCGAAGAAGTTAAGAACAGATATGAAGAACTTGGTAAAACTATTGAAGGAACTTCATATAGCGTTAAAGACTTCTTTATGACTATGGATGAAGAAGGAAATGCTAAAGTTGATGAAACGACTGGCGGTATTAAGAATTTCGTTAGTGCGCTTAGTGAATTAGGTCAAGTTGGTGAAGGAAATATTCTTGACGCTTCAAAAGCAGATGAATACGCACAGGCTTTAGGTGTTGACGTTTCATTAGTGGAAACTATGATTCGTGCTGCCGAAGAAGCCGGATATACTGTTAATAATACATGGGCATCTTCTACCGCTACTTTGCAAGAAGTAAATTCTGAACTTGAAACTGCACAGCAACAGTTAGATCAATTCAGAAATGAAGATGGTTCTATCAATATTAATGCCGAGGGTGCAGAAGAAGCACAGCAAAAAGTTACTGACCTTTTAGCGAAGAAACAGGAACTTGAACAGTCTAGCGGTATTATGAGCATTGATGTTGACACTTCCGGTTTTGATGAAGGCGTGAGCAATGCGATAAGCAAACTGCAAGAGTTACAAACTGCACTCAATGAGTATGAAGCTGCTAAAGTGGCCGGTATTGATACAAGCGAAGCAGAAGCAAATATTCAGAGTTTGGCAAGCGAGATTGAAGGACTTGATCCGGAAATCAAAGCACAGGTCGGACTTGAAGAAGGTTCAGACTTATCTTCTCAGATTCAGTCTCTTGCGTCTGGTTCGCAAGTTGAGGTTGGTGCAAAACTTGAAGGCGGTGCTGGTGCTGCTATCACGGCTGAACTTAATTCTCTGAACGCAGAAGCGATTGTTAAATTCACGGCAGAACACGGAGAAGTTGATAGTTACGCTGGCGAAGAGAAACAAGGCACAGGCGTTGTTACATGGTCTAATAGCACTGGTCAAGTAGACAGTTATGCAGCTTCAACGAAGACCTCACATGGTACTGTTATTTGGGGAAATGATACAAGCGGTGTACAAACTAGCTTTACAGCAACCGGAACTGTTAATTGGGTAAATGCTAGTGGCCCTGGCAAATTCATGGGTAACGCATTTGCAAGCGGTAAATGGGGAACTAATCAAGGCGGTACTGCTTTGGTAGGCGAATTGGCGAAGGAAATGGTGGTGACAGGATTTTGCCACCTAATTTATCTAATTGCTGGAATATCCTTAGAGATAAGAATACTACAACGTAGCGATGAAAAATGCGCAAGCGTGAATGTTTGAAAAATTCTTATATTGGACAATCAGCAGCAAAGTCTCGAATAGAGAAATGTTCAACGACTATCCCATTTGGGAGTAGGACTATAAGCGATTGGTAGTTCGAAAAGGTGAATATGCATATTTAAAAATGCATAAAGATATAGTCTAATCTCATGCGAAAGTATGAGGGAGAAATCCTGTTGATGTAGCGAATCAACAAAATATAAATGTGATCCAAAAACCGGACGTTGGTATACGGTTGGAGAAAACGGCGCTGAATTCGTAAATATCCCCGCTGGCGCAATCATTTTTAACCATGTACAGACAGAACAGATTCTTAAAAATGGACACATCAATTCACGTGGACACGCTTATGCTAGTGGTAATGCGTTCGCTAGTGGTACAGCATTTGCGTCCGGAAGTGACTCTGATAAAGTCCTTGATTGGGTTGAAATATTCATTGACCGCTTAGAGCGTGGCATAAAGAAACTTGAAAAGGCTGTTGATAACGTTTACAAGACTTGGAGTAATAGAAGTCAAAACTTAACGAAGGAAATTTCGAAAGTCAAAGATCAAATTACTGCACAACAAAAAGCATATCAAGCATATTTAGGACAAGCCAATGCGGTTGGTCTTGATGCTTCTTGGCGAAGTAAAGTCAAGAGCGGGAATGCTTCACTTATTGAACATATAACAGATAATGATTTGAATGATAAGATTAGCAAGTTTAAAGATTTTTATGAAAAGGCGCTTAGTGCAAAAGACGCAGTAAATGAACTTAAAGAGAAAATGGCTGAACTTTACACTACTGCTTTTGAGAATGCGCAAAAGAATTATGACCATCAGATTAAGTTGGTTGACCACTTAACAGAAACGTATAAGAACGGCGTTGATCTTCTTGAAGAAAGAGGTCGCTTAGTTGGCTCAACTTACTACAAAGCGATGGAAAGCGCAGAGCGTCAGCATAATTCTATTCTGCAAAAAGAACTTAACTCGCTCATAACAAGATATAACCAGGCAATGAATTCCGGTTATATTGAGCAAGGTTCACAGCAATGGTATGAATTCAATGAAGAAATCAATAAGACGAAGGAAGAACTTCAAGAGTCTAATATTGAACTTGCAAAATTAGCACAACAAATCAAGGAACTTAAATGGGATAATTTCGATTATCTGGAAGATCGCATTGGGACAATCAATGACGAGGCTGAATTTATGATTTCCTTGTTAAGCCATAGAGAACTTAAAGACGAAGACGGTTTATTAACTGATGCCGGATTAGCTACGATGGGTCTTCATGGTCAGCGGTATAATGTCTACATGGCGCAAGCCGATGATTACGCTGAACAAATCCGAAAACTCAATAAGGAACTTAGTTCTGATCCATATAACACAAATCTGATCGAACGGCGTGAAAAGATGTATGAATTACAGCGCAAGATGATTCTTGCTGCCGAAGACGAAAAAGATGCGATTATGGATTTAGTCAAAGATGGTTACGATGCTCAATTAAGTTCTATGAAGAAAGTAATTGACGAATATACGGACACTCTTGACAGAACGAAAGATTTGTATGATTACCAGAAAAAGGTAAGAAAACAAACAGAGACAATAGCTAAAATCCAAAAGCAGTTATCAGCTTATGGCGGTGATACATCAGAAGAAAATCGTGCAAAAATCCAAAAGTTACAAGCTGATTTGGAAGAAGCGCAAGCAGATTTAGCCGAAACTGAATACGATAAATATGTTAAAGATCAGAAAAAGATGCTTAATGACATGTATTCAGAGTATGAGGAAAATATCAATCAGCGCATGGATGAAGTTGATTATTCTATCACTGAAATGATAGGCACAATCAATAATAATGCCGTTGCGATAAGTGATACTCTACATAGTGCAGCTAATGATGTTGGCTATACTTTGACAAACGAAATGAGCGCCACATGGGATAAGAGTATGTCCGATGCGACAAGCATTATCACACAGTACGGCGATACATTTAATTCACAGCTTACGACTGTCAACTATGTGCTTTCGCAAATTGATGCTAGAGTGGCTAGTATGATTGGTCAAAGCGAGAAAGAAGCAAAGTCAACAGTTAATTCCACAACAAAATCAACTAGCGTGACAAAGCCGAAGTCTACCTCAAAGGGCAAAACTAGCAAGAAGAGCGGGAATACAAAAACCGGAAACGGCATTGTTACTCCTATCTTCACAAATGGTTCTGATAGACTTAATGTGCGCAATGCGCCGAACGCAAGCGGAACAGTTATTCGACAGCTTGCAAAGGGAAATATAGTTGAAACAGACTGGAAAGAATCTAACGGATGGTTGCATATCAGAGTACACAATAGTAAGGAAGACTATTGGGGTTGGGTTTCAAAGCAATATGTCAAAGCGTATGCACGTGGCGTAAGGCGTGCTACTGATGGTTTCGCATGGACACAGGAATACGGAAGTGAAGCAATTCTCAGTCCTACACAAAATGCGATGTTGACTAAGCTGAATAGTGGCGATGCTGTTCTCAGCGCAAAGGCTACAGATAATATTTTCAGCTTTGGTAATAATCCACAAGCGTTCTTAGCGAAACTCGGATTGACAGGCAGACTCCTTGACTCCGCTTCTCTTCTCAGTGGTTTATCTACTGCGTCTGGTCGTGCCGGTGTGGACGTTGGCGGAATTTCTGTAAATATTCCGATTGAGCATGTTGAAGATTATAATGATCTTGTTAATCAGATTAAAGCCGATAAGAAGTTTGAGAAGTTTATTCAGAGCATTACAGTTGATCGTTTGGTTGGCGGTTCTGCTCTTGCAAAACGAAATATTAAATGGTAATACGCAGAGGGGCGGTTTCGACTGTCCCTCTGTTTGATGGTGAAGAAAAGATGGGAAAAAGCGACTACGATAGGTTGAGAGAATACACAGAAAAATTAGAGCGTGAGAATGCAGCTTATAAAGCGAAAGAAAATGAAATGATTGAAGTTATCGCTTTCTATTCTCAGCTTGCAGATGAATATGAAAAATTGAATAAAGAAATGAGGGAATCAAAAGCTGCATTTGAAAAAGCTAGATTCTCTATGCTTGATTTAAAAGCGAAATATCAACAAGAGATGGATTTTCTTTTAAGAGAAACAAAAGAAGCATTGGCATGAACGAGGTAATCACATGTATTCAATAGATTTTGAGTATGACGGGCAGTATTTGTCTGAGTATGGATTTATTGTCTGTTCGTTTGATTATAGTGGTGGTTCAGTTACAGAAAATGCCGGTTCGACACTAACATTTAATACGGTGTCACGTAATAGCGGGAAACACTACGGATTGACAGCTACGAGTTATGATTCATGTATTACCGCCGAATTTGATATTTGTAAGAATCCGGATATTTATGACGATCTTGAAATAACAAATGGGGAATTTTTAGATTTAATGCGCTGGCTGAATAGGCGCAAATTTCTAAAGTTTTGTCCAATTAATGACAAGGAAACTGAATCAGGCGCTTGTTATTTTGATGCAAGTTTTAATGTAGAAAAAATAAAGATTGCAGAGAAACTTTGTGGTTTGCATTTAACTATGGAAACTAATAAACCGTTTGGCTATGGAGAAACAATCACAAATAAATGGACAATAACCGATACAACAAAAAGTTATATAGTATATGATTTGTCAGATGAAATCGGTGAACTTTATCCCGATGTAAAGATTGTGATTGGTGAAGATGGTGATTTAAGTATTCATAATGATTTGACAGGCAGCACAATGTTTATTGGAAATTGTACGGAAGGTGAAGAGATTACAATTCACGGATCATCTCAAATCATTGAAAGTAATTTAAATAGCCACGACATAGCAAACGATTTTAACTATATATTCTTGAAAATTGGAAATACGTATGGCAATCGGACAAACAAAATCACAGTAACAAAACAATGTACACTAGAAATATCGTATGCGCCGATTGCTAAAAATGCGCCGTGGTAAGGAGGTAATATATTGTGATAAAACTACAATTTGATTCATCGCATAATGTTATCCCGCCAACACTGGTATTGAGCAAGAGGAACGGAACAAAGATCGGTGCTATTCCGGCAACGAATATCGCTGTCTCTGATGAATTTAACGCTTATACAGAATTAACGTGTTCTGTTAGCAAATACGATAATGACGTTGAATATAAATATTGGGATGAACTAAAAGACTTCCGCTGTATATATGTTCCCACATGGGATGAATGGCTAGAAGCAAAAGTTACAGTATCAGAGATAAATGCGCTCGAAAAGAATCTGCTTTGTCGGAGTTTATGCGAAAGCGAATTGTCACAGATTATGCTGTACAATGTTCAGATTAACACCGAAGACGATATTGCAAGAACGGATTATGAAACGACAGTTATTTATGACGAAGATAATCCGGCTGGATCAATGTTAGATCGTCTTTTAGAAAAAGCACCGCATTATTCTATTGGTTATGTAGACAGCCGAATTGCCGGAATGTTTAGAGTATTCGATTTCGACAACTCTTCTATTTATGATGCATTCCAAGAAATCAGCCAAGAATGTGATTGTATTTTCGTCTTTGATTCTGGCTCAGATGAAACCGGAAAACCAAAGCGAGAAATCAATGTTTATGATTTAGAAGCGTATTGTTATGAATGTGGCAATCGTGGCACATTTACGCTTACTTGCCCGAAATGCGGAAGTACAAATATCCGTCACGGTTACGGTGACGATACAAGCATTTTTGTATCAGTAAACAATTTGGCAGAAGAAATTGAATACGAAACAGACGTTGATTCTGTAAAGAATTGTTTCAAACTTGAAGCTGGCGATGATCTAATGACAGCCACAATCATAAGCGCAAATCCTAACGGAAGTGCTTATATCTGGTTTTTAACAGATGAAATGCGTGCGGATATGTCAAGTGAACTTGTGGCAAGGTTAGATAGTTATGATGCTCAATATGAATATTACAACAGTGAATATGTGTTAAATATTCCTAGTGACATGATAACCGCTTACAATACGTTGGTTCAGAAATACCAGACATACGATTCTTCTTTAAATACAATTCCTAGCGAATTAGTAGGTTTCGAAAGTCTGATTAGCGTTTACTATGACACGATTGATTTGTATTTGCTTCTCAGTAGTTCGCTCATGCCGGACATTACACATGCAGATACAACGGCTGCGGAACAGGCAGCTTTGCTAACCGCAACGAACTTATCTCCTGTTGCCGTTCAGAATATATCTACGCTTTCTGGTTTGACAGCAAATAATTCTGTTCTTGCTATGGCAAAAGTCATAGTTGATAACAGGTATCAAGTAAGGGTTAATTCTGCGTCATACGGAAACGGTGTTTGGACAGGTAATTTTAAAGTTACAAATTTGTCTGATGAAGAAGATACTTCTATAAGTAATACTACTTCAATAACTATTAGCGATGATTATGAAACTTTCATCAAACAGAAGATTGATAAATCATTAAAGGCTAGTTCAGATACCGATGGTACAGACATTTTAAGTTTACTGGAATCTACGCAAGCGCAGTTAGAAGTTGAATTGCCGAAATGGAGTTTAGCTAGACTTAACGCTTTTTATTCTGCATGTCAGGCTTGTATTGATTTGCTGATCGAACAAAACATTGCCGATGATTCTATTTGGTCGCAGAAAACTCCTAATTTGTATGATGAAATCTATGCGCCTTATTATGAAAAGCTAAATGCAATCCAGGCAGAGATAACGCTTCGTGAATCTGAAATAGCGCTTATCGCTGGTACGTGGGGAGTTGACGGAAGTCTTGTTGTAGATGGTATGCAAACTTTACTTGATAAAGAGCGAGAGTTAATTCATAATGCGCTGAATTTCAAAGATTATATTGGCGAAGAATTATGGACAGAGTTTGCTTCATTCCGGCGAGAAGACACATACAGAAATGAGAACTATATTTCTGATGGTTTAAGCAATGATGAATTGTTTGAAATGGCAAATGAGTTTCTTGCAGAAGCTAATAAAGAGATTTATAAGTCTGCCACATTACAGCATTCAATTTCTGCGACATTGAATAATCTTCTGACAATGAAAGAGTTTGCACCATTGTTAGATAATTTCAAGGTTGGTAACTGGATTCGTATTGAAGTTGACGGAGAGATTTACCGATTGCGTTTACTGTCTTATGAGATTGATTTTAACAATCTTGATAATCTGCGGATTACTTTTTCTGATGTAAAGAAATATCGTGACGGAGTTTCAGACAGCGAAAGCATTATGTCGCAGGCTAAGTCTATGGCTTCATCTTATGGCGCTGTTACACGGCAAGCCAATAAGGGTAAGAAAAGTAATGATCGTTTGAATGATTGGGTAACTGATGGTCTGGCGCTTACGAATATGAAAATTGTGAATGCTGCCGATAATCAAAATATCACATGGGATTCTCATGGTATTTTGTGCCGTGAGTATTTACCTGTTTCAGATACATACAGTGAAAAACAAATTAAGATCATAAACAAAGGTTTGTATGTAACAGACGATAATTGGAGAACTTCAAAAGCCGGAGTTGGCAACTTCACGTTTTACAATCCGAAGACAGGTCAGGAAGAAGAAGCATACGGAGTTATTGCAGAAACGCTTGTCGGCAATCTAATTCTTTCACAAGAAGTTGGAATTTATAACACTACTGGTAGCGTATCCATAGACGAAAACGGAATTGAAATTATTAGTGATATGACTAGTGATGATCCAGTTCCGATGCATATGTCTATCGGCAGAGTTTATTTAAATAGCGAAGGCGAAGAACAAACAGACAGAGCAATTTACATTGATTCAGATGGCAACGTTGTAATCAGTGGAAATGTAAAAATAAATTCTAGTGAAGAATACGATATTGAAACCGTAAACGATTTATGTAATCCGGATTCTATGCACCAATATGTAGAACGAAGAGTTACGGATATGAGCGATCTGTTAAACACACAGGCTGCAACATATTACAATGAACTTTATGGATATTCACAAGAATTCTTAGGATACAGAGATAAAATGAGTCAGTGTGTTTCTATAGATGAAAACAGAGGTTTAGTCATTTCTGGTTATAATCCAGCAACGCAAGATAAGAGCAAGTTTGAAACTGTAATAGACAATGAAAGTATAAAGTTTAAAAGCGATGATACTATTGTTGCATATGTTAATCACGAATTATTGTACATCCCCAATGCAGCTATAACAACCACGTTGAGACTTGGAAAATTCTTCGTATTTCCGAGGAACGATGATGGCGTGTCTATTATTTGGGTTGGTGACTATATCCCTAGAACGATTAATTCAAGTGGCGAATTAGTATTAGTTGACCATTCGGGTGATGAAGAATTAGTTGGTTCGGAAGGTGACGGTGAATCATCTGGCGAATCTGAAAATAATTCTGAAAGTGGCTCTATTACCTATACAGGAAGACCATCCAAACAAGAGATGCTTGCAATGTTAGAAGAGATAGAAAATCAAGAGGCAGAAGGAGGCGATTAACATATGGCAGATTTAATTGGAAATACTGGCTGGAAATCAACACCTAATCCGGCAATAAAGCAAAGGTTAAATTGGGCGATTACCAGAGGAACATCAGTAGAAAATTCAAGTCAAGTTATTATTAGCTTGTGGCTGAAAAAAGACCCCGCAATCCAAAATGAGCCTACATATTCGACAGATTGCAGATTTAACATCGAGTGTAATGGTTTTGTACATCGTGACGTACAGATAAGCAACAATATGACATTGAATGCAAACAATCAAGAAATGTGCGTTGCTAGGGTTGTTCTTGAAGCGGTTGTGCATAATGTCGATGGTACAAAAACCACAACACTCAAAGCAAGTGGCGGTTTTGGCGGAACATCCATAAGCTATTATAGTTTAAATATATCAAAGTCTGTAACGTTTCCGGCGATTAACAGAGCGTCTTCTTTGTCAAATATAGCAAGTACGGTTATCGGGAATAATGCAACGATTTCATTTACTCCGTATTCAAGATTTTTCTACTATAAATTTAGAATGAAGTTCGGTTCTACAACTTATTATATTAGGGATGGATCGGGTAATGAGGTTGCTTTATTCCCTAACTCAACGTCAACGTATTCTTTTACACGACAAATCCCATCTGAGTTAATAAGCCAAATAACAACTGCGACAAGCGGGACAATGACCGCTTATCTGTATACTTATGCTGATGCTGCATGTACAAAGTTGATTGGCAGTGCAAGTATAAAAACTTTCACAATTACAGTTCCGTCAAATATTGTTCCCCTTATTACTAGTCATAGCGTAAATAGGATCAACAAAAAAATTGACGGAGTTGACGTTATTGCTGGTTGGAATGTCAATGTCGATGGTTTCACAAAATATACATTTGTAATTACGGCAAGAGGTTCAAATGGTTCAACTATAAAGAGCATGACCATATCCGGAGATTTATACAACACTAAAGTGACAAACGTTGTGAACAATGGCGATGGAACGTATACATGTACTTATGTTGGTGCTTACAAGACTATAAATGCCACTAAAAATACTACAACGAAAATTACTGTACAAGATAGCCGTGGAAGGGTTTCTACCGCTGTTACACATAATGAATATGTGTATGGTTATTCTAATCCCGCTATTATGATGTTTAACGCTGAAAGAGATAATTCTGACAGCAGCATAATAAATGTAAAAACGTCAAGCAGTTTTTCATCAATAAACAATCACAACACATTGATTGGTAGTATCGCTTATAGAGAAACTGGAACTTCTGATTGGATTCCTATAAGTAGCATTAATCCAAATACAGGTTATACTCCGGTAGCTGTTCAATTATCTGGCGGAGATGTATTTGAAGACAACAAAGCATATGAATTACAATTAGCCATTTATGATGATTTAGGCGGAGAAGCGTTCTTTGAAACATATGTTGGTACAGCAGCGGTCTTCCTTGATTTAAGAGCTGGTGGAAACGGATTAGGTCTTGGTAAGATTGCGGAGAGTGATGCTCTTGAAATTGCGTTTCCAACTAAATTTTATTATTACAGATTAAAAGTAGAAAACAATATTGCATATCCAATGAATGATATGCTCGATTCACATATATGTATGATCGGTAACAATTCGTTGGAAAACGACTTTGTTTTGTATGATACATCTACTAAAATATATTTAAGAAAGATTGGTAACTTTGTAAATATATGTGGCGCTATTTCTTCTACTGTAAATATAGATTCTTCGGTTATGCAAACAGGCAAAAAGTTCATGACATTATTAGAAAAGTTTAGACCGTTACAAGAAGTACGTACAGTATGTCAAGGTTCTGTCAAGAATACATGGTTGCTTACAATTAAAACCAATGGCGAAGTATGGTTTTCAAGATATGGTGCATCAAGTTATGCCTCTGTCACTGGAAAAGCACAAGACGAAAGTGGGCGTGTATGGTTGCCGTTTAATGTAACTTATATGGCTGGTGACGGATTACCGATAGGATGCAGTGATGACGGCGTTATGTGGCGTCCTTATATTTTTGTTGAAGCAAGTGAAGCATAAAGAGAGAAAGATAAATGGGTGAAAAAATAAGAATTCCGCTTTCAGTTTTGCGGAAAAGTTTTATATATAAACTGAATAAATTAATAAATGAGAGCGGTCTTGAACCTTATATGGTTGAATCAATTTTGAAAGATGCATATGAGCGAATGGCCGTTGAGACAGAAAGACAATACCAGAGAGAACTTGCAGCTTATAATGAATCATTACAAGACAATGAAGACAAAGGAGAATGATTATGTCTAACTTGAATGATATTTTAAAGAGCATTATTTACATCATTATTACAAGTATTCTTCCGATTCTTGTTCCGTATGTCATTAAACTGCTCAATGCAAAAATTGATGAACTTACGGCAAATATCGAGAATAAAAAGGCAAAAAGATATATTGATGTAATTGTTGATGCGATCAGCATTGCGGTTACATCGGTAAATCAGACTTACGTTGATTCACTTAAATTTGCTGGCACATTTGATGAAGAGTCTGCTTCTGTTGCGAAGAGACTTGCAATTCAAAAAGCAAAAGATTTAATTACGGCAGATTCAAAGCAGTTTATTGAAATGGCATACGGCGATTTCGACAAGTACCTTGAAGATGCAATTGAATCTTATGTAAGACAAGAAAAGTTATCATAATAAAGTGATCCCGAAAACGGAGTGTGTCAAACCGGCACACTCCTATTTATATGGAGAAAATTAAATGAATAGTAAGAATAGAGAGTTGGTCGCTGAGATGATTGCACGTGTTGAGTCTAATTCCAGATGGAATGCGTATTCAGACCCAGGAACAATTTCAGCGAAAGAACATACAATTACAATCGGCGCTTATCAGTTTGGCGGTGGTTCAAACGAAGCTAGAGATTTACTGAAACTTATCAAAGAGGATTATCCGGAAGTATTCAAGAAATACGATACTTGCGGTATTGCTGCCACTCTTTCGAAAGATTGGTACAGCACATATTTTAATCCGACAGCCACACAGAAGAAACAGATCATTGCTTTGATTTCAACTCCGGAAGGTATCGCAACTCAGAAGAAATATTTTTGCGATATTGAATTGCCCGCTTATTTGAAACGTGCGGAAGAGTTTGGCTTAAAGACGCAGAAGTGCCAAGCGCTTTGGGTAGAGATTCAACATTTGGGTGGTCTCAATCCGACAAAGAGAATCTTTAACCGGATTAAAGCTGAGACAGTAGATGAAGTTGACAGAGCATTGAAAATGGATCAAGCGGATACATCGTCAAGTAATCAAGTTGGTGATCGAATTTACTACAAAGATAGACATACATACTGTTTAGATTTTGTGCGCAAGTACATTACCGAAGATAGCGAAAATGTTGAAGAAACCGCAAAATCGGACGGAAAGAATGTTGAAGAGACCGTAAAATCGGCAGAGCAAAAAGTTGAAGAAAAGAAAGAAACCACAGAGAAAACATACAAGTATACAACAGAAGATGTTTCACTTGGTTCTACTGGTAATGTCGTTCTGCTTTTACAGGAAATTTTAAAAGCACGTGGATTCAAAGGCGCAAATGGGAAACCGCTTGAATTAGACAGAGAAGCCGGAGCGAATACAATTCACGCTATTAACTCTTACCAGAGTGAACGGAGAAGACAGGGTGTTGAACTTGGCTCTGATGGAAAGAATGACGGAACGTGCGGACAGAAGATGTGGAAAGATTTAATTTCGATTTAATACTAAAGTCGAAAAGGTATATATTGGGAGGTTTGTTGATTATGTCAATTTGTACAGCTAAACAGTACATAGACAAATTTGTTAGTTATGTTGGTTATCGTGAGAAAAATCATGCAAGTGCTAACATGGAGAGTTTTACTGCTGATGCTGGCAGTGGTAACTTTCAGAAGTTTCAACCGCTTTGCAATGCGGGTAATGGCGATCAGTGGTGTCAATATAGCGTAAACGGTGTATGCGTTGAAGTTTGCGGAAGTATTAAAGATGCGCAGTATGTTATGTGCGATACAACCGGAAATAAGTACATGACTGGTTATACTCCGGAAGGAGCAAGTTTCTTTAAGCAAGCTGGAAGATGGCACACTGTTCCGCAGTACGGCGATGTGGTCTACTTCTATTCTACTTCAATGGGGCGCATTTGTCATACTGGCGCAGTTATTTCAGTAAACACAAAGAACAAAACTTTTAAGACTGTTGAGGGTAATACCAATAACGATGGCTTTACAACTAACGGTGGGTGTGTTGCAATTCATGAATATTCTTATGCCAATGTTGGTGCGCCTAATCGTGTTGCCGGTTTCGGCAGACCGAGATTCGCAGCAGAGGGATATACACTCAAAAAGGGTGATACTGGCGATAAGGTAAAGCAGTTGCAGAAAGACCTTCAACTTGCCGGATTCTGCGATTGTTGTTATTACGGCAACAATGGTTTTTGCGATGGTAGTTTTGGTAATACCACAGAGAAGTATGTGAAGCTGCTTCAAAGTTCTGCCGGAATTGACATTGATGGTGAGTATGGTGCAGACACACAAAAGGCGCTTGCTGAATATGTTAAGGCAGCTAAGAATTCAAAACTTGATTGTACAGTTGGTACATTCTTGTTGACAGCAAAAGAAATCGCACAGCAGAACAGAAAGAACAATTTTGCTTACGGTAATGCTGCTTGTCTTCCGGCTGTAAATTCAGACGATAAGAAAGTTTCTTGTGACCGTTTTGTTGACCAAGTTCTTTGGTCTTGTGGATTAAAAGACGTTGGTAATCGTGGCGTAACACAGGTCGGTGATTATCTTGAATCTAAAGGCGCTAAGAAGATTGTGAACAAAAATGACGTTCAAGCTGGCGATGTGATTTTCTTCAATGGTCATGTTTTCATTTTGGGTAACAAAGTTTCTGACGGTGTTTATGAGCGTTATGACGCTGGTAGCCAAGATAGAATTCGTTTGACTGGCGCTTATTCCGGTTATGATTCTCAGCCGTTTAGAGAGAACATAGAAGGATTTATCTATGCTTACCGCTTGCCGTTCAAGACAAAAGAAGAAAAGCCAACAGAGAAGCCTACAGATGGCGAGAAGGTCAAATACGGTTTTACTCCGCAAGATGTTTCAGATGGTTCAAAAGGAACGAGTGTTCTGTTGTTGCAAGAGATTTTGAAAGCACGTGGATACACAGGTATTAACGGCTCAGAGTTGGCGCTTGACAGAGAAGCGGGTGCAAATACAGTACATGCTATTAACGCATATCAGAATGATCGTAGAAAACAAGGTTTTGAATTAGGCTCTAACGGAAAGAGTAACGGTGTTTGCGATCAAAAGATGTGGAAGGATTTAATCGCTTTTTAATAAGCGGGAAAGGGCAAAGGACGCAAACGCAATGAATACAAATGATGTTTGGGAACTTCTTTCCGAAATGCAGATAGGAACTATAGTAGCATGGATTGTTGTAGCTTCTGGCATTTTCGGAGTTGTCGGCAATTTTGTAAAGAAGTTTATTAGATTGATTGACATGTATCATGACACACAAGAAGAGAAGAAAGATATTGTTGCTAAGTTGGATGAACAGAACGACAAGTTCTCTAAGGCAATTTCTGATTTGGCAGACAGCGTGAATAATCTTAATCATAGACTTGACGATATACAAGATAAACTGCACGTACAAGAGGAAGTAAATCTCAAACAGATACGAAATGACATTATAACAATCTGTGACGAAGCCATTATTAGTGAAAAAATATCTGAAAGAAAATTTCAACTTCTTAACGAATTGTTTGACGAATATACAAACGTTTTTCACAGTAATGGCTACGTTGCTGACTCAGTTAAGAAAGTAAAAATTATATGGCAAAGCATGATTGGCGAAAATGCCGATATGTAAAGGGTTAGCAATATGAACATTTATGTAAAAGTAAACGGTCAAAATTTAAGGTTGCCTTCCAATTTCAAGATTGTAACTGGTAGCGCAAACTTTATTAAAATGATCTTCACTTTAACGTCAGATTGGGATGATATGTTAATCAAGGCGGTTTTCACTCAAACGGTTGACGGTGAAAAGGTTGAGTATATCAAAACCCTTGATAATGAAAACTCTTGCTATGTGCCATCCGGACTTGAAGAAGGTGTGTGTATGCTGGAATTGTATGGTGTCGGCGGTGCTGGCGGTACGATTAAAGCTACATCAAATGCGATTGAGTTTATCATTATCGGGCAGCGCTATGATCCTAGTGAGGGCGGAGAAGATGAAGACGAAGATACAGATGGTTATGTTGCCACTGTTGAAGAAATGAAAGCGTATTTGGGAATTACTTAATGGAGGGTTGATTGGATGATTACAACAATCAAACAAGGCGGTGACGGAAGGCCGTTTAACTACATGGAATTTATGTGCGATAGTTCTAGCGATTTGCAGAATCTTCCGGCTTTAGGCAGTAATGGTTGTTCCGTTGCGTCTAAAGCATTTTTAATGGATACGCAGAAAACTTATATTTTAGATAATACCGGCACATGGAAAGAGGTTACTTCTAGCGGTAGCGGTGGCGGTATTAGCGAAGACAATATTGCATCTGTAGATGAAACTAAAGACTTTTTGAATATTTAAGGAGAAGCTATGGCAATAAATGTAAAAGACAAACTTGTAACGTTAGAGTCTTTAGGCGTTGCTTACTCTACTGAACAAGATGCTAGAGAAGAAGCAGACCAGGCTCTATCTACAAGAATTGACAATATTGTTGCGCCGGAAGGCGATCCTTCTCTGACAGAAGTTTCAGATGCAAGGGTGTCCGGTTCGACAACTTATAACACTTTAAAGGCTAGACTTGACGCAGACAAGGCAGCAATCGGAACGGAGATTAGTCAACTATCGGCTGATTTAAACGAGATTTTGGAACAAGGGATACTATCACATTTTGCTGTAGATAATGATGGATATGTTTGCCAGAAAGTAGAGGTGGAGTGATATGGCAGAAGAATTAAAGCAATTATTTAGTAACGACAAGGCTGATGAAATTATCTCAGCCATTGTCCAAGGAGAAAAAGTAAGCAGACAGCAGGGAGCTGGTAATGCCGGAAAAGCACTTGTTGTTGGCGAAGATGGATATGTAATAACCGCTAATACTACACTGTCGGATACAGCTATTGCGGCATTGCTAAATTGCTTTGCTCATGTCACATGGGTTGATGCGTATGGACAAAATTATTACGATATCTTGGAAGCGGCATTAAAAGAAAATAGTTATTCGAATAAAAAATCGTATACCATACATGATTTGGTACTTACTAATGGTAGGGCCACTACTCTTGATAATGGCAAATTGGGTATATGGTATAGAAATGAACAGGAAAGAATGGTGTGCGGTGTGTCGTATGGAGACGAACCGTATTATGATAGAGAAACCGAAGAACCTTTAGATATATACCCAATACCTGTGCCTAAGAATGCAAAAGCCGTTATAGTTTCGGCTACTCCATCCAATATTAGTGTAGATATCAGTACAAGAAGATTTAATAAAGATATTTCATACGGCGTATTTAGATATAGCACTGGAACTGGTGGGCTTCCTGGAATTGTTAATTTACATGGAGAAGAATATATTACTCTAAATATCATATGCCCTGCTGGAATATCAGTGCAAGACCTTGTAACAGATATTAGTATTATATTCTTGACCACAGAAATTTATAAAGAAAATGAATGGACATATCATTTAGGAAATGAAAAATATGATTTGCATTTATCAAGAGGAACTCTACATAGCGTTGATGGTCATCCAAGAGTTATGACTAGTCAACAATATGGAGGAGTTGTTGGGGTAAGAAATGGGATACAAGAATATATTACTGACGACGGTGAAACAATAGATAGACATATGCCTATACCTATTCCAGAAGGGGCAAAAGCTGTTAGAATGTCTATTACACCGAATAATCTGGATGTAAATATGCATACAAGAGCTTACAATGCTAATATTGGAGACTATGACGCCTACATACAAACAACTGGCAGAATAAAAGGAAGCGCTTATTTAAACATTGGCGAGAACGAGAAATATCTATTATCATTTGTAAGAACTGATAGCGGAACATTAGATTTTGATGCTATCGAAGATATTTCTATAACATTTTTAAATCAGCCAATATCCGAAGGTGGTGAATAAAGTGAATTTATATACCATTGATGGAAAAGAAATAAAAATAAATGAACTATCTCATGATTCACTCATGACCGAGGTAAATACACTACTTGGACGTGGACTTGGAAGATTAACAAATTTGGAAAACCTTCACAATGAATTTGCATTACCAACGCTTCACCTTTATGGAAACATCGACAAAATGACAAAAGATAAAGCTGTAAATCTAAGGGCTGTTTACTCTGATGGCGTAAGAACATTTGAATGTATTGCGAACACTAAATGGCAAGGTGAAGCGACTTTAAATTTGCCAAAAAAGAATTTTAATATTAAACTAAGAGACAATGCAAAGAATAAATACATTGTATCATTTAAGGATTGGTTTCCTACTCACAAATATCATATTAAAGCTAATTATAGTACTCCATCTTTGGTGCGTAATTCGGTAGGGAGCAGGCTTGGAAGAATGGCGTATCCTAACTTATATCCGAATGATGCTAGAGGTGTCATTGATTCCTTCCCGTTTATCCTATATATCAATGATGAGTGGTGGGGGTGTTATACTTGGAACCTGACCCAAGACGGGAACCTATTTGCAATGGACGAAGATAATGAAAATCATATGGTTTTTAGGTGCAATGCAAATTCTACAAATCCAGGATGGACCATGGAAACTTTTGAAGATAGGTTAAGAGATGATTCCACGACATATTCATTAGAATGCCTTCAAAGGATGGTAGATTGGACAAATAACTGTACAGTAGAAGAGTTCAAAAATAATGTAGAAGACTATTTTGATTTAGAATCATTACTATATTACTGGCCAGTTGTTGAAATTTACTGCGGAACCGACAGTATGAATAACAATACTACGTGGGCAAGCTGGGACGGTGAGCATTGGTACGTTTTGTGGTATGATACAGACCTGATATTTGGGTTATCGAGTGCAGTAGGTTTTTCACCAACTTTGGATTTGATAGCGGTAACTAAAACAGAACAGTACGCATACAAGTATAATCCTATTTGGGATAAATTGTATCAAGCGTTTTATGATGAACTATGCGAGAAATATGCTGAGTTAAGGACTAACATTTTTACTGATGCAGAAACAATTATAGGTTACTTTATGGACTATAGGAATATGTGGGGAGAAGAAAACCTGGCTTTAGAAGTTGAAAAGTGGCCACCGAGAAACCCGGATAATGCTATAGAACGGTGTGGGGATAAAATAACGCAAAGGCTTGCATATTGCGATAACAAATACGGTTATACTGCATCGTAACTGATTTAAAGGACACTTTAAATCATTGCGTTGGTCAACTAAACGCCCATTCGAATAATGAGGTAGAAAATGGATTCAATTATTCGTGGCACGAACGCCACAATACAGATAAAAATTAAAGAGGACTTGGACTTCTCGACAATCACCGCTCTTGAGTTGCATATCTATCAGCCGACACATCCGATAGTAAAAACCCTTGAGGATTTAACTCTTGACGCAGACGCAAAGACAGTGACTTATGAGTTATCACAGGCAGAGAGTCTCAGTCTTATCTCAGGTCGAAACGTGGAGATAACGCTTGTGGGTATTGCAGACGGAAAACGCTTTGAGACAAGACCTGTTATCAAAGCGAGCGTGGAAAACACACGTAAAAACGAGGTGATAACATGAGCGTCCGAGCAATCGAAGCGGAAGTCAGCATTAAGAGCGGAATCGAAGCAGAATGCTCAATCGGTCGTGAAGTCATTGTCGAGGTGCATGAGGACGTGAACCTTGAATCGCTGACAGTGACCGCAAACGGACAGTATGAACCGTCTGAGGGTGTCGATGGATTTTCTGATGTGACCGTACAAGTGCCAGAAAGAGTGCCAATAACGGAAAATCTATCTGTTACGGAAAACGGCACTTACGAGCCAGAAGAAGGCGTTGACGGATATGACAGAGTTGAGGTTAATGTTCCAATTATCACGCCAGAAATCGAACCGCTGACAGTCACAGCTAACGGCACATACACGGCAGAGGGTGACGGCTTTAATCCGGTGACGGTCAATGTCGAAGCGCCGAAAGAACCTAACGTGTACGAGGGTGAGTTTGTCGGCACAGAGACAGGCGTACTGACGATTAATACTGGATATGAAGGAGACAGCTTCCCGAAAGCGATTATGATATATGATGCAGACGGTATAATCAAATATGATGCACCGCTTGCATATACCATTAGTGCTTTTATGGCGATTAAGAGCAATGGTGACACTCCTACCTACAGCGGAGATACATCGGAAAATCAGTGGCGTCATCAGACACTAGCTACAGGTGGGTCACGAGCGTATTCGTCATCCTCATCATCTGCGTCATACATCTGTACACAGACAGCGCCTACGATGGGAGCCACAACGTCAGTTAAGATGCCAAATGCAAGCACACTCAAAGTCTATGTAACGGAAAGCATGACAACATCTGCGACACGCTTTAGAGTAGGTATTAAATACAAATACAAAGTATTCTACTAAGTCAACTAAACGCCCATTTTCAGTAGAATAGTCTGGTAAAACTATTACAGAAAAGTATTGATTTTCTGTTCTCTTTGTGCTATAATTACTATAACTTAAAGTAAGATCGTAGCACAGAAAGGAAATAGCAATGTCAGACTATTCTTCTTTTGTTGATGGCTTCATGCTAAAGTTTGACAATTCGTTTAGCACAGAGCAATTAAGATTTATCAGAGATGCTTTGAATGTGTATACTCTGAATTATGACATTAAACCAGTCACAACAGAATTGTCTTTGACGCAATATCAATTACCGCAAGCGTACTTTATATTTATGGCTTCAAAAGAGCAAGATGGTAAATTGTCTGCAATGTCAAAGCAGCAATACAAAATGTGCATTGAAGACATGCTATACTTTTTGGCGATGCCATTAAAAGATATTACGATAAATCACTTGCGGTTATATTTGCAAAAGATCAGTAGAAACGCAAAGACCGGTAAACCGATTTCAGATAGCACGATGAATCAGCGTAAAAGTATTATACGCAGCTTTTTCACATGGTTGTATGAAGAGGAATACATCGAAAAGAATCCGGCTGTAAGAATTAAGACAGCAAGAGATCATTCAAAACCACGAACGGAATATTCAGATACGGATATTGAAAAGATTAGAGAGTCATGCAAGACTAAAAGAGATCGAGCAATTATTGATTTGCTAACTTCTTCCGGAATCCGGATTTCAGAATGTGTCGGTATGAATCGAAATGATGTAGATTTCATTAACCGTGAAATCTTAGTTTTCGGCAAAGGCGGTAAATGGAGAAAGGCATATATTGACGGACGTACAATCGTTTCGCTTAGATCATATTTGGATGAACGCAAAGATAACAATGAAGCGCTATTCGTTTCTATGAGAAGTCCTTATGACCGCCTTACGTCCGGGGGGTGTGAGAAAATTGCTACATGGTTTACAAGATGAAAGTCATGTTAATAATATTATACCACATAGATTCAGACACACGATGGCAACAAATATGGTAAATCGTGGTATGCCTATTGAGACAATCGGGAAAATTTTAGGTCATTGCCAGACAAGTACAACATTGAGATATGCGCACTTGTCAGAAGGAAAGATCAAGAACGACTATATGGCATTCCATTAAACGTATTAACGTGTTGTATGACACTATAGTTAAATACGGTTTTTCAAGGTTAATTTCAATTAAAATTGTTTATTCGAACGAATACTCATTGAAGTATATTACATATAGAATTGGATATTGAAAACGGTTGCTAACTATGGCTGTATATAGAACCATAAGGGGGATTACAGATATTATTTCTGTAGTCCCCTATTTTTTTAGCCAATGGAATTCATTTGTTTTAACGCTTCTTCTTTTTGCGATTTGATTACATGATAGTAAGTTTGGATAGTAATTGCCGTTGAAGCGTGACCAGCCATTTGCGATATAACGTCAAGTGATACTCCGTGACGCAGGTAATAGCTTATGCCGGTATGTCGTAAAAAGTGCAAAGTGAATTTATCTCTTTCGCCGTTCTTATTCAAGCCACACGATTTCAGCTTGCCTTTTAAAACTCTTAACAGATTTTGTTCTAATACCTTTGTTCCCTTTTGGGTGGCAAGCACATAATCTGTCGGCGCTGTAAAGTTGCTATGATCCTTGATATGGTTTAGCGCTTCTATTGCTTCGTCTGTTAAAGCCACTTCCCGCATTGACTTAACTGTTTTGGGTTTTGTCAGAATAACTTTTGTTTTTGCTTTTACGCCGTTGTCTCTGTTGCGGACACGTGATACAGCTTTTGTCACTCTTAATATTTTGTTTTCAAAATCAATATCCGACCAGGTTAATGCCGTTGCTTCTCCTATTCGCAAAAACGTGACAAGAATAAAGTACAGAGCAACACCGTATTTTGTACCGCCGATTCTGCCGTTTTGCGGTTGTTCATAACATGCAGCTTTAAATGTTTTAATCTCTTCATCAGACAAAACCAAGTCTTTGATTTCAGCGGAAGTATTTGCGTCTTCTAGCGTTATTTCTCCTACTTCTTTTCTCTGAACCGGACGAACCACGCCGAGCATAGGATTATCAGTTGGATTCTTCTGGTAGTAGTAAGCGAAAAACTGATCTAAAATTTCATACGCCTTTTTGACTGTTGAATATGAGTAACCTTTCCCGCTGTTATGCTCATACTGCAAATAGTGTATGTGTTCCGCTATATCTTTTGTTTCAATTTCAATGACTGGTTTTAAACCAATGTCATAGTATTCAATCTGGTTCTTAATTGTGCATTCGTTCCGATCATACGAATTAGCTTTAGTCTTCTGGTACTTTGACTTTTTTAGCCAGTCATACATTGCACTTGATAAAATCACGTTTTTATTGAAAATTGATGCCTTGTAAACCGCCTTGTTTTGGGAGTTTTCAAGACGCTCCTTTTCAGACATGCGCTCATAACACTCAGAAATTGATCTTCCGTACACGATAAGTCTCTTTTTTCGGGGTTTATCCGACTTGTCGAATTTATTAGTGTATAGCTTTTGAAATTTTATATTCGTATGCTCTTCGTTCGCCCACGTAAAACTTCCTTGACCGTATGGCAGCTTTGGCAATTTCTTAGGTAATTTGCCACTCATGATACATCCTCCTTTGACCCATTTGTTTCACTTTTGTTTCAAACTTGGTGGTACAAATTATGTAATTTTGGTACAAAACAGAATGTTTGTTTGTGTGTAACTCAATTATAAACCAAGACAAATAAAAAAGCAAGTGCCGAAAAATGCCGTAAATACAACGTTTTTCAACACTCGCCTTTAAATGTGAAAGCAACAGGGGAAGCAGGAATCGAACCCGCATTGACGGTTTTGGAGATAATCAATGCACTTGCGATTTTTCCCTTATATTCAACAAATATTCAATTCGGTTATGTGATTGTTTCACTTTTTGTTTCACTTTTGTTTTCGTGTATCACTTTGTTATTTGATATCCACTACTTTGTTAATATGCTGTCTTCGCCATTTGTCAAATGCTTCTTTGTCAAATAGCAGCTTACCGCCCAATCTCATGCAAGCCACACCATCAACATCTGCCATCTTATACGCAGTATTTCTACTTATTCCCATCATCTCTTGTAAATCTTTCACAGTATAGTATAACATTTTTAATCCTTTAATCCTATTGCTTTTCTCGCCATTGCTTCATTTGCAAAAACTCTCTTTGTCACTTCTTTAGCACCAAGACGCAGATTTTGATTTTCTTTAAGAATCCAACCATTCTTTTTGAGATCGTATGTAAAGCAGTATTGCCGTTTTGCAATTTTGTACAACTTCATTTTTTCGATAATTGGCATTGTGGTTAAGCCATCTTTGTAATTAACCACATAATAAATTTCGCCAACTATCAAACTATCTCGCAGATTTGCTTCGAATATCTTTAGTGCGGTTTTATAACCTTCTAACAGATATTTAAGACGGTTTCTTTCTTCAATTTCATCTTCATCTAATTGAATAAGTTTAACGCCGGTCTTTTTGATTAACTCTTCCATCTCTTCGCAAAATCTCATGTCGTACTTCCTAACCCGCCATTTCTTACACCATCGGCATTGTCTGAATAAGTTAATCCAAACGGCATGAATATACCTTGCATTATGCCATGACCAGCTTGAATATCAATCGTCTTATCTTCGTTGCTGTCATTTGTAATCTTCGCAAAAATATGGCCTTCGTTATCAGAGTAATAATAATCGGAGTCTATGACACCAACAGTATTGTTAAGCTGCATACGATACTTGAATCCCAACCCGCTACGTGGGAAAACAAGCAGTACCCATCCTTCTTCAATTTTTACTCTTATACCTGTAGCAATCTTTATTGTTTCTCCTGGCGCAAGTGTAATAGCGTGCGGAGCATAGAAGTCATAACCAGCCGAACCGGACGTTGCTCTTTTTGGCAATTTAATACTGTCATAGATTTCCTTGATCCAATAATCCGGATAATCGCCGTTCATGTCTTTCATGCTTCGATGAAATTCTTCATAGCTTACTTTTTCAAATTCGCCTACTCTTACCAATTCTTTCTCCTAACTTATTCTTTTTGCGTACTGGTTATCCGATGAAAGATAAACTCCCAATACTTCATCATAATGTTTTTCGTGATTTGGAATAAATCTGCCAAACTTAATGACCACGTTTGAAAATTCTTTCAGTGCTTCGATTTCGTCAGCGCATTCTTTTTCGTAGTATCCGGTATAAATTACTACATCATCATTGCAATGATGATTTGTCCGTAATTGTTTAATAATGTCGATAACGTCATCGAATTGATCCATTGGCTCTAAACCGCCGAATACAACCGCTTCTGATATTGGATTATTGATATATCGTTTTACAATTTTTTCATTTCTTATGTGGATATTTTTCTGGAATACAAGAGAACTATTTTGGCAGCATTTAGTTCCGCTTTCTTTATCACATTTAAATGTGCAATAGCTTGTAATAATAAACATGGAAGGGACTTTGTAATTTACAAAATCCTCTTCCACTATGTCTTTGATTGTCATTTCATAATACCATCGTTAGAAAGTACGTTCATCCATTTACGATGATCGAATTCTTTCTTTCTGATTTTTTGATAACTGCTTATAGGTGTGTAAACTTTAATACCGCTTGTTTCCAAGTATTTAATACGGAATAGACTATACCTTCATCTTTCGCAAGATGCCTTTTGGTAGTCGTTGGGGCAACATTTTTTAATGCGCCTGCGGATTACCCAATTCATTATGCTTTTACTGGTTTCCCTAGTGATAATGACTCTAAGGGTTTCCCCGCATATTCAAGGTTTCTTATTTATAGTTGCGTTACTTTGTCACCAAAGCATCGGGCAATTACACCATGTTTACCCTACAACTCTTGCGTATGTATCAGCTATCGGCTCACCGCAAACCGGACACTTCTTTTCACTGATAAATGCATGTTTATGCTTGCATACGCTAATCTTCGTGGTAAATGCAAAATAGATTACTCCTTGTGAAGCAACATAATTAAGCATCTTCCATGCAGTTTCCGTATTAGGAAATCTGTTTTCAATGTCAATATGTGCAATACAACCACCGCCACATTTCTTATCGAACAATGAACCAAGTCTGCATTTCTCCTGGATTGTGCATTTCTCAACAAGAGGAATCCACTGATTAGAATAAATAAAGTATTTGTTCTGTTCGAATAATAAGTTGTCTGCTTGACAAATTACACCCGCACAATTTTCAGCCGGAATCATTTCAACGTTAAACGTGAAATCGCATTCAAAGTTGTCTTTGACTTCGTTAATTGTGTCGAGAATTTCTGTTGCAAATTCAACCGCTTCATCTGAATAACTCTTGCAGCCGATTTCGTCTGTTTCGATAAGATCGAATAAGTCCATAACTTCGTACATACCAACCAATTTGTTATCATATAGGTTTTTTATCCTATATTTCTAATGGTTGTTATTTCCATTAGTTCAGCATAACTTTTTGCCATAACATAAGTCTTAGGCATTGAAGTCTCTTGGATGTATTATATTCTACTTAGTAGTTTCAACATCTATGCGTTGCCTGTGACCGCTTTGTTAATAACGGCCTTCCAGTCGGGTTAGCGTTTCAGCTTTCCTGGTTTCTACTTCAATAATAATTCTGTTTGTTTCCAAAACAGAACGGCATCACTACCACCGATTGTACAAAATTGCTTATCCAATTCTACCGCACCATCACGATAATTCGGCAACAAGCCTTTTTCGATATTGCGTTTGATAATATGTCTCATTGATGTGAGCGCTTTGCAATCAAGAAGCACACGATCTTTGAGAATCTTAATATACTTTTTCTTGTCGAATTTGCTTTCATAAGCAATACGAACAAGATTGATTGTACTTACACGGCAAGAGCCAACACTAAGCGCTGTTCCGCCGATTGAGTTAATAAATGCATCGAGTTTTTTTGTGTCTGACAAGAGCCTACAGTTATGGGTAACAATACCATTACCCAAAGTGAAAATAGGATTTACATCATTTTCAACAACTTCAACACAATAGCTTTTTACGCCACGTGATGATACTTTGTTAATGGTTTTGATTTTAATCCACATATACTTATCATCTAAGAAGTAAACATTCTTTAATTTACTTCTTGTTTTTGGCGTGTAATAACGGATTGTGTAATTAGGATTGCTGCCTAATCTTCCTGGTCTTTCATCAATCTTGATGTTTGTTACAATACCCATACTTGTAAATAATGCAACAAGACTATCTTTTAAATTATTCGAACTTGTGTAAATTCGATTTATTCCTATTTCTGTGCTTCCATCTGTTGTCTGTAATCCATCAATAATACCTTGTCTAAATTCAAGAGAGCAATCAATCGCTTTTAAGTTGATACCCTTGTTTAAAGCATTATCACCATAAACAAATTGATTGATTAATCCTCTTAAATATTTAGAATTAATAGACACATTAACACAGCTTTCTTTTCCGGAAATTTGACTCAAACATTTATCTTCACTAATTTTTGCTCCAAATTTTTTAGGGCAATACTCACGAAGAAATTCTATATCGTCAATATCAGTATTGACATTTAATGAGTAAACAATTTCAGACGAATTCTTAAATGATCCATCACCTAAAAACATTCCAACCAATAAACCATCTTCATAATTCATATTATTTGTGCCGACATACGGAGTTATTGAATACGGAAGATAATCATTTTCTGTTAAATCTTTTGTTTCAATATAATCTTTTCCGTAGGCTAAGTTTAAATGATTTGGAGTTGTTCTTATCTTCGCACCATTTACTAATTCAATTTCATAAATCGGAGAATCATCAAATTGATTTATTCTACATTCAACTAATCTCCCATTGGAAAGCACTTTAATACTTTCATCTTTATACCTGAAATATACTTCTTTAATTGGAGAAAGTACAAATTCTTTATAATAATTGCTCCAATATAATATCTTCGTATCAGGACTTACAGGACAATTTGAAAGAACGCCAACATTATCACTGACAAAGAAATTTGCGTCCGACCAGCGACAATTATGGTCACTACTCCATCTTGCAAAATCTTCATCAATAAAATGTCCATCCTTATAAAGAAGTGAATATGACAATACCGGATAGGTAAACATATTAACTTCTCTAATTTCGCTAACAACATCCATAAACACTTTTTGGAATTCAATCAAATCTTCGATATGATCTATTGCGAATGTTCCGTCCGGAAATTCTACACCGCCGAACAAAGATTCAAGATACGGTCTATCAAAGATTGATACGTTTGTAACCTTATATTCACAGTAATTCGCTACGTTACTGCCGTTCTCTAATGAACTGCTACATGTCACCATGTAGAGTGGACTATATCACGAACTGTTACCAGTCCCTTTGCACTTCCACTGTCAATAGCTTACAGTGTACTTCCATAAGGAATAGTCTCTGAACCTTCCTCTCTATGAGGTTTGGCTGCTAATTGTCTTAATATCTATGTAAGATTTTTTAGCAATTCACAAAGTTTGCTATACTTGTCACCAAGTAAAGGCGCATACAATTTACGCACTCTGGTCTATTCTCAAAAACGGCTGATTAAGTCTATAAATCAGCTTTTGGAATTGCTGCTTTTCGTAGTATTCCGGACTCTTCATGTAGTATCCATCTTCCACATCTTTCTTCCAGAAATACCACGCCCAAATCAAAATGTTTGGCATTCCTACTGCCGTAATAAATCTTATATTTCTATAAGCACTGACTATATCTTGCTACATTTTTTTGTAGTGTTTCCGTTTCCATCTGTGTATCAATAACAGATGTACTCCCCTTCCGAGGGATAGTCGATACAGGTATTTATTCCCACGGTATTAGCTTGCGTAAAACGTTTAGCCTTCACCGTTAGCTTGCTTTTTGCAAACCCCGCTGATAAACGGAAAAGAAACAAGAGGGCGCAAATCCACCCGATTGCCGGTTACTCAAAAATGACACAAACTCAATAACATCATCAAAGTAAGTAGTTAAATGCTTTGGTGCTTCATTGTTGTAGTTATCCAAGAAGAAAAGACCTTCTGTTGCAAGCCTTGTAAAATCGTTCGCCCAACAATAAGGAAAATAAGAAGCTGTCGTGCTATCATTCAAATAGAAGCCACGGCTGTACTCCTGTTCAAGCCATTGTTTAGCTGTTCTCAATCCCCACTTCTTTTTGATCTCAATGAAGATTTTATTCAGACCAAACAATTTATCTGACGATTTTCCCTTTTCTGTCATAAAGCTGCGAATGTCTTTATGATTTGCATTTGCGTTAGGATCAATGCTTGCGTCTGCAACTGTGTCTTTTCCTGTGAAGCTGTCAATGAATTCTGAATAATCAAGCTGGCTAGGATGCAAACCATTGATGTATTCAAAATCTTCTCCATATTTCTTTTTTAAATCTTCAAGACAGCGTTCAAAGTCTCTTGATAATTTTAAGTTGATCTCCATGTTTTAGCCTTTCGATTAGTAATTTTTTACCCAATCTAAGGCACTCATGAAATCAAGTAATTCACCATTGACACTGAGCGTTGGAGCGTTCATGATACCCATAGACAGCATTTCATCAATATCTTCGTTCTCCGTAAACTCAATACCTTTGTCTTCTAACTTCCTTTTCAAAACCTTACACTTCGGGCATGTAGGTGTTTTGTATAAAATTATTTGCTCCAATAAGTACCTCCAATTAGTTTTTATATAATTAAGTATTCAACGATGAAATCAGCAGCATCACTCATAGAATCTTCAACACGCAAAAAAGATTCTTGAATCCACGGATGCAAACATTCTTCATTTTCGTTGATACCAATTACCGAAATATGTTTATTGCCGAAATGGTTCATAGACCACGCTACACCCATTTCAAAATGCGAACCGACACTTTCACCAATGCCTTCCGCATTAATAATGAGAATGTCGGTATCACGGATTTGGTTTAATTCCCATTCCATGATTTCTCGCTCTGACTTCTGATAGTCTTTGTCATATCTGTAATACTGCGGAGGATGAACGAAAATCAGCTTTGTACTTCCATCATTTGAGTATTTAAACCGGTTTTCGATCAGCCGTTGAATGTTATTGCGCCAAGACATTTGTTCTTCATATGTCAAGCCTTTCATTTTTCCGCAAGTATAAATCTTTATTTCTTTACTCATTTTCATCCAGTATTCTTTCTACTTCTCGCAGCAATTCATAAACATCTTTCTTATAACCAGAATTATCAATCACATAATCAACTTCTTTTTCTATAGAATCGAATTGACCTACATCAGACAAATTCCGGCGATAAGATTCTTCTATGTTATCGCCACGCTCCAAAATCTTAATCAGCCGTGATCTCCGATCAACCTTTAAATAGATTGAAACTGTCTTAATGCCTTTGCGTTTTAATGCTCTTAATCCAGCCGGAGTTAATACAGCATTTACATCGTTAGAATCGCTACACTCATTAAACGGAGTGCCATAATGCCAACCGTTGTATTCTGCGGTTTCGACAAAGAATCCTTCGGAGTCTAACCGCAAGAATTCTTCGTCTGAAATATAATGATAAGAGAATCCGTCTATTTCTCCCGCACGAATTGGCCTTGTAGTGTAAGTGACAATCTTATTGTGATTAAATTCTTTTGTGATTAAATTCTGCAAAGTAGATTTACCGCTTGCACTTTCACCAACTAAAACTAACATTATAATCCTTTTCTGTTTTGGTTTTTACTTAATTTCGATATCGTCAAATATAATCGGCATACGCTGTTTCAGTTCGTTGAGCAGCGGGATCATAACCTCTCTGATTTGAGGATGTGCAAAATGTTCAGTCCTTAACGTCAGAATGTTTCTCCATTCACGGAAATTCGCAGTTACCACGATTTCAGTTTTAAGTGAATTAGGTAAAACCCCTCTTGAAATCTGCGGTGTCGCTCCCAATTCAATCAAGTTCATGTAGTGGTTCTCTGCGTCATTCATGGCGGAAATCCATTCAGCGATAATCTTCTGAATCGTTTCTTCCGGCAAATCTTTCATCTTAGCATCAAGTCTAATTCCGCCTTCAATATCAATAACATTGATTTCGTTATTAAACTTGCCTTTTGAATAATTGCAGTATCTTGTAGACTCCTGTGCGAAAGACGCTAACCGGTGTCTTACGATTTCATGTGAAATGCCACGATCAACAGTGAAGCATACCGAAAGAATGCTGTGTTCAATCATCGCCGTATGTCCAGACTTAATTAGATTTTGAATCATCTTTCTTGCGCTGGATGCGTCTTCTGAAATATAATTCTCAGACTTATAACATTTACGTGCGATCTGCTCAATAAACTTTAACTCTTCTTCTCCACCTTCGGAAAACTCTGTCAAAATTACATATGACGGTTTGACAATATTCATGTATTAAATATCTCCTATTATACCATATTTTCTTATTTTTGTCAAGTATATTACTTTTCTGTATTAGTTTTTGATTTCTACAAAATAGCGGATTGTACTTTGCTCTTTCTTGTAAATAACAATTTCATCATTCCGCAACATTTGACCAGCGTGTGCATGTAAGCAGTTAGCGCCAGGACAATTCCTTTGTAACTTTTCATAATCAAAATTATAATACTTGCTATCAAAACTATGTACGTTGTACGGCTTACCGTAAGCTACATCCATTAAAGCCATGTAACCAATATTAGAACTACCGTTCGCCCAATACGATCCAGATAGCGATGTATAGCCTAATGATTTTCTAGCTTTCGGCGCATAATAAATACCGTAACCAAACATCTTTCCGGTAATTACTGCGTTGGTTGGTCTAAGCACTAAGCCAGTGTTAATGATTGACCACCAATTTTCATTTCGGCTACCGTGGAACAACAACCTAATATCATTAATCTTGTTGTCTCGGACAAAATCATCAAAGAGTTTTTGCGTCTTATTATTCTTTACTCTCCACGCTCTACTGAATTTGTGTGAGCAATCGCCAAGAGCAGCTTTGATCCTAGCAATATCTTCTCTATCACATTCTTCAAATTCAAGTCCAAGCGCTTCAAGAATTGTACAATCGTGTTCTGTTGTAGTATCCGTATCCTCTTCGATGGTTTGTTTTTCTACTACTTGACCTTTCATAACGTCAAGCAAATCCTGTTCCCGCTGGATGATTTTCGGGAATTCTTCTTTTGAACTTGCCAAGTAATAACTAACGTCAGACATTTTTCGTGGAATGACGGTAAACAATTTCAGCAATTCATTATTGAAAATTTCAACAATGTCAATGGCAAGCAAACCATTGATTATTACCTGTGCTTCGTCAACCATTGCATGAGTAACCTTATCAGAAGAAATATTGTAATTACTCTGAATTGCTTGTTTTGCCATGCGCTGTAATCTCTCTACGATTTCAGCAATAGCAGAATTCTCAATGTCTTTATATTCCTTCTTTTGGCTACTTTTCTTTTCGACAATTAAATCTTCAACAAGTTCTGTCTGATCCACATATCCCTTGCCGATCTTCTCTTTATATTTCTTATTATAGTTACTCATTGAGTAAGTGCGCCTTTGCGGTGTAGCGCCAACTCTGCCGTATTCAGCAACCCAAGTACCATCGCCATTTGGAATTTGACGATAATACTTGTTGTTGTTTCCGGCTGTAACCATAACTAAGTAACGTGGTTTGTATTCGTTTTCCATTTACAACTTATAAATTACAATCTCAATATCTGCGCCTTCAAAGACTTCTTCGATAATTTCTTCAACAGTGTTCCAATCGAGTTTATCAAGACCGCAACCGATTCTAGGCATCGCCAACTTCTTAATGCGCAATTCCTCTGTCCAATCTCTCATATCGCAAAGGCTCTCACGCAAACTGTCATATGACGGTTTATGCCAGTGAACATCCTTTGTTACAAGATTGAATACATTGTCAACAAGTAGCGCCTTGCCGATTAACCCCTTATCAAACTTTTCTCCATTCGGGATGGGATAATCTCTGTGCAGCTTGAATCTCATGTCGTACACTTCATCAAACTTTTTAGCGATACCAGCGCCCAAAGTGTAATTACCACTGATGCAGTGTGCAAGATAATAGCCTTGCGGTGCAGTAAACAAATCTCCGGTAACTTCTCTTAAAACCATTTTTTCTCTCCTTTGTTTAATTATCTTCAATGATTACATTTCGTGGATTATATATCATTGGATATATAACTGTTTTCACGATTAAATCATCTATTGTTGGATCGACATAAATTTTGTCGAATCTCATTCTGCTTGAATTGTCGTTTAAAACAACAGATTGAAGCATAATTCCGCTTTTCAATAATATCTTATATGGTTCGCTTTTGCTTTTAGCAATACTCACAATGCAATCATGCGGAGTTTTAGCCAGAAAGTTTTCAAACCAATTTACACACCATGATTGCGTTTTGCCAACTACAGCTATTCTTATGACATTTCACCACCTTACTTTATTAGTCCACGCAAATAGTAATTGAAAGTAGCAATGATAAATACCGGCGTACAGCCTTTGTCCGGAAGAAACATAATTCGCAAATCAAACTTATGGTCAAAGCTGTGTAAACTTCCTAAATAGCTTTTGCTTTTGTACTCGCTGTTATAATTGCCAGTTATAATATCTTTATAATCGCAGTTCTCAACAACAAGATACTTTTTCGCTTGTGCGCCACGAATGAATTCATCTTCAAATCTCTGCCTTGTTTTGGTTAAACACAACGCTAATTCTTCGGCGCTGTTCTTCCGCTCAATCACAATTTCTTTTTCAAAAGACATGTTTTTAAAAATGCCTAATTCTTCATTCTTCGGCAGCATAAAGCTATAATCTCCATAATCAAGCGCTTTTGATTTGTATGGAATATTATGCTGATCGAAATAATCTGTTATATGTTGGTTTCTTTGTTCTCTAGTATCAACCAGAACAACGATTGAAGATAACAACTTTCGCTGTTCTGATTCAGTATACATATAATTCTCTAGCATTACAGATTGTTTACCTCTTGATAACTTGTCCACCAAACATCAAAAACGCCTGGAACATCTTCAAATCCATTTTCGGTTTTGCGCACCCTGTTCTTAGTCTCTTTCTTATTAACTAAAACAATCGTCCCCTCCGTCAGCTTGTTTCTACTGTAAATACGCTTATTGATTTTGTAAGTCAGCACTTCGCCAGACCGCAATGAATACGCTTTGATCTTCGGAGAATACCTTGTATCAACTTCCAAAATCACAAAATGATTTTTATAACGATCATCTTTTACATCTATGTAGCCTAACCGCTTTTGTTGCGCATTTACTTTTTCTGCCAATGTACGTGGTTTAACCTTTACTTTTGTTGACAAAGACCGCAAAAATTGTAAAGCATCAACTTGCGTGAACATCTTCGGAGTTTCTTTTCCGGCAAATGGCCGTATGTAATCCAATGGAATGTTCATCGTTTCTAACTTATCTTTTGAGAATTGCTTCTTGAATTGCCGTTTGGTTTTGTCGAAAAAGATATTTAAAATCTTATACTGGAAAATCAAACTATTGGTTTCGCCAAATTCAGAGAAGAAATCCAAGTCAATAAGAATCTCTGTTTGCCGTGAGTCAAGTGACGTTTTTGTTTTTAAGTCCATAAGCAAATCAATGAATGTGTCATATTGGTTATCTTTTAGCGCATAGATTTCATCTGCAATTACAGAATTCAGATACTTAATTGACGCAAGACCTTTGAAGATTTGATTTGTCTCTTTATCGAAATTGTATTGCGCAACAGAATGCCGGAACTTAATCGGAGAAATTGTTATCCCTCTTCTTTTGGCATAATCAATGATTGCAAGACTTTTCTCTTCTTTATCTTCAAAGATGTTTAGTGCAGAAGTTATGAATTCTAGCGGATAATAATATCTGAGATAACCGCAAATGTAACCAATCCACGAATAAGGATCAGCGTGGTTTTTTGAAAACAGGTAATCCGATGCGTCAATAATAACTTGTAAGAAATCACCAATTAAATTTTCAGCTTCTTCTCGGCAGACACCGTATTCATCTTGCATGGTTTGTATGAAACCTTCGATATAGTGTCCTTCGTTTAGATAACCACCATTTTTGATAACCGGAATAACATCTTGTGTACCAGTCTTCTTAGCAAAACAATTATGAACTACAATACCGTTAGCAATGTAGTTATGTGTATTTTCAACTTCAATGTCATACACATTACTAAATGCACATGGAGCAAGATAAATAGATTTTACTTTTACAGGTACAATCTTATCTTCTAATTCGCTCGGCACAAAAATCTTATCATCTACATATAGACTTCCTACTTCAATCCATCCTCTTTCCGTAAGGACTTTATGATCTTTTGTCGCAAATAAATATTTGTTATCGTCAAGAAGTATACGATATACTTTAGCAATTCCGTTATAAAAAACATTCAAAACTTTTTGCGGACAAGAAACATTGTCTTTAACGCTCATTACATAATCGCCAACAGAAACATGCTTAATTTTTTTTGTAGTTCCGTCTGCCATTAAAACTCTTGTGTTTTCATCAACGCAACGTCTTACAACGTCAGCTTCACCCATCGTAAATCCGCAAAACTTATTTAGGAATTCAATGATCTGTTCTTGATAAACCATGTATCCTAATGTTGGCTTCATGAATTCGTCAAGCGCTGCATTGCCATACAGCTTGTATTCGCCGTTCGCTAATTTGTCACGATATGATTCACCTGCCGGACGGATTGCACCATTGCCGATTGACAGCAAGTTCATATAGGAAAAATCACTATTGACCGCTTTGATCTTCGCTATGGTTTCATCGCTAAACAACTGCTTTAAGTATGCTGTCGCTGATTGAGATTCCCACTGGAAAATCATTGTCGTATCGTCTTTAATGCTTTGCCATACAGCTTCATCGTCTGCTGGTATGTTATCTGGTGTAGCAAATGGAATTCCGGCAGCATCACAAGTTTTGTAAATTAGACCAATATTATCTAACCCTAATATGTCTAATTTTACAAAGTTCAAACTATCAATTTCCTTCATATTAAGAACGGAAATCGGATATTCATCTGTTGTTGTAGTGAACGTACCAAACCATTCATCAACCGGATACGGAGAAACGACACAACCAGCCGGATGATTACCAACTGAAACAACAACGCCATTTACCATATCGACATAGCGAAAAACTTCTTTGTACTTTTTTCGTGCGCTGTCTACGTCTAATTCTGCAAGAGCAATAACCTCTTCTGAGAATTTCAAATAGTCAAACGGCACATTATGTACTGAATGTTTTTCGATCTCTCGCTGTAATTCTTTCGGATATGGCTTTGCTTTATATTCACTTCCGGCAAGCGCTGATTCCTTTTCTTTCTTTGCTTGCTCTTTGTCCCAATCATTAACCTTGTCTAATATTTCTTTTGGTAGCTTGTCGATATTGTCTTTTGCCAAACCTCGACAAACGTCTTTGATTGCGCCCTTTAAAGCGATTGTGTTAAATGTTACAATGTCACAGCAATATAAACCTTCTTTGTTAAATAGATAATCTTTAACAATTTTTCTGTCTTCGGATAACCAGTCTGTATCAACCTTTAATACCCTTGCTTTCGCAATATTTGTAGGGAATAGACTATCTCTTTACCCACATGGGGCAGAACGCACTTCGGGTTGTAGCTTATCCTCAACCCTACTTCCCGCAACGGAATAGTCGTTACATCTTTTGGATAAATCCAACTTGACACGGTATTAGCATGTACCAAAGTATTTAGCCTTCACCGTTAGCACGTTTTCACGCACACCTATAAGCAATATAGTTCACGTTCTGATAATACATACCATTGCTGATATGCACGACCTAGAATATTCTATTTTTGCAATTCAAATATAGTTGTCTTTTTCTTTCTAATGGTAAAGACAAGTCTATATTTTCATACAGAATTTCCATGATCCTTGCTACTAAATTATTACCGCCATATCTTATATAGCTAACATTTTGATTTTCTTTTCTTTTTTCTAAATGAAGTTCTCGATTTGTTATTTTTAATTCCATAAAATAATTGTGTATAAATGCTAATAGTTCATCTGTCCCAACTATGCAAATACTGTAAAATGGTGATTTGCAATTATTTAAAAATATACTTCCATCGCCATCAAAATAACCTAATATAAAAGATGATATAAATTCTTTATCAATATTGGGTGGTTTTATAATATTAGTTTTGTTTAACAATACTCCATGTGAAACCAAATCATCAAACATTTCTTCACTATCAATTATCAGTCTTGAATATGTGCTGCCAATAGAATATCCTTGATGTTGTTCATAATCCTTAATTGGATAAGTTGCTTCAAGACATTTTTTAAGTTTTTCAAGCTGAGATTTATCTTTTGATGAAAGTGTCATGCCAAATCTTTTTCTTCCATTTTTCATTTCCATAACATAACCATCAGCATAAATATATCCAAGCCAGTATGATTTTTCATGCGAATCTATATTTTGAAAGTAAGAGAAATTTGCTTTATATTTTCTTGAATTTATTTTGTTGCTTCTTATTTCAAAACCATACTTCTTAAAGTTGCTTAAAAAATAACTATGATTGTGACCGAATAATTTTTCAAGTTGAAATGTACTTACTCCATTTTGATATAATTTGTAATAATCTAATGCTTCGGAATACTCTATAAAAATTCACCTCATTATAGAATTTCTCTTAATCTGCTAGACTGACCCGCTCCTTATTCATGAAGCGCTCAAAGTTCAAATCGTATTTAATACTATCTATTTCTGTAATTCCTAAAAGGTAAGCTATAATACTGCCACTTACTGAACCACGGCTATATCCAAATCGGACTCCACGCCTTCGCATTTCAGATTTATAGTCTTCTTCAAGCAGCATGAAATCAATAGCGTTGTTGTGCTTATACGTTTCATATTCATAATGAATCTTATCAATATATTCTTGCTTGTTTGGCTTCTGACCGATTTTGCGCCAAACATAACCAGCATTGATTTTCTGCTTAAAGACTTCCTCCGAATTGTCGTATAACTTTGGATATTTCGCAGAGTGATCTAATTCAAATTCCTCGATAGAAGCAAGTAACTTCATGCTATTGGCTTTGGCTTCTTCGACAACAGACATAGGTAATGAACCTTGCTTTCGCCAGCATTCATCCAATTCTTCTGGTGTCTTAAAAGTCAAATCCATTTTGTCTTCATTCGCAAACCGAACGTCTTTCGCTTTCTGTAAAACGGCTCGACCTTCCATCTGCGATTTATTCAAAGCGTGAGTATCAGTAGCCACAATCAACGGAATTCCTGTGGCTTTACTGACGTTATATAAATATTTGTTATACCCTATCTGTTCTGGAATATCATGATGTTGAATTTCAAGATAACACCGCTCTTTATTCTGTGCCATGAAACAAAGCATTCGCTCTCTTGCTTCATTAGTGCCGTTATTTAGAACACCGCCCAAACAAGCAGATGTAATAATAACGTTCTCTGACGTTGCAAAAAGTTCATCCATGAAAATACGTGGCATGTAGTAAAAGTGGTTATCTGTTCTTGTGTATGATCTTGACACAAGTTTATTGATTTCTTTTACACCAGCGTAATTTCGTGCCATAAGAACACAATGGTAATTGTCACGATGTTTCTTTTCGCTCTGGTTATTATCCTCTGTTATGTACGCTTCTACTCCGTGGACATATTTCATTCCGGCTTTTTCAATAGCTTCTTTTTTCTTAACCCATGCAAACGTATTACCGTGTTCTGATATACATAGGCCAGTCATTCCACATGCTTTGGCTGCATCAACATACTGCTGATAGTGAGTGATACTATCAATATTGGTAGTACCACTACTCAGCATTGTGTGCATGTGATACGGGAAATACAGCGTACTCATTTATTCATCACCGCCAAATTCACGGTATTCACAACAATTTCTGTATTCGCAAATATTTGAGCAATAGAAAAAATCTGCATTTTCGCTAAATTCTTCTTCGCTCTTGATTTTATCAATGGTGGTTTCAAGCCATGCAATAGCTTCTTCATAGTCGTTCATATCAAACTTGATTTTTGCAATCTTGTTATCCTTGAAATGATTCCACCATATTTCTGTAGGATATTTGCCGTATTCCTTATAGACAGCGTATGCATATAAATACATTTGCTTTTTATAAGAAGAGAAAGTTTTCTCGGATTTTTTTAGTACAGACTTACCATCTTTTTTAAACGGATAAGCTGCACTCTTATGATCCACAATAATTAAATCGCCGGTTTTTTCATCTTCTATCAGCAAGTCAATAAAGCCAAGAAAATCATGTCCATTAATTGTGGTTTCAACTTTCTTTTCTGCGCCGATAACCTTATAGCCTTTTAGCCAGTCAAGGCTAAAGTCTGCAAAGTAATTAGCGCAAATCTCGTAAGTCTTTTCCATGATTGATGGCTTAACAGTGTACAATACATTTTCATCGAAATGTTGATAGTAATATTCGGACGCTTCTTCCGGCGATAGTTCACCGTTAAATATTTTCTCTAAAATGCTGTGGCAAAATGAACCAATTTCGGCATAATAATTACCTTCATCTAAATACAAGTCTGGATCATTTATAATATACTTTAGGTAAAACGCATATCTGCATTGCTCAAATGTGCATAGCCTAGAGTATGACCAGCGCATTTTAGAAATCTGTTCTTCGTAAATACTCAAACTATTTTCCTTTTGTTCTCGTAGAGCGAACGCCAAACGTCTTCCCCGCAATCAACAGGCGCATTCTTCGCTTCAAATCCACCAAGCAGATTATTAGGATCATTGATAACATAAACGTTTGTCACTCTTTTTAATTTGTCTATATCATCTTTTGTTGCGCCTTTGCGGTAATCAACATCGCTGTCATACGCAAAAACAACGTTCACTCTTAGTTTTACAAGTAACTTAATTTGTTCGTCTGTCAATGTGTGCTTTTCAGCGGAAACACAATTTTTAAATCCCCAACCATAAGCCTTCATAACAGACTTGATTGATTCAAAGATTATGATTTCTCCGCATGATTCTATGTGTGGTTTAGTAATTTCTAAACCCTGGAAATAATCAACTGTTCCAACAGGATAATAGTTAATGTACTTCGCTAATCTCATTGCTTTGTAATCTTTGAATCTGGTTCTACCCTTGATATTGATTAAACGGCCATCAATATCTCTTACAGGATAGATAATGCGATTGCTATAATCGTCAACACGTATATCGAACCGATCTAATACGTCTTGTCTAATTCCTTCGTTTAGCCACTCCGGAACTATCTTCCTCGGATATTTCTTATAAACACTTTCATCTAGGATAATGTGTTCTTCCTGTGGTTTCTTATTATGCATAACATTTCTGACTCGCTTTAGGTACGTCATTGTCTTTGAACGACACATCAATGACATATCAACGTTAGCCAGTCTTGCAGCTTTATTCACGGCTTCATCAAAACTCAGCTTTTCATAATTGATTAAATAGCTGATGATTTGACCAGATTTGCCACACGAAAAACAGTAATAAGAATTTTTCTCTGGTGTAATAGAAAAAGAAGGGGTCTTGTCAATATGTAGTGGACAACGCCCAAAATAATCATTTCCCCTCCTTTTCATTTCTATGCTTTGGCTAACGTATTCCAAAAGGTCAACACTTGCGTTGATCTGCTGTAGCATATCATCGTCATAATCTATTCGCATAATTAACCTTTGTATTACGTGTTGTCAGTTCTAGCGTGCTGAATTTCAGTTTCAATAATACTCATATGATCTCCGTCAAACGAAAAATCAATGTAGTCTTCTTCATCGTCTTCTTGCATTTGTTGACCAAGACGATTGACATATATTTTTGCGTATGCGTTTCCGCACTCTTTACCATCTTTAGCGATCATTGACGCTTGTTTGTATTCCCACTTGATACCAACAGAAAGATATCTATTAATCTTGATACTGTCTGCAACTTCGCCTTGTCGGTTAAGCTGACAAGCTGCAAGTACAGCAAGGTCAAGTTCACCGGCAATTTTGTTCTTTAAGAAATCGCACTTAGCGCCCAAGACATTATAGTTGGTGCTTGACTCGGATTCATTGCTCTTCAAATAGTCAAACACGAAAAACTGCAAACCGATTTTGTGTTTCCACATTTTACAGATTGTATACATTTGCGAATTTGAAACTTCCGGCATGTACACGTGAACAAATGGTTGCTCTTTAATCCATTGAATTTGTTCATGGATTCTTTCACCTTCTTCTTCTGTGTATTGACCGCTCTTAATTCGCTGTACGCTAATCTTTGTTAAGTGTGCAAGCAATCTTTCAACATACAGTCTTGTCTGCATTTCGGTATCAATTACAAGCGTTGGTATACCATTCTTCAATTTATGAACAACTTCGTTCATGAGGAATACTGATTTACCTTGTTTATACTTTGCTTGTATAACAACAAGTTCTCCTGTCTCATATGTGAAGTATTCGCCAAATGAAGGGTATTTTGATGGAATACCGTATAATCCGTTATCCGTTCTTCTGCTCTCAATCTCCGCCCAAACATCGTCAATCTCTTCACCAAGCAAACATGCGTCTGCTTTTGTGATATAAGATTGTGTGAGTTTGTCTAACGAATCGTAAACATTACCACTTAACGTATCCAAATCTTTCTTCAAATCAAAACATTGGCTTTCAAGTTGGTTAAAGGTTTTTACAAGATCACGTTTGAACGCAAGTGTTACAACAGACTCGGCAAGCATTGTATACTCTTCGATTGTGTGTCTTGCGGTTTCTTTATATAACTCCATGTACTCTTGTACGGATGGAAGATTATATTTATCAAGTGTCTTGTTTACCGCTGGATTGCTTTGAAGTTTTTGCGAAAGATTATAAGCATCAATATTCGCTATTCCGTCTTTGTATAATTCTTGAATCGCCCAATAGATACAAGCGTTCTCAGTTCCATAAAAGTTCTTTGGTTTGAGATAATCAGTCACTAATACATATTCTGGATGGTAGATAAGAGTACCGATAATCCCGCTCTCCGCTCCAATATCGGAAATTTCGGAAATATCTCTCAATTCTTATTTCCTCCAAAAATGCTGCCGAAACCTGTTTTTTTTGGCTTTGGTGCGCTGAACTTTGGTTCTCTTTGATCTTCTTCTGTTACCACAAAATCTGACGGTCTTATGTTTTCTTTCTTCGCCAATTTTGCAAGATACGCCTTTTTAACATCTTCGCTATTGACGATATATTTTAAACCAGGTACATGTTTAAGCCTTCCGGCAGCACCACGGCGGACACAGAAAACAATATAATCAGACGGATGTTTCTGCTTATAAATAAGTTCATTCAATGTCTTTCTCAGATAACTATAAGAAACATTTTCGTCAATATCGTCATGCCAAATATTTAGAATTAAATCAATATCTGACATGACTTGATAACAGTCTTTATGATAATAAACCGAACCAACAGTTACATATTCATCTTCTGCAATGAGTATGTCCCTACTATCATGTAGACAATTTTTGCACCTACACCGCTTAATGTCTTTACTCATTTATTCTTCCTTTTCAAGAAGATATGTAGCTTCAAGGTCTGATGTATGCAGCGCAAGTACAAATGGATGCAGCTTAATTGCGCTGGTAAAGCAATTCCAATTTTCTTTCGGTTCTGTAAAACCCATGTGCCAGCGGATAGCATATCTCTCTACTGGTTCTAACTTGATATAAGTCTCAACCATCATGACGGACTTCTCACCATGTCCATACGGTATCTTATCGTCAACTGTATAGCATGGTACTGTTTCCCAATCATACCTTCCGTTAGAATCAATCTTCTTGCCGGTATCAGAATAAATCTTCTTATTCTTTAACTCTGTGCCATAGAAATAGGTTTTGCATACATCATGAAGAAGAGCGGAAATGAGAACGTTCTTTGTGGTTACATTTTTAAGCGATTCGCTCCAAACCGGATTATCAAGTTTATTTAGCGCACATTCGCAAACATTTAATGTGTGTTCAAGTAAACCACCCTCATGACAAGAATGAAATCTTGTGCTTGCCGGAGCAGTATAGAAGTCTGACTTCCTTAAAAAAGAAATCAAATCTTCTATACCTTCTCTCTCCGTCATTCTAAGGAGGCTTTCAAAAATTTCGACATTCTCCTTATTAACCATTACAAATCCTCTTTAATTAAACGGAAGTTCTTCATCTACTCCATCGGGAATATTCATGAATTCATCTTTCTTCTTTTCCGGAGTTTTCTTTGCTGCTGGTGCTTCTGATTTCTGATCTGTGAATTTAAAATCATAAATATTGTAATTGACGTATGTACGCTTTGCGTTTTCGTCATACTTATTTCTGACCTCGCAGGAAAGAATCTGAATTCCAACACCCTTTCTGTCCGGAATATCAACGCTCTTAATCTTGTCAGCGCAAGCGCCAAAGAAACTTACATAACCATCCTGGAAGTCTGTCTCATAACGATCTGAATCTTTCAGCTTGCGGGACGTACTTACATTACCAGTTACAAAACCATTCTTTTCACTGATAGACCATACTCTTGCATAACCGCCGACATACTGACCTTTTTCATTTACTGTTGCCTGTCTAAATCCCATATTATTTCTCCTTATTATTTGCTTGCTCTGATGGCAAGAATCTGTTTTTTGAGTTTCGTCAGAATATCCGGATCGCTGATATTACGTGGATCACCAATAATCAGTTCTTCATCAAGAGTCGGGTCTGCTTCTTTTTCAGCGGACTTTGCATAATCAGCAATCTTCTTCTTGACCGCTTCTTTGTCGCTTGCTGCACCGATTTTCTTCTTCATAAGATCAAGAATTTCTGTTTGCAACTGAGCAGCCTTTGTAACGTCTTCCGGAAGATCATCGCCATAGTAAACGTATAGACCCAACCCATGAAGCGCAATCGCTTTTACCATGCAACGCTTCATAGCCTTATTTGCATCTGTTGATGTGATACTGTCAGCCGGAATAGCTTTGTTTTTAAAGTCCATAATTGCAAGGACTTCTCTCTCTTCCTTGCCGTTAATGGTTACACCAACTTCAACCCAACCAGTTTTACCATCGTCATGCCAGAATCTTGTATTGCCAAACTGATCCATCACTTGTGGATAAATCTTGATTTCCATATCCGGATACAACTTCTTAACCTCTGCAACCGCAGAAGACCACGGAAGATATGTAAGTCCGTTTTTGGTTTTAACCTTGCTGGAAACATCAATGCCGTTCAGCTTAGTAAAAATACTAACGTCTGCCATTCTATACTCTCCTTATACTTTTTCTGCTTTGGTTTTTGCATTCATTTCTTTTGCAAATTCCTTATATCTTCTTGTATATTCATAACTATCACCAAATATATTGTTGACAGCTTTTAACAACTTTGGCTCGTACTTACCAATGACTTCTAATTCATATTCAAAATTTCTACCGAAAGGGCAGCCAGCGCAACCAGTTCTTCTCAATGCATACTCTTCATAACAATCACTGTACTGGACTTTGTAATAGTCTTTGTACTCCGCTTTGTCCTTGTCTGTATACCAGAACAACGGCCTGTATTCATCGCATAATGCCTTGTTACTAAAACAAGTGCTATATATGGTTGACCGCTCACCGCCCTCTGCTCTTCTTACACCGATAATGTCAAGATCATAACCGTTATCGGAAATACATTTGTGCGCAACATCTTTCTTTGCTTTCTTACAACAAACATTTGAAATCTTGAATGTTGGTGGATTAGCAATCATAAACTCTTTAAGCCATCTATTGTAAGAAATATTGAATCTGCTTTTGCCACCACTTTTATCACACCATTCATTACACCACCAGCGCAAAGCAGCTTTACATTTTGGATATCTTTTATAAAGAACATCAAATGATTCATCTTCAAATTGAAAGTTATGTCTTTGAAGTCTGCTTATAAATTCTGATACTTGTTTAGAAATAAATGGTTGACCAAAGCGTTTGCATGATACAGGTATCGGAACAATCGCTTTGTATGGCTTAATCTCGATTCCATATTTCGTTTCTAAATCTTTAATGTGTGTCTTAGTTGCTTGATATTCCAATCCGGTATCAAACCACACATAATCTATCTTATGGTCAATATCTATTTTTGTAAGTAAATCGACCATTAAATCTGAATCACTCCCCCGGACACAGAGCAAATTATTTTTCTGTATTTCGGATTAGAAACAATAATTTGCGCTCGTTCTAGGCTATCAGATATTATAAAATTATCGGGAGCGTCAGCTAATAACTGTTGGAAGATTTCGGATTTCCGTTCTTTTACTTCTGTCATTATTACTCCGCTCTATCTTTTTTAGTGTGCAGCTACGTCTGCATCATGGAGCAGTAAAATATCGTCATACATTTCACTGCCTATAATGCGCTTGTCTTTCTCTTTTGCTCTTTCAGACTGTTTCCATGAAAGATACGGATGCATGTGGTAGAAAATCAAATTTGACAAACGCAGAATATCGTCAAGGCTGTCATATAACTCAGCAGCGTAAAACAGCGAATCATAAGCGCCAACACAATGATGTTGATAGTAGTGATAATTACCGTCAAACACGCCCTTTGAATTATACTTGCTCTGAGTTTTAACCTTGCTTAAATCATGTAACAATCCCGCCATCGCAAGGACTGGATCATCTGGTTTATGTTTCTTTATGTATTCTTCTGCAAGTCTGCAATGCTTACCAAGTGTTTCCGAATGATGTTTATTTTTCTGATCGAATCCGTCAATACCATTCTTACCAGTGAACAGCAATGAAATATCAAACAATGTGTCAAACTCTTCTTCTACATCCTCAATCATTTCAATTTCATCCCAACCTTCACTGAAATGCGGTGGTTCAAAACTGAAATACATTTTCTTCATTGCGTATTCCGGCACAACACGTTCTCTGTTATTATTCCTCGCTAAACATTGCTCGTATGGAGTTGCAAATAATACAGCAATCTTTTTCGGGTTAATATTGTTTAGCTGTCTGATGAAAGCTATTCTTCGGCGCTTGCTAAGATTTGTTGCGTCATAAATAACTGTCTTGCCTTGCCGTAAATCTGCAAACACCCGCTTGTTTAATTCCTCAAAAACTTTTGCATTATTTGTCTGGTCTTCTATATCTCCAAATAATTCTTCACGAATTGCATCAGAAGAATGTAGAACAGTTTCCGGCTTATCTCTGATATACCTCTCAGACCACGTTGATTTACCGCTTGCGGGTAAACCAATAAGCATAATTAACGTAGCTTTATTTGACATATGTAACTCCTTACATTTCACTTAAAATGTCAGAATCAATTTCAGAATCTTCGCTAACTGAATCAGCGATAATTCCGGACAAAACTTTAAATGAAAAATTCTTGTGTTTATATGCTGTGAATTTTTGACGATTATCAATTCTTACAACAACACCTTCACGAACATGAGTTTTGCCGATTGGATCAGCACCGTCATAGTATTTTTCAACACGTTCCATGAGATCATCCCAAGTAGTAAAAATGAATTTCTCAAATGTAGGAACGCATTTAGCGCCCATCTTTTCAGCTTCGATTTGCACTTGCTCCCACGGAAGTTCAACCATGAAGCCATCTTCGTTCATCATGGTCATGCGATAAACATAAGCAGCGCTCTCACCCTCATTACAGCCGTAAGAAAACACTGTTGTATCGCCGTACATTTTTTTAAACTTCTTGTCTTGAACTTTGTCATTGGAACAGCTACCCATAATCGGACGCTTACCATCTTGATAACCTACAATCTCGTAATAGACTTCAACGCCTTTAGGAAGTTTGCTTGCGAAAAATTCATGGTGTGGCTGTCTGAATTCATTGCTACCGTAAAAACCACCATCATAATTTCTAAGCGTTGTTCTGCGTGTACCGCTAACAAGTGTATAATCCTTTTTCTGTTTTGGTTTTATATGTAAAATGCGCTGAATGATGTTAGGACGCTTATTGATAACTCTAACAGTATTCGCCGTTCTTGCGCTTGTGCCATGCATCTTCAAGGTAATGTAGCAAGTATCACCAGGCTTAAAAGCACCTTGATTAAAAGCCAACTGCTGTGTATCAATATGCTCAATAAAGAACGGATAAGAAATCTTTTCCTTTTCTTCTTTGTAGTTTTTCTTGTACTTACCGCCACGATCACTGGTTCTTCTCGGATTTGTTTTCGGAATATATTTCTGGCAAATCTCATGACCATCAAGGACAGTAATTTGATCTCCGTCTTTCAGCTTGCTTACATCTGTATACTTGCTGAGAACTTCAATCGGCAAAACAAGTCCTTCGGATTTTTCACCACGCAGCTTTAATGCTGTAATATTTCTTTTTCCTTCTTCCATATAACCGCCGACATTAACTACTTCTACTCCGTCTTTGGTTATAATGTTTTTGTTGACAATCTGTTCTGCGCTAAGTTCGGAAACAGGGACATACTTCTTAATAAGATTATTGTCGTTTGCGAACTCTTCACTCAACTGACCGTCAACCGGAAAATAAATAACTCGCTGACCTTCATAATAAGACAGATCGACAATTACGTTGTTGCCAAAAACTGTGGCGCATTGTAATCTGTCTGCATTACTATGTTTGTGCAATTCGGTCAATGATGTAATATATGCACAATACAACTATTGTTATCTCCTTTCTGTACTTTTTCTGTATTGGTATTAATATATGCGCAAAGAGGATCGGTATGTGTTTCCGCATGACAAACCGGACAGCGATAAAGATGTGTGCTGCCGTAATATGAATATCTTGTTGAATGGATCATATAAGAATTACAATATTTACAAATCATATCAACCCCTCCTTAACTATGTATAGTATTATACCACATATAGAGCAAAATGTCAATATTTAACTTTTCTGTATTAGTTTAACGCTTCTTTTAATTCTTTCGGAATTTCAACAAGAATCTTTGCTTCGACATAAACCGGCTTGCGGTATTTTTCATTCCATTTATTTACAAAATCAATAAACTCTTTTCTTCCGGCTTCATCAAATTCAAAATCTTCATATTGATCTTCTTCAATATTTTCAAGGACGTTTTCTGCATCAATCTCCGCATAATATCTATCATACCCGACAACGTATTGCAGCTTGTTCCATTCCTCGTCTAAAAGATCGTCACGAATATATTCCAAAAGGTCTTCCATTTCGAACTCAACGTGATCCGTATCTTCATAGCCAACAGGATAACCAGGAAATTCTTTGGTGTATTCCTTGTATGTCATTATTCTGTAACCATCGTATTTATGCTTTTCTCTGCAATTCGGACATGCTAAAAAATAATACTTATGCGGTAATTCTTTACCGCAATATTTACAATGCTTTTTCTCACAACATTTTTCTGCCATTGACTTAGTTATATAAGTCGTTCCGCAAATGTCACATTTGTAAGCATATACTCTTTCTGCGTTCATACAAGTTCCTTTCCACACTTCGGACAATAAACGGCATTCATCAAATTAAATTGTCCTTCTGGCTCTGGCATTGCAGAATGATAAAGCTGTGTTCCGCAATTACCACACTTAATAATTGTATTACCTTTAAACTTTATGAATTTGCGTGGCGCTTGTGTCTCGCTATACTTCGCTCTTCTTCTGAGTTTATTAATATCTTTTGTCTGAACCCATGCAAGCCATTTATAGCAATCTTTACAATAGACACCAGTCCTCTTATTGACTTGCTTAATTATAACTTCTTCGCAACCACAATCCGGACAAGTATATAACGCCATTATTACACCGCCAATTTCTCAATAAGTTTATTGAACTTCGTCTTGCCTTCATCGCTAATACCATTGCAATATGTGTGAAACCACATATTGAATTTATCATACATTGTTTCTCCGTCTTCAATGCGCTCTTCCGCAAGTTTATCAATTCGCTCATTGATAATGGTATCTACGTAATCTGCAAGTCTTTCAGCAATAATAACCGGTCTGCCACCAAGAGACTTAACAAGTTCAAATTCTCTCTGCGATCTGACAGGAATACTATTAGGATACTCTTTGTCAAATGCAGCAACAATTTTATCTTTTAATGTTGATACATTGCTGGTAGTAACATACTGCGCAAATTCAATATCATTGTTTTCTTTCATGATCTGAATGAATTCATCAGCGCTTATCTTGTCATTGAATGCAGCTTCGGTAATCATTCTTGCGCTTGTCATGCGCAAATCATACCACATTACTGTACCTCTATCTCTGTCAAGTTCTATGTATTGTGGCTTAATATTGTAACCATATTTATACGTTGATTCTTTCTGCACAAAAAGGCCATTTACATAAATGCAACCAGCCAAATCTTCATCAAGCAGAATATCTCCATATCTGGTTTCAATTATATCTCTGTCACGATATTCATCAAACGCATTCAGCCATACTTCTTCAATGCTATCCGTTTCATCATACGTCACATTCGAAATGCGGATATTCAAATCTCTTGAAACGTCTTCTGATTCAGTAATCGTAAATACAAGCACATCGCTGTCAAATCTCTCAGAATGCTCGATTGAACTCTGCCATAACTGCCCTGTTTCACCGTTATGAATTGTCACCTTTTTGCCAAGACGGTTCATAACCAAAGTTGCAATCTTATAGCCTTCGCCAAACTGACCAATCAAATTCTTATTATTTGCCTTTGTGGTTCTGCCAAGCAGCATAGATTTAATTTCAATACTTGTGTTCTTATTCTTTAATATTAATTCTTCTGTCTCCGAATCCCAATCCATTTCAAATGTATGTTGTGGATTTTCTGTTTCAGCATCAATGCCATTCTGGATAAACTCTCTGATGGCTTCTTTAAAACCCCAACTGGCAACGTACTCCGGCGCAATCGTCAACTCAAATCTAACTCCATCATACTTCATGTTTCATGTACCTCATTTCTTCTAATAGATCATCTCGATTGTTACTGATTCTTTCTGTGATAACCATGTCAAGCAAGTAATTAAGAATTGCTCCGCAATTTTTACCAGTAAAACCGCAAGCAATCGCATTATTCCCATCAACTTTTAAATGGCTAATCTTATAACATTCATCTTTATTTGAGTAAACTTCTTCAAGCGCTGTGCGCAAATAATCACATACATTAACATGCTTGCCGTGGACTTTCGCATATGATATAGCGTCTACTATATCGCAATAATCGTAATCTCTTAAAAGTTTGCGTGCTTTGTGTTTTCTTTTTCTGCCATCGTAAAACTCTAATATGTCTAACCCGCAAGCAATAATTTGATTAACATGGTGGATTGTATTATTATCAAAGCGCAATTCTCGCATGATTTTTTCGCAATCAAGTGTGTCAAAGAATAACGCATATCTTAAATATGATCCTTCCGGCAAATCATCACTAAGTTGTATAAACCGTTTATAGTTCTGCAACCATTCATAGCCTATATTATTTCTAATGTCTGGAATAATCTTGCCTAAAGTTTTGGCAAACAAGTGTAATGTTATTAAGTATTGGCTGCCGTAATTTTCAACTTCGATTGTTTTTCGTAATTCTGTGCAAATTCGCTCTTTTGAAATTCTCTTTAATAATTCGATCAATTCAGAATCGTTCTCAATTTCGTATAATATTGCGTCAGAAATTTCGTAGTCAAATCTTGCAGAGAAGCGCAATGCACGAAAAACTCGCAATGCATCTTCATGAAATCTAAATGATGGCAAACCAACCGTCATAATGTTTTTGTTTTTAAGATCATCCAGACCGCCGAATAAGTCTATTAGACCACGCTTCGGACTATAAGCCATAGCGTTAATTGTGAAGTCCCGCCTGGATAAATCCTCTTTTAAACTCGTAACAAATGTTACTTTATCTGGATGGCGTGAATCAGAATAACCGCTCTCAACTCTGAAAGTCGTTATCTCATAATGACCGCTGTCCATGATAATAGTGACAGTTCCATGTTTTAAACCAGTCGGCAAAACTCTAAGTTCTTTGAATAACTCCATTACTTCGTCTGGCTTTGCTGCCGTGGTTGTATCCCAATCGTTCGGCTCGATACCTAAAATACTATCTCTTACACAACCGCCCACAATGTAGGCTTCAAATCCGGCAGATTCTAAAGTGTCGATTAGAAATAATACATCTTTAGGGATGGCAATATTTATATCTTTAGAATCCAACCTTCATATCCTCCCACGGATTTTTAACTTCACTTAAAAATTGTGCAAGCTGGCCATTATGATAGAACACAAGATCATCTGTTGTGTTGTCTACATGTAAATACTGATTAACAAGCTGATGAATTATTTCAGAATTAAAACATTTCAACTCTGGCTTATCTACTCCATTGATACACTTTACATATCCATAGCTGCCAACCTTTAACAGTTTGAATTCTTCAATGCGGTATTTGTCTGCTTCATCTAAAGACTCCACATGCGATTTGATTTTTTCATAATCATCATCATTTACTTTTTCAAAAATGATTTCATCAGCTTTGACGCTAAATATTTTTAAACTGCCAAACTGTAGACAAAGTATTGTAGCTAACCGGTTCATTTTCATGGTTTCAAATTTGATCTGTCTGTTTGGATTACAAGCGCCAAAGATAACCTGCCGGATATACTTGCTGTCTTTGATGAAATCAAAATTTGTATAACCACCAATGAAATCTTCCCATGTTCCGCTGAAAAGATTAGGGCAATGTTCTTTCATAATTGTGAAGTTGGCTTTCTTCAAATCTATTGAAATGAAAACTTTACCATCATTTTCCGGTTTATATAATTCTGTCTTCGAAAATAGTTTAATCTGCGGAACAGGAATGACTTTATTCTCAAATTTTTTGAATTCTTCGTGCGCATTTATATGATTGATCGCTCTATCCTTTACAGAGTTGTAATATTCAAAATAATCTTGTTCTGTATTGAATGGCTCAAACACCAGCATATCGCAGAAATCATCAAACTTGCTTAAACCACCATAGAAATAGTCAAGCGCTTTTAACCTCTGCGTAAAATACGGTTCAGCGAAAACCGTGATCGGCATATTCGTGTCGGTACAAAATCGCTTCTTTAACGCTCTTGAATTTAAAACATTTATTCTATTCATATATAAACCTCATTAAGTGCAAATATTAGGAAGAGAACGAATTCCGCCATCTTCAAGAAAAGCGTTGTTAATTTTTTCAGCAAGATCATCAAGCCATACATTTGTTACAACTTCTGAATTGATTGCATACAATAAGTCGTTTACTTCTTTCATGTTTGGCGCAATCGGCAAATCGTTATGAGTTTTCAAATATTCAAACTTCTGTTCAAGGTCTGTAACCATGTCAAAGAATTCTGGAATTGGCTTTTTGTTTTCGTCAAGATAATCGCCGTTTCTGATTGACATTAACAGATCGTGTTCCTTTCCTCGGTATGTTACAATCTCGCCTTTTTCAAGAATGTCAAAACACATAAGATACAGTCTGACAAGATGTGTCATGTGCTTACCCAATTTGTCATGTTCGATTGCTGCGGAATTACGTTTGCCAACCTTATCATAATCTTTGACGATTGATTTCATATCATTCCACATTGATTGATAGTCTCTTAGCGGGTAATGCTTTAAAACCACATCCATGAATATCTCTGTGTCATATCCTTCTTTTTCGGATTCATCGACATACAGCTTAATTGCTTCTTCTGGAAAATGCGCATATCGTTCTTTAAAAGTATTCTCCGCATTTTGAATAGATTTTAGGATATATCTTTCACGTTCATCTTGCCCTACTGATCTTGCGCTCTTACTCTGTAAACGTCTAAGCTGCGCATTGGCATAACCGCCAAATTTATAAATCGCTCTTTGAGACAAAAATATCTTTTTGTTTTCAAGAATCATACTTCCGGCTTTGTTAAGATGAATATAATCTTCATCCCGCAAGCCTAACATTTCAATTGTGTTTGGATTGCACTCACATAAATATTTGAAAATTTTTTCAAGTGAATAAACTGTTGTGTCTGTGTCTCTATCGACCACACATTCGAAATCGTGTCTTGTCAAAATGTCTCTTGCTGAGTTAGTAGCAATGCCACGAATATCAATGTCAGAGTTTTCGTTGTTAGTTCCATATGCATGACTACCGCCAAAACCGAGAAGAATTATATTTTTGCCTAATGGCACTTGCCGTAAGAAGTCATACTCTCTTCCTTCTATTAGTTTTAAGGCTTCTTTCTTGGTCATTTTTCATACCTTTCTGCTTCATTCTTGTTCATTTTTCATACCTTTTCTGTTTTAGTTTTAATATATTTAATATTAGCATATTGAAAACTGTCTGTCAATATTAAATTTAGGCAATTAAAAATTTTACATTGTTCTGTATAGCGCTATATTTAGCGCTTGATTTTACATTCTATTTTGAATTATAAATAATATGCTCAATAGTTTAGTCATATTCAAAATTCACAACTCTTAATTTAATCAAAAAATCGCTCCTAACTATAGCGCCATACAGCATCATCAAGATTCAAAATTCCACGCTTTTACAGCATCTTGTTCTGTCGGAAAAGGAACGGAAGTCATTTCGCCAAATAAACCACACTCATGAAATATACAGAAAAACTCTTGCCCGCTAAATTTTGATATTTGAATATATGACTTGCCACTGCAAAAAGGACAGCAAGCCAATTCTTTATTTGTTCGCTTAATTATTTCAATCATTACTTCCGATGATCTCTGCGATATTCGGCTGAATGTCTTGCCAAGCTGCATTGAACGCATCAATCGTATTCTGCTTACCGACAAATTCAATCATTGCCTGTGTAATCATATCTTCTCTTTCGTTATATGTATTTCCCAAATATCTAAACTGTTCTTCTAATTCACGTTTCAAGTGGATAGAATTTTTCTTTCCATTTGGTTTGTAAATTACATCCTTTATTCTCCATTCGATCAAGTTAGCTGCTTCGTAAAATGTTACCTGGATTTCAAGTTTTACTCCGGCATCATTTGTGCAATGATGTGAATATACATAATACATATTTCAATTCCTTATCTTTTAATATTTTTTAATTGATGAATGCTTTTCTGCAATTCGTCAAGAAACTCATTAACATCTGTTTTGGTCATACCGTCAAACAACGTTATTCGAATTGTTCTAAGCGCTTCATCTTCTGAAAGTCCGATTGCTCTAAGTACCGCTGACGCTTGACCAGAACCAGCATTGCAAGCTGAACCGGCAGAGATATAATATCCTTTTCTGCTCAACCAATATACAAGCGCTTCGCCATGCACATTTTCATTCAGCGTTAAACTGACAATATCAAAAAGACGGTCTTCTAAATCACCGTTGATTTTGCCAAGCTGTCTGATCTGAATTTGCTCAACCATGTAATTAAATAGGCCACGCATTTTCTCATTGTGGTTTACATCGCATAACTCTACTGCCTTTGCTAATCCCATAATATATGGAACGTTTTCAGTACCACCACGCAAACCGCCGTTCTGACTTCCGGCAATTAGCGGATTTAATTTAACTCCACGCTTTACATATAATATGCCGATACCTTTAGGGCAACCAATTTTGTGACCGCTTGCAGCTAGTGTATCAACGCCCAAAGCCTTAACATCAATCGGAATTTTGCCGAAAGATTGCGTTGCATCAACGTGTAATAAAATGTGGTTTTTATTGTCGAAAAATGAGCGTTTTTGCACACTATTGACCGTTCCGACCTCATTATTTGCGTGAATTTGAGCGAATATGCACACTTCGCTGTCAAAACAATCACTTGCGGTCTTAATATGGTAACATAAATTTTCTTCACTAACTTTCCCTTTGTTATCGACCAAAATATATGTTACTTTAGTTTGATCGCTTAAATTCAGCGCTTGTATAGACTTATGTTCAATCGGAGTTGTAAACAACCACGTTGCTCCACTACCTTTGATTGCAAGCGCATTTGACTCTGAACCACAAGAAGTAAAGATGATTTCATCTGGATAAGCGTTGATGAATTTTGCAATCTTCGCTCTGGCTTCTTCTACGTCAAGTCTGACCATTGTTGCCGGAGAATACAGAGACGATGGATTATACCACCGCTCTGTAAAGTACGGCATCATTGCATCTATGACTTCTTGTTTTGGCTTTGTCGTTGCTGCGTTATCAAGATACATTGTTCTCATAATTTACCCTTATTCATATTTAATATTCATTCCATGCTCATTCATGTAATCGAATATTTCTTTGTAGCCTAACCCATGCTCTGTTGTTGGCTTCATACAATAGTCATAGAGTTTCGGATGTGTTTCTTTTAACCGCTGAAATCTTGTTGGCTCTTTTTCAAGATGGCAACCAAAGCAGCACCAGACGCAACCTGTTCTGTCGCATCCTGTCGTATAATACTTGCCGTTTTCATCTTGAACAATTTTGCCGTATACCGCTGGAATGGTTATACCATACCGCACAATGTATTCATAGATATCTTGCTCTGTCCAAAATGAAATCGGATTTGACATTTGCCGTTTTCCGTCAAAAGCATTGCAGCCGTAACGAATCCATGATGTTTGACGCATGTTACTTTCACAAGCCATTGATCCTACTATTGGTTTTAAACCGCTTTCTTTCTCAAATTTCTTTGCTGGCCTTTTCTTCATGATCTTACAGCAATAATCGCTAATCGGAATATCACTATCTCTTAACCATTTCCATTTAGCCATTGAATAGCGCTTACCGTATTTCAGTGTATGTGGATTATCATCTTCGAACCTTCCTGCGCATACGCCGGTAGGACACCGCCTAGCTTCATATATTTTCTGAGCAACTTCTTTGCCAATAAGCGGATAACCATACTTCTCAATTACTTGCTTGTAATTCATTTCCGGTCTTATGATTTGAACGTTGTCAACGGATTTCACAAAACTCTTTACTTCGGGATATTCTAAACCGGTGTCAATATAGACAGCTAAAACGTCTGGATATATATGCCTTACAATATCGAGCAAAACTGTACTGTCTTTACCGCCGGAAAAACTAACATATACTTTGCCTTGAAAGTATTCGTACCACTCAATGATACGTGTCTGTGTGACTTGAATCTTTTTGTCCAAGTCCCACGATTGCATTTCTTTTAAATCGTCCTTCGTGCGACTACTCAATCAATTTCATCCTTTAACTGGTATTTCACCAATCGTTAAAGGAATCTATCTCGATTCTTAGTCACAATTATTTTAGTGCATGGTGTCAGATTTTACGCTTTAACCATTGTCACACTTCCAAACAGGTGATATGTTTTTGGTGCTATGCAACCCTGTTTACAGGGAATTTGAAATGATTGAGATTGTAAAAGGACTTAATCAAGATCAAAATTGAGATATCCAATGAAAGACAAATCAAGAATTTCGCCGTTTGTTATTGGTCTTTCTGGATGCTCTTTGTTGAACTCTTCTATATAATTTTTAACATCGTTATCTACACCATCCCATTCAGCTTCGGTGTAGTTAAAGATATATTTTGTCGCTATCTTTTCATTCCCACGTTGCGTTAGATATTTGTAAGTCACTTTCCAAACCGGAATCCGCAAATAATCGCTGATGATCTGTTTCGGATGGCAATTTAAGACTTCTTGCAATTCTGAATTTTCTAACTTACAAGCGGAAATAAACTCACTTATTTTCATTTACACCACCGATTTCTGATATTATGTCAGAACAGAAAAGGAAGTTACTTGCGCAACTCCCTTGTTCTAGGAGATTTCTTATTACCCGCTCTTTCCGCTTTGCGCATTGCACGAATTTTCGCTTGCTGCTCAACGTAGTTATCCGTTTTCGCCATCCACGAATCAAACTTCGCCCAATGTGTATTTTTACCAGAATGTCTTTTGCTCATATAAAACCTCCTTCATTTATGCAATTATGATCTATAAACTATATGTTTCTCTTGCTGGATTATCTCTTCGGACTTCCAATCGCTTATCATTGTTTCAATCCAATGCTGTAATGCAGAATTTTTGTCTGCTGTTTCTCTTACCCATTTTTCGATATACCAAATGGGAATTACTTCTGTTGGAACTTGTACAACCATAGCGCAATACCTCAATCCCAATGACAAGTATTCGTCAGCTTGCCGTAAACATCTTCATACAATTCGCCTTTATCGCCGTTGAATGTGTACTCTGCGTAAATACCATCGTCAACATTGGTTGACACAAGGCATTTATAGTTCTGTAATGTTTTTGCTGACCATACAACAAATGTATCTTCAAACGAAATTGTTACGGCATTGTCGTAAATCTTAGGCATATTTTTGTTATACCAATCGACAAGTTTCTGTCTACAGGTCTTTTGGTATTCATCCATTCCATTGATTGTCATATCTTCACTTCCTTATTAAAACGTATTTCTAAAATCAAATTGTCCTTTTGAACAGTAGTCAATGAATTTATTACTCCGTCATATCGTGGTTCTATCTGTTGTACGTTCTTGCTTTTAAAACCACAATCAGAAAATGTTTCACTCCCCCGACCACGCATAGCGCAAGGGAGGATCAAATCATAGTTACTCAATCTGTCTTTTCTTCATAGAGCATATCAAGTCCTTTTTCAAATGCGCCAATTCCGGAAAAGAAACTGCCGACTGTGAGATTATCAAATAGATACGGCATTGCATCATACAGCGATTTATAAATATGATAAAGAACATCGACCACAATAGAATTACCCGCCATTTTGTAAAGCTGACTATTGCTGATTGCTTTCTTACTCTCTGCAACTGCATATCGCTCTTTACTGCTGACTGGATATTTTTTAAGGAATTCTTTTGCTTTTTCACGGCTGCCAAGTTTTGCTGCAAAGAAATCAAGATCGGTAAAACCCATCAATCTAAAACATTCAGTAGGAGTTAATTTTCTAATCTTATATTCGTATTGCTCACTTGAAGCCACATCAGAATTCACATTCTCTTCTATCACTCGTTTACACCCCCGGAGTCAATGGTACGAATCGTTCCGCAAGTTCCGTCACTAAACGTTCGCAAACCTTCATCATACCTCATTTCGCAAATCATCTTGTTCATTTTTTCAGACCTCTAAATCTATTATTTCATCAAGGATTTTTCCCATCCTTGTTATCATTGGTACGACTAGCGCATTTCCCATACAGAAATATCGCATACGTTCCGGCATACCGCTGTTAGTCCAATCATCGTTAAAACCGTTTATTCGCTCTGTTTCAATCGGCGTAAGAATTCTTAATCGCTTTGTCTGCGGGTCTTCAATAACGTGCGAACTTCTGTTAATAGTTCCTTCGCTTGTCAACATTGTTCTTGCGGGATTATCTAACGAATCTGGATACGTTATTGCACCTTCTGAGTACGTGTACTCATAACCGCTTTTCGAAACTCGCTGAATTTTCTTAGCACCTTTTAAGTATTCCCATTTTTGCAATTTGTCTTTTGATATGTAATACTTTTCGTCAACATTGTTTTGAAGAATCGTTCTGATTGGAATATTGTGTTCTTCTAACTCTGTTACTTTTGCTGTATATATTTTGCCGTTTGACATATAACCAGCGTTTTTAAAATCAAAAGAAAAGTGATCGGAAATATATAAAATGTCATTGCCGATTTTCACATTTGAAATCTCACTGACAGATACAAGCGGAAATGCTTTTGCCATGAAACCGTCATGCAGAATTTCAAATGCTTGTTTATCGGTCATGATTTTGCCGTAATTCGTATCGTTCTTGTATGCAAATATAAATGTGCGCTTTCGCCGTTGAGCAGCACCATACAGCGCTGCATTTACAACTCGCCATTCAACTGAATAGCCTAGTTTATTAAAGCAAGCTAGAATTATCCCGAAATCTCTACCACGTTGTTTAGCGGGAGATTTAAGCAATCTATCAACATTTTCAAGAATGCACAGCCGGGGGTCTTAACAACTAAAGTCTTATATATTTCCCACCAAAGTACACCTTTCTTTCCTTCTATTCCTTCTGATGTGGCTTTTGTATGAGCCACGCTATAATCTTGACAAGGAAATCCGGCCATTAAAAGTGTGTGATCTGGAATATATTTCTTATCAACTTTTGCAATGTCAAACCCTGTTGTTTCTATACTTCCATTCAAATCAACGGAATTCCCGAAATGCTTAACATAGCATTCGTGCGCCCATTGTTTTGATTTACCTGGCTCCCATTGTGAAAACCAGACTGTATCCCAACCAGTGTTTAAGCGTTCAAGTCCTAATCTGAAACCTCCGACACCGGCGAATAATTCAACTGCTGTTTTCTTCATTGAACCCTTTCTAACCACATAGATAAATATTTATCTTTTCTGTATTGGTTCTTGTATTAAAATTTTAAATTCTCGCTGCCCCCCCGCCGAAAGTATTCAAACAAGCACTAATGCCATTGATTGAATACACTCTTCCGACTTGTGGATTTGAGAATTTTTCTTGATCTTTTATAAGGTTTCCAAGCTGTATGATGTTACTTTCTGTATTGCTCAATAATCAACTGCCTCCTATGCTTCTTCAAGAATTGCTCAAATGTAATTCCTTTGGCGTAGTTTGCGTCAATGCAGTAAGAGAATCCATCGCATAAATCATATCTAATATCATCAGATGTGTTTTTATCCCTAATGCTGCTGTCAACGTAGGAGCGACCCCCCCCGGCGCTGTACACTACATTAGATTGATGTTTGCCTGTACCTTTCTCAAGATAACCTACTTCTTCAATATTATTCATTTTTCTGTTCATCAATTACACAAATTTGTGCTTGTCTGCCAAAACCTTTGTAATCTCTCGCTTGTAGTGTACATGACTGATCCATGTAATGATTATATTGTCCGGCATAATTAGAAACCAACGCAGTTAATGTTCTATTACTCTGTCCCATTCGTGTCTGTCGTGACTTCCATGCCCCCCCCGCTCTAATCGACTTACTGAATTCCTTTTCAAGTTTGCCACTTGCTTTAAGTTCTTCAATAAGTCTTTCCGCATTCGGAGTATTTACATAGAAATTATCGGCAACTTCTTCTTCAAGTACATCTCTTAATCGAATATCACTGTTGAAACCTTGCGGAAATTCAAACTGTCCGTTATCAAGTTCTTCACGGATTATGATTAAGTAAAGTCTTTCTCTATTTTGTGGAACGCCAAAATCTTTCGCATTGAGAACAGTGTAATAAACATTGTAGCCGTATTCTTGAAGTTCCTTAACAAACATATCAAATGTTGGCTTAAACTTTTTACCAATGATATTTTTGACGTTTTCATAAATCGCCCATTCCGGTTTATTATGTCTTATAATCCTTAACCATTCGACAAGCAAAGATGATCTTGTTTTGTCCAAATCATGACAACCGCAATTCGGGCATTTATCTCTTTCACTCCAATGAACGGTAAGCGGATTATAAGACTTGCCACATTTATTGCATTTCCAAACTGATCCACTTTGAACACCGGCAACAGAAAAATCCTGGCATGGACTACCTCCACATATCATTTTGTAATGTGGTAAACATGTTTCATCAACTTTGGTAATATCACCAAGATTTTTAAATTCATCTTCTTCGTGAATCGCAGCATAGGCTTTAGACGCATATTTATCAAACTCGCAAAAATTCACAAGCTGATAACCTTTGAAATTGTTCTTTTATTGGTGTGATGTTTACCACCAATAATAGGAATATAATAGTCTGAAAAATCGGCGGTTTACATAATTGTATTATTGTGCAAACCGCCTAGAATTGGAGTTTAAAAACAGAGTGGAATCAAAGAACAATTTGATTAACCCCACTGATTCGCCATCGCTCTTGCAATACCAGGAAAAGTACGACTTCTTACAATCGCTCTTTCTTCTGCTGGCAATCTAAAAGTATCAGCAAACCATTTGGCTTGTCTCTTTTTCTTTCCTGTTTTCTTACAAGTAAAATTGAACCATTCTAATTCTGGTTGCTCCGTAACTTCGGGAACAAGTGCTTCAACTCCCTTTATCCAAAGACAAGTTGACTTATTAAAATTATCGCCAAACATCCACGGATGAATTATCTGTGTTGGTTTTAATGGCAATCCATATTTAGCAGCAATATCCGGATAGTATTGTTTTACATAATCACCGCTTATAATTCCTATCGGATTTTCAATTACAATCTTGTCACAATCCGCTGTAAGAATTTTGCAGAAAAATTCAATACTCTTTCTCTGTGATCCGTCTTGTCGCTTTCCTTCAAACCATCTTGCACCGCTTACAGCCAAATCTGTACATGGTGGAAATGCGATAATCATATCCCAACGGCCATTTTGCGTATGAATTTCACCATCCATAGTAGTAAATGTGCAGTTTCCATTAATTAAAGAAACCACATCCATCATGATATGCCATTATTCATGCCCCCGGAGCATTTCAAAAGGTCACACGAATAAGCTGTATGACCTAATTCTCTGAATGCTTCACAAACTCTTTGTGATTCTTCGCAAGCAACTAATATATTCATTTTATAAATTACCTTAAATTATATTGTTAATACTGATGATCTAAATATTTGTTCTTTTCAATTAAATAATATTTAATCTATTTTTCGCTATATCAATGTATTCGTTATTCAATTCAATACCTATGTATTCTCTGTTGAATTTTTTTGCTACAACGCCTGTTGTCCCACTTCCGAAAAATGGATCAAGAACAATTCCGTTTAATTTACTTCCGGCTAAAATGCATGGCTCAATAAGCAATTCTGGAAATACTGCAAAATGCGCTTCTCTATACGGTTTTGTTGCGATCTTCCAAACGTCACGTTTGTTCCGCTTTCCTCCTTTGCCGTAAACATGCTCACCTTTTGAAAATCTATCTCCTTTTGGATAATCAGCTTGATAACCTTCTGAATGTTTGTCTCTTTTTGTTTCTCCGGTTACAGCATCTTCTTGTATCGCCTTATAATCGAAATAATACTTTGGTTTTTTAGATAGAAGAAAAATATATTCATGTGATTTAGTACATCTATCACGGACGCTTTCTGGCATTGGATTAGGTTTATGCCAAATAATATCTTGCCTGAGATACCAACCATCATCACGTAATGCAAACGCTAACATCCACGGAATACCAATTAAATCTTTTGATTTTATACCGTCAATCTTTCTGTTCTTCGCAATGGATTGTCCGTTTCTTCCGTTTGGATATTTATGGTCTCTGTAATTCCCTTTATTTCCTGTCCCGCAATAACTATCGCCTATGTTTAACCATAAAGTGCCATCATCTTTTAAGACTCTTCGTACTTCACGAAATACATTAACAAGTCTTTCGATATATTGATATGGATTTTCTTCTAGTCCAATTTGACCATCAACGCCATAATCTCTAAGTCCGTAATATGGCGGAGATGTAACGCAACAATCAACAAGGTTATCTTGTAATGTTCTTAACATTTCTATGCTATCACCACACAAAATCCGGTTTCCGTTCCGTTCCGTTCCGTTCCGTTCCGTTCCGTTCCGTTCCGTTCCGAAAATTGTAGTTTGATTCATAGACTTGTCAATATTTTCTTCGAATTTTGTATAATTATTTTCCATCATTTATAATTGTTATTGAATTGTTAATCGGGCAAGGATTTACACCTTGCATAACTAATATTCAGACTTTGGTTTAACTGTCGATTAAGCTGTTGTTAGTGGCCATAAAAGTAATTAGTCTTACAAACATAAGCGTCTACATATTCCGCCACCGATCAAGTTTATAATTTACTTCTTTCCAAACGTCTTCTTATACTCTGACAACTGACGATCTAAATCTTCTTCCTTCAACTTCTTATCAAGGCGCTTTGCCTGTACGTCCGCCGAGGAATCATAAGCAATTCTTGAACCTTCCGCATTCTTGACCTTTCGACTGATACCATCACGAACCGTTTCAAGCATCTTGTCTGTTTCATCGTCAGAAGCGTCTGGAATTGACTTCAAACTCTGAGTAACATCAGCAGCTTTCAGCTTAAAGATTGCAGAATCCTTTTCACTCTTTAACTTCTCTAACTCGTCATGTGCGTTATCAAGCTGTTCTTTCTGAACTCTCTCTGTCTCTCTAAGCTGTTCAAGTGTTTCCTCAATTACGGCTACTTTTTCGTCAATGTCGTTTTGCTGCCGGAGATAAACTTTTGCGTTTTCATCATCGCCCTTTGCGACACAAGCATTGAGATTTGTAATAACGCCAAACCGCTGTTTCTTAAACGCTCTCAACTGATCCTCATAACTCTTGATTTCACCGAGGACTTCTGTATGTAACTTATAAGCCTGTCTGTATACGTCTTCTTTCTTGCTGATTGCAGCATTGTAATATGACTTTGCGCCATCAACTGTTGCTGCGTCTTCCGCAATTTTTTCTTCGGCTGCGCCTTTTGCTCTAAGACTAATGCGCTTGCCAATAACCGTATAACCGAAAAAGCCAACCAGACAAATCGCCACAATAATAGTAATAATAAGTGTATTCATTTAATCTTTACCTTCATCAATATCAAGACCGAAATTCTTGAAAAGTTCGGTCATGCCACCGAGATAACCCATGCCGAGCGCCTGGAAAATAAACCCGCCGTTCCTCTTCGCAAATCTGCCAACCTCAACTGCGTTGAAATCGCAGAAATTCTTATTCTTTGACAAGTCATAATGCCAAGACTTACCCTTTGGATTGTCGAAATCGTAAACATCAACAAATGCATCATCAATCAGATCAAAATTCTGTGTGCGCTGAATTGCTCTGAAAATAGAAAGTCCGATTGTGAACTCTTCTCTGTCTGCGGGGAACTTATCTGTATAGATAATGAACGCTTCGTCATAGTGCTTGCCGTTGAAATCATAACCGCCTTCATCGTCATTACCAGTCTTGTTGTCACCGCTGTACCAAATCCACGGATAGTCAGTCTTGTTGTATGTCTTATAATTTACAATATCCTTCGGATAAACAACTCTTCTATCGGAGTTGGTTACAAAACCGTTCAAGTCAAGATCGGCATCAGCTTCGCCGGAATACCTTGTTTCTTTCCAACTCATACCGATAAAGATTGTCTTAATTGCTGAACCATCTTCTTTAGCCATGTTAATCTTCTGGCCTTTGCTCATATCAATAACCATATTTTTCTCTCCTTGTTTAATTACTTCTTTTTCAGCCAATCTACATACTGTCTGAGCAATTCATTATAAAGTTCTGTATCGCTCATTCTGTTCATATCCTTTACAGCCGTAAATCCTGTGTTGTCGCTCTGTCTTCCGTTGAGATTATCCAACTTGCGGAGGTAACTGAACGATTCATTACCAATGCCGACAAACTGAACAAACATGTTGTACTTCGAAAGTTCACGGATAATCCTGTCTGTTTCTCTTTCATCCCAATTCTCACCATCGGTAATAAAGATGATGTATGCCGGAATTTCACTAGGTTCAATATCCTTATAATACTGAACAATGTTTCTGAGAACAGGCGCATAGTTCGTGCCACCCATTGACATTCTTGATTCAAACATGACATTGCGGACGTACTTCTTGTAATTGTTGATAGTTACAGCATCGAGACGATCATAACTGTCACTGAAAAGCCATGATTCAAGTTCGCCGTTATCATCGAATTTCAGCGCAATCGGAAGAAGTCTTGTAATGGTTTCCTGTACTGAACCATTGTTGAAAAGCGTACTCATACTGCCGGAATAATCCATAGCAAGCGCCACTCTTGCGATATGCTTACTCATATCAATCTTGCTGTCCTTGCTCATATCAATGAGTACCTTATTCAGATTTTCAGCGTGCTTACTCATGTCAATAACCATCGGATTAGCTGTCTTTGCTGGTTCTTCTTTGACTTCCGGCGCTGCGCTGTACTGCGGTTCATCTGTCGTTTTTGAAAAACCAAATAATTTGTCAAAAAATCCCATCTATCTTTCTCCTTTGTTTTTGACGGATGGCAATAATTACTTACTGCCACCCGATTAGTATTTATTTCTTAGACTTCAAAACTGCTTTTCTCGCAAAGTCCACCGGAATCACAAGCAGCGAAAGCAGAACAATGGCTAACCACTGACCAGCGGAAAGCGCCGAGCAATGAAGCATTTCACCGCCAAACTGTGCCAACAGGAATGTACCAGCGAAAATGCTGATTGCGATCTTGATAAACATTGTATTCTTGCCAATACCCTCAAACAGATTGAATCCGTCTGTACGAATATTGAATCCGTTGATTGTGGCTGCGATAATCAGCAATGCGAATCTTGCTGTTGCATACTGCGCTTCTGTTCCAAAGAATTCTCTTACTGCCGGAATCCAAGTTATCGCAAAAAGTGCGACAAGTGTACTTGTAGAAACGCCAATCTGAATTAATGTATCTTTATCGAGAAGCGGTGAACCCTTCGGAATCGGCTTTTCAAACATGTATTCTTCCTTTGCTGGTTCTCCACCAAATGACAAGCTGTTCAAGCTGTCCATAACGATATTGATAACAAGAATCTGTACGGCTGCGATTGCGGTAATACCGAAAATAACCGGATACAAAACACTGAGAATTACAAGACCAACATTGATAGGCAACTGGAACTTTAAGAACATGTGTACGTTGTGCATGAATGTTCTGCCGAGCAATACTGCATCTGTGATCGAAACGAAATTATCATCAGTGATAATAATGTCACCCGCTTCTTTGCAAACATCTGTTCCCGAACCCATTGAGAATCCAACGTCTGCACCTTTCAGCGCCGGACTGTCATTCGTACCATCGCCTGTCATACCAACACAAATCTTCATTTCCTGTGCCAACTGAACGATATTCAGCTTTGTCTCTGGTGTGGCTCTCGCAATAACAACGATTTCTGGAAGAATCTTCTTTGCACCCTCTCTGTCATTCTTGACAAGCGCATCGAATTCTGATGCATCCATAGCAACTTCAACGCCTGTGCGGAACAAGCCAGCTTCTTTTGCAATCGCTGTAGCTGTCTTAATGTTGTCACCAGTCACCATCATTACATGTACGCCAGCGTTATGCATTTTGCGTACAGCAGCCGGAACTTCTTTTCTTACATCGTCACGAATTGCGACCAACGATGTAATGACAAGATCAGCCGGAAGTGTGTCTGAAATATCGCTGAGTGAAGTACCAAATGCGATAACTCGCATTGCCTTATCCATGAATTCTTCGATTAACTTCTGTGCGCTTGCCTTGTCAATGTCATGAACATTACCGTCAACATCTGCATACTTTGTGGCAACCGCAAGAAGTCTTTCCGGCGCACCCTTATACAGCGCATACTTTGTTCCATCGGTATCTTCAAACTGGATAGCTGAGAACTTATAAGCTGAATTAAACGGTTTCTTATTAACTACTTTGACAGTCTGTGTAATGTGCTTATATCTGTCCGGACTAATCATCGGAATCAGCGCACGTTCTGTCATATTACCGCCCTCTACTTTGCCGTTAGCGTCAACAACTGCGGAAGTGTTAAGGCAGACATTGTAGCTGAATGCATCATAAATAGCGTCTGTTTCTTTAATCTCTTTATTATCAAGTGTTACATTATGTATCGGAACAAGTTTGCCACCGGTTAATGTTCCTGTCTTATCTGTGCAAAGTAACTGAATATTACCAGCTTCGGGAATCTTATTTGTATTCTTTGCTAGTACATTATGCTTAATCATTACTTTTGCGTTCTGCGCTGTAATCAGTGTAATGATAAGCGGAAGACCTTCCGGAACGGCAGCAACAACAATCGTAAGCGCCGTTGTTGCGATTGTAAGTACATCCTTCACAAGTTCCATAGTCTTCATGTCGAACCATGCGCCACCGATAATACGGCTGAGAACGTTTACTGCGATGATAACCAAAGCTGCGATTGTGCCGAACTTGCTAATGCCAGCGCAAAGATCGTCAAGCTGCATTTGCAGAGATGTTTTCTGCTCTTCAATATCTTGCATTGTCGCAATCGTTTTACCGTTGACCGTATCAACACCGACTTTTGTTACAAGCATTTTGCCTTCACCGTCAAGAATAATCGCTCCGGCAAAAAGACTGTTCTTGTCAATGTAATCATTTCCTGTGATGGTTTCTTTGTCCTTATAAACAAAACCATCAATTACAGATTTCTTACACGGCTCTGATTCTCCGTTAAGCACTGAGTTATCTACCGCAAGATGTCCTTCAACAAGATAACCGTCAGCATAGATACCTTCGCCAGCCTGGACAATTACAAGATCGCCAACGACCAATTCATCAGTGTTGATATGCTGTGGCTGACCGTCACGAATTACATTGCAATAATGAACCGATGTTTTGTCTCTTAATTCCTTTGTGGCTTTCTGCGATTTCAATCCTGTGTTTGTGCTGATAATCGCAATGGCAATAAGTACAACTCCTACTCCCGCTGGTTCAGAAAATGATCCGTTACCAGTGACCGCAAGGATACAAAATGCTACCATCATTCCTAAAAGAATGAGGTTGAGTCCGTCTTTGAACGTCTCAAAGAAAAACTCATTCCACTTTTTCAGCGGTTTCTCCGGAATCTTATTAGCGCCGTATTTCTTACGTGACTCCAATACTTCCAAACTTGTTAAACCATTCATAAGCAACCACTCCTTTTCTAATTCTTTTCTGTTTTGTTTTTTTGCTTTATAAAAAGTAATTTGATAATTACGTTTTATCTGTTTCTTCTACCAGTCTGAATGTTCTAATTACATGCCCTTCGCCAAGTTTCTTTAGCTTCTTTCGAGCAGCTTCAAAATCTTGATAACCACCGCCCCTTGCGCTAAATGTCATATTGCCGGTATTAACATTCTGAATTGCATATAATTCTGTTACATATTTCACACCGTCATTTACATTTACTGTTTTGGGATTTTCACTTGTGGTTGAATCAAAAATACAATCTTCATAACCTCTTCTATAACCTTTTTTATAGGCTGAGATTTGTAATTCATCAATGTTAAAATAGCCAAGCGGTAAATCACGTTCTGCCAATTCTCTAATTTTCATTGCTCACCTTTAACCCGATTTCGTTATACAGTTCGTCAACCGCACTTTCTTTTCTCTGCAAACACGAATAAATTTTTTCATCTATTGTTTTTGCATATAATGATTCTTCTGTTTCTTTCGTTTCTTTAGTTACCTGAGTTTCCTTATT